CACAAATGTACTAGCGAATGCACTTAATACTAAAAAAGAAGTACTAACTGGTACTCCTATCCTTGTAAGTATTAATAATAGTCCTGGCGCCATTGCATGGTACCATTGTATTTCTTGGAAGGGTATCTTGTTTAACCTGCCATAGCTGATGTCACCGCCATTGGTGTACCAACCATACCAAAGTGTATACAGTAGAACAGCCGAAGCAGCTCCCCACATAACTTTCCAATTAAATTTATCGTTATTACTTGCGATCCATGTACCTAAAGTTTGTACGGAATCATTTGCGATAACTGAGTAACCTGCGAATAGGAAACCTACAGCCATCCATAAGGTGAGTGCGTCCATTTTTTATCTCCTCTGCTTGCCGCTTTTACCACGGCGCTCACAAATTAAGACCAGGCTCGACTACTGCCTGGCTGTAACGGAATTGTTACAACTTTACTTATAAGATAAATGTTTGATTTTGTCAAGGAAAAGATTAAAGTTTTGTTACACTAGGGATTATGATGATATTCCCAAGTCACACCTTCTTGTTCATTTAAGGCTTTGCGTAGTTCTTCCATAACTATTGCCCTGTCCTTAGCTTGTTTGTGTTCTTTACATATTTCTTTAGACATTAATATTCTATCCATTCTACAATCCATTTCAGTGACATCACTTAACACTCTATCATTGGTTGTCTTTTCACCTGATAGCATTAGAAGTCCATCAACGCCTGTCTTGATATTATTCACTGTGCCTACAAATGGAGGAAGTGTACAGCTTGTCATAGTTAGGAGGACAGAGCCAAAAAGAATAGTTTTATGAATATTAAGAAATCTCATAATTGTCTAATATACTACAAAAACTTTATAATGTCAATCCTTTTTGGTATTATGCAACTCAAATAATACTTTAACCTTTTCTTGCAATGTATGAATACTTGCATGCATTTTGGCGAGCACAATGACTAAGCCTACGAATGCAACTAATATTGGCCAGATAGTATTGACTACCGGTATTACTGTTTCCATATCTAAATTTCACGCCCTTCTCCCTGTGAACATTTTTGGGTATGACTATTTAACTTTTGTAGTCAGCAATTTAACTACACTTTTTATTCTCAGTGTTGCAAAAATAGCAAGACAGCCTTTACTCAGAAAAACTCCTAGTTTTCTTGTCACTTGTATAAATATAGGTGATAGACAAAAAAGTTCTTTTTTGCTTATACACATACAGACACTGGGATAGACCGGGGAGTTGAAAGCACTCCTTAAATAGCAATTGACGGTATCCAAAGGATATTGCACCGCCGGGGAAGTTCCGGGGTATTGCTTTCCTCAAGCATCCAAAAACATATCAGAAACAGGAGATTCATATGAAATATGTGACTAAAGTCCTACGGAAACTTTTTGGATCAAGTTCCAATCAAGATCATAGTTTCCTAATATGGGCTAAAACAGAGTACGGTAAAGATTGGCGTTTTGCTTATCAGCACCTAAAAGACTTTGGCACTCCTCCAGAACATGGAGTACATTATAATGCTAGATAAAATTAAACAGTGGTTCAAAGATTTCGGAAAACCACTTGAACAAAAATATCTTGAACAAGCCAAAGACCATTACGATCTTGAACAACGTATGAAAAGGATTGAACGCAGACAAGCACCTTTTCAACATAACACTATAACTTACAGCAGAGGATATTATTAAAATGACAGCTTTAACACTAACTTATTGTGCCTTTTGCGATTTTGCATCAAAGGTATTTACAAACATGATCAAATCATTTGAAGCCATCGGAAATGCAAGAGCCGCCCATGAATTAGCAAGAATGGGATTACATAAAGAAGCCAAAGCATTAATGACTGGGAGAAAAGATGATTAAAGAAATTGCATATACAGTTTTACCGCTCATTATAATGGTATCTATATTAGTAGGAGTATTTGCTCTTAATGCTATGAGATATGGAGGAATGTTTTAATGTGGCCTTACACAGATGATGAAGTTGATTTCATAAATGGAAAAAGGAAGTAATGAAAGTAAACCCAAACTTGATGGTAAAGGCAATAGTAAAACTAAGAATGTTTTACGCTGATATCAGAGGGCATCATGGGAAACATTGGAATTACGAACCTTCCAAACATTATTTAGGAATGAGACAATCAAAAAAATATAAGACAGGTAGAGTCCTCCGCCAAGAAGACTCTACCACTTCTTTCTAAGTGTTATAAATTTTACTTGCGATTGTATATATGATATAACACCCATACAGCAACTAAGCCAACTAATCCTTGTGCTGACAACGCTGTCATCATTGCAATAATATTGTCGACTATATTGATGTTAGGCCAGAACGGAATGCCCTGTCCGTTGAAAAGGATTTCTAGAACAATGCCAAGAGCGATAATAGATATTCCTACTTCGGTAATGGCACTCGCCCAACCTTTTATTTTAGTTAAGATTTCCATGTGGATCTCCCTTCTTATGTTGCTGAGTATTTCTACCCAGTCAATTATTTAGAGTGATAGAAATATGAATTAAACTAGCATAAATGGTTTTTGATATCATAAAAGGCGATTTTTTTCTTGACAATATATAAATACTTTGTTAAATTAATAACACTACACACATACACACAAGGAGAATAAAATGAGCGTAGATACAAAATACGGCGAAGCTATCTTTAAACAGACCCAAGAGGTTGCAGAAATGTTTAAGGCGGCAATGCCAAAAATCACAACAAATAAAAATGGATATGAAATCCGTACAAAGGTTCTCGAGATGGCCCAAGGCAATGTCTGGAATGACTATCATGCTAAATTTGGTGGATGGGAACAATCTGTAAAACGTGATCCTAAAACTAATGAGATTGTAAGCACTATTACAATGCCAGAAGTACCAGGAACAGACGCAGTATTAGAGGCGGCTGAAAAGTTTTACGAATTTGTAAGCGGTAAGACTAATAAGTAAAGTAATCGTAACAAGTATAATGGAGCATAGCTCCTAAGAACAATATGAGATACAGAAGCCCCTAGTAGCAGAAATGTTGCTAGGGGTTAATCTATTTACAGTTGTCGCAACGACAACCTGTACAAACATCGTTCGCACATTGCTTGCATTCTTTATTGCAGTGGCTGTCGCATCCACATTTTTCACATTTACATTCAATCATTTAGTATACCACAAATAACCTAAGAAAATAACGAAAGCACCAATACAAATAACTAATCCTATAACGGCAATTATTTCTAGTATTTGTCTCCTACGTTCTTCTTGTGCATAGATCATTTGTTGCCTTTTCTTTCTAATATCCGCTTCTGTTTTAATTAACTCGTCCCAAGCAGATGGTCCTCTGGTAGCTACAATAATTTGTCTTAGTTGATCACGCATATCTTGTGCTTTTTTCTTAGCCATAAAGATTTGCATCGCTTCTTCCTCAACACTACCTGCTTGGAAAAGTTTTTTAAAAATAGGAGGCTTCTTATTCATCTCCTCAGATTTTTTTAGATCAGACATGTGATTCATCCAACGGCCTAGATCTCCTGCCATTGATTCTATATCACGTCCTACACTAAATCCGGATTTAATTGCATTAAATGCGGCTGTTGCTCCTGCAATCGCTGTAATTGGATCTATCAATCATCTTACCTTCCTGGCTATGCCCTTGTCAAGAAGTTACCCTCTGTAGCAGTATTTATGTTAAATATAGTATAATGATTGATCTCACCCCTTTTTCTAACACTATAAGTAATCTAAAAGACTCTGGCAACTATAGAGTGTTTAACGATATACTTAGAGAGCGTGGAGAATTTCCTAAATCAATATGGTACGGACCTTACAATATTAAAAATATTGTCAATTGGTGTAGCAATGATTATTTAGGCATGGGGCAGAGCAAAATTGTTATTGACGCTATGCATACTGCATTGGATCAAACTGGCAGCGGATCTGGCGGTACGCGAAACATAAGTGGTACGTCACATTATCATGTGGCGTTAGAACATGAACTGGCAAGTTTACATAAGAAGCCAGGTGGATTGTTGTTTACAAGTGCTTATGTTGCAAATGAATGGACACTAATCGCATTAAGCAAAATCATTCCCGACATTGTATTTTTAAGTGATAGTAATAATCACGCCTCTATCATCGCAGGTATAAAACACAGTGGTGCTGACAAGATGATATGGAAGCACAATGATATAAGCGACTTAGAAGAGAAATTGAAGGAAAACCGATCATCAGGACGCACTCCTTGTATTGTGTTCGAGTCTGTGTATAGCATGGATGGTGACCACTCCCCAATTTCTCAAGTCTGTGACCTTGCTGAGCAATACGGTGCGATGACCTACATTGATGAAGTTCATGCTGTTGGTTTGTATGGACAAACGGGTGCAGGATACTGCGAAGCAGTAGGGGAAGACCGTGTTGATATAATCAACGGAACCCTTGGCAAGGCTTTTGGAGTTCAAGGGGGTTACATTGTGGGAGATAAGGTCGTCATAGACGCAATCCGAAGTGTAGCTAGTGGATTTATTTTCACCACCTCCATGTCACCCGTTATATGTGCAGGTGCTCTTGCTTCAATTAAATACCTTAAGGATCACAATGAGCTAAGAGAACGACATCAAGAACGTGCTATAAAACTTAAAAAAGATTTGACAGAAGTTGGCATAGAGGTGTTAGATTGTGCGTCAACTCATATTGTACCTGTGATGGTACGTGATCCAAAAAAATGCAAACTTATGAGCGACATGTTATTAGATGATTATAATATCTACATACAGCCTATAAACTATCCCACAGTTCAAAGAGGCACAGAGAGATTAAGGATAGCACCTACTCCTTTACATACAGATGCAATGATGCATGATCTTGTTGAAGCATTAAGGAAAACATTTAAGCGAACGAAAGGATAGAATGGAAAAAATAAAAAAATATATGTATATGAGTATAGGATTTCTATGTGTAGGATTAGCCTACATAGGATTCGTTACTCCCGGAATACCATTTAGCATATTTCTAGTCATAGCGGCTTGGGCATTTGCTAAAAGTTCTAAAAGAATGGAAGCATGGTTATATAACCATCCATGGTTTGGCAAGTTCTTAACCAACTGGACAAAGAAAAGAGTATTTCCAACAAAAGGAAAGTATGCCATGGTATTAGTAATGGCATCTACGTTAGCATTTACATACTACATGACTGCAAATTTAAATGCGGTATTATGGAGCGGAGGCTTTATGGCAATGGTTGCTGTATGGGCTTGGAGATATCCTGGCTCACTAGAAGAACATGCTCGAAGAATTAAGGAAGGCAGGCGTATAGCTTGGCTAAAATAAAATGGAATGGGACGACCCCCAAATTCATACAGTTGAGGAATTCCTCACAGATGAGCGAGATGCTCTTATCGATCTTCTCGCTCAACTTAACAAAAATCCTGACATCGATAACGCAGAACAAATAACAAAAATACTGCATGTTATTGATTATCTTAACGAACGCCTAGCAGGCAAGTACCAATAATAAATATTGGTATATACAAAAATAAATTACGGAGGACCTCATGAGTAATAGATTTCACTTAGCCATAGAAGGTGGCGATTTATCTATAACTGTGCCTTGGTACGTAAATGTACTAGGTTGCACACTTGATATGGCAGAAGAAGGTAAATGGCAAGACATTGATTTTTGGGGTAACGAACTTACTCTACATGCTACTGAACATAGGATAGCCAAAAGTCCAGAAAGGCAAAGGCATAGTGTAGATATGGGAGAAGTTTGCGTACCACATTTCGGAATTCATCTAGCATATGATGACTATATAAAAGTAAAAGAAAGTGTTAAAATGCACACAGGATTTTTAGATAAACCTTACACTAGGTTTGCTGAAAGTGATTATCAACAAGAAACTTTCTTTGTAGAAGATCCAAATTTTAATGTGCTAGAAATTAAAAGTATGCAAAGAGATAATGAATAAAGAAACTATTTTTAGAGTTACATTATTTAATTCAACATATGATGGCGACTTAGAACCTATCATTAAAGGTTGTAAATTATTAGCCGAGAAAAACCAAGGTGTCAAAAAAACCAACAACCATGGCTATCAAAGCACAGATGATCTGCACACAAAAATTTTTATGGATCCTTTAATGAGATGGATTTGTAATGAAAGTATAGATGCTTTCAACCATTTGAACTGCCCAAAACAACAAGTAGAAATAGAAGGATGCTGGTTTAATATTAATAAAAATTTAAATGCTCATAATCAAATACATATCCATTCGGGGATACTAAGCGGAGTATTTTATTTACAAGCACCTGAAGGGTCTGGTGACATAAAATTTATAAACACCGGTTTCAATCAATTATGGACAGGGACAAAAGAATGTACTGCTCCTAATGTAGATAATGCATTTTCAATAAATGTCAAACCTACAGCTGGAAAATTGTTTTTATGGCCTAGTTACCTATACCATTGTGTAGACAGCAATTCTAAAGAAGTTGAAAGAATATCTATCAGCTTTAATCTTAAATAATTATTTTTGTACAATATATTTTGGTTTAAGATCTATGTTGATCTTTTTAGACTGGCCTGGTGCTGGCGCAAACCCGTTTCCACTTAATAGTAAACACGCATTTCTGTTAGGCAACACAGCATTTACAGTATAAGTTGCTGTTTCTGCATTTACTGTCAGAACTAATGTAGCAGGAACTGGTTGTCCGTTAGCTGATAACACAACCATGCCATTACCGATTGCAAATGGAGTTTCTCCCCATGTTTCACTCAATGCTTTACTAACGTTATCCATTGTATCGCACCTTACTAGCAGATGTAATGCCATAGAAGGTTGCCATTCTTCAGTTTTTTTTGTATCGTTGTCTTGGGTGTTTGGTTTACTCTGTTCTGCAAATGCTGTTGGCACAAATAATGAACAGATAATAACCAACATAGCTATTAATCGCATGTGTGTATCTCCTGTAATATTATTTATATGTTAAATGTATTGATTGAACACTTGTTGGCCGCACAATTCTAACGCACTTACATATTGCTCTTGTCCTTGCGAACCGAAGATAATATCATCGTTAGGATCTGCTAGTAGCCATGCAAGTTTTTCTGTGTAAGGACCATGTCCATTGACTTCTGCATGAAGTTGTCCTGGTTGCCATGCAGTGATGCCTGCAAATATTCTATAATACACAGGAATATCACCTTGCCCTAGTTTTTCAAACATAAGCATATCACTACTCACTGCAAGTTTATGAGCTGACTTTGTAGTGTGTTGTGAACTCCATTCATCACTATGCAACATCATTAATACACTTGGATTAATTGGTCCGCCTTTGAATAATTTAGGACGTCCGTCTGTAAAAAGTATACCTTTCTCATTGCAGATTTTTTTGACACTTGTGTTACTATTTAAATTTAAAATCAAGCCTATTGTTGCATCGTCTGTGTCTTGCGTAACGTAGATAACAGTTTCTTTGAAAGGGTTTCCTACAGGTAACTTAGGATGAGCGATCAGAAGTTTTCCTTGATAGTTCTCTAGTAAACTTTGATTAGACATTATCCTATTGCCGTTCTTATGTTGCCTAGTGCGGCCATAGCCGTATCGTAATTAATACCGGCTTTGTTGCCGATTTTATCACCTGCATAATAACTTCTGCCTGACATATCTTTTGGCAAACCTGCCCAAGTTTTAGATAAACGTTTTAAAAAGTCTTCGTCTGATGTTTTTCCACGCATCCATCTGTCTAATCCATGGTTTAATCTTAAATGATATATAACAATCTTATCTTGTATCTCTGGAGTAAACTTTGTTTTACGTGGGTCAAGCCCCATAGATTTTGCAACACCAATTAATGTTTTTCTTATGTATTGGTATCTACCGCTTGCACTGGATCCATGTTTTCTTGCTCTTTTACGCATGTCAGCATAAAGTTCTGCAAGGGTCATGTCTAGTATTTCTGGTTTGCGTCTGCCAGGATATACACTATCGTATCTACCACCTGATTCTGGTTTAGCAATTAAATCTAATAAGTCACCTATCTTACCAGGAGTTTCGCTTGGTGGTCCACTGAATGTTGGCATTGGTCCTATTTCTCCTCCGCCAGCGGCAGTTTTGTCAATCTTTACAGGTTCAACTTTTGGAGTCGTTCCTTTTTGTATTGAATCAATTTTCTCAGCCGCGGTAGTACCGAACTCTAATCCGCTACCTGGAACATTATAGTCCTTCTTGAAAGCTCTTACAGCCCTTGTTGTTCTAGGACCATACTTGCCGTCTACGCCTGTAGAACCTACATCGTAACCTAGATCTTCTAAGGCTTGTTGTAACATTTTAACTTTTGGCACATCTTCCTTAGGATAAGGAGGACCAGCTTGTAACATACCATCTGCTGTGAGGTCGCGAATGGTATCAAGTTCATCTGTGCCTACATTAAATATTTCACTGGTTATCATTGTGTCCTGTCTCTACAAGGTAAAGCATTGCTTTAAGTTCTTTAACTTGTTTTTCCAATTCCTCTATTCTTTCGTGTGCCTTTTTTAGTTCTTCAAGGCCTCTATAGCCGTATTCTGTTGCACCATCTTCTACCATTTACGACAACTCCAGTATCTAGCCTTTGTTCTAGGTCCTGGGTTATCACAGTTGTGTCTAGCACGAAAACTTTTACGTCTTTTTGGATTAGACTTTTTAATCTTCATGTTAGGATCACCAAAGTTTACTTTCTTAATGTTTTTTGTCTTAGGGTCACGCACATATACTTTGAACTTCTTGACATCACCACGCATTGGTTTACCAAGTTTTACTTTACGTCCCTGATACTCTGCTTCGTCTAAGTCATCATCTTCGTTGAACCACATTACTCCATATGTTTCATAGAAACTATCCATTTCATGTGTCTCTTCGTCTTCGCTAACACGAATACAATTAATTGTAGGTCTTAGATTATCTTCTAAGTTTGCAATTTCATTTTCATGCATTATATTTTTAAACTTCATAATTATGTCCTCACGTTTTTAGCTTTGCCGCTTCTGTTTTTATTTGGGTCTTTTCTACGTTTACGGCTAGCAGATTTTGCTCTTTTCTTTTTGCCCATTGCATAAGCCTTTGATGAAGGTAAACATTTAGGCTTGCCTTCAGATTTACTTCCTCTTGCACATTGTCCTCTTATTTTTCCATCAGGCCCAAAACGTACCCATTTGTCTTTGAACCACTTACGCAAATCCTCATTTACTTCTTCTGAAAATACTAGATCTCCACAGTAAACGCAATAGTCTACATGTTCTTTTTTAACACAGTTAGGCACACGCTTTCCGAACATTGTTTTCATGCCCTTCTTTTCATAGCCTTTCCAGCAACGAGTACCCTTCTCAACGATGTTAATTAAATCACGCATTCTCATTTTTTACTTTTGTTCCCCCAGTTTTTGGCACCAACCTTGCGGCATCTTACTAGAGCTCCGCTGGCATAAGCACTAGGCCATACTTTGTATCTTGACTTTACTTTATGATAACAAGCATCTTTCTTTTCAGCCAGCTTCTCAAACTCTTCTTCAGTCAAAGGTTCTGTGCTTTCACCTTCTTGTAACATATCTTTTACTTTCATAGTATCACCTTTCTATTTTAATCCAACCCTACTTGTTTCAATGCTCTAGCAGTTCTAGCTTTAATTCTTGCTTTATCTGCATCAGGATTTTTCTTGCCTGTGCGTTTAGCAATTGGATCAACACTAATATGTTTTTCATAATCTCTAAAGTCAGACATACTTCTGCCTCTATCTGCAGGATCATTACTAACTTTAAATCTCTTATAACCTACTGCATCACCTGGTAAGCCTCCTGCTCCGAATTCCATACTGCCGTAACCTGTGCTAGGATCTTGTGTCATTCTTACATCTCCTGCACTCACACTAACTTTACCTTTCTTGATATTTTTACCATCCATATTATAGGTCGCTGATTGATCAACAACAACTTCAAAAGGTTTACCGTCTGGACCTATTGATTGAACTCTTGTGTTTACAGGTAATCTAATTACATTGTTTTTAAGATCGTAAACTTCTTGATAACCTGCTATCTTAGGTGTTGCATATGCAATCAATTTGCCGTCTTTAAATGTGTACTTACCTGCACCACTACTTACAGTTCTATTACCATTTTTATCTGTGCCTAAACGTACACCATCATCAGTTGTCTTATCTGGTCCTGTTGGTGCCTGTGGTATAGGTTTTGCTATACCAATTGGTTTTATAACGTCTGGTAAAGTATTTTTTGCCTTTGACTTTACTACAAATTCTGTTATTTCAGTTATCTTCATCTAACTATAATCCGGTAAAGGACCTCCATACTTTTTGCCTTTGATCTTTTTACCACCTACCTCAATACGTTTTTTTCCTACCTTGTGCGACTTTTTACCATCACGTGACCTAAAACCTTGTGATTTGCAAGATGCAAGGTTACTTGCCCCTAATTTAGCACTAGGAGTAGAACTTTTGCATAGCTTGCGGCTAGCCTTTTCATCAACGACTGCTGAGTCGTTTTCATTTACTAAATCTAATATCTTCATCTATCTGTATTTATCTGCAGGGTTAATGTTTTCCTTATTTTCACATAGTTTAAATGTTAATGCTTTACGTGGTCCACGTGTTGTATTTAAAGAAACCTCTCCGCTCTTTTCATGAAACTCTATTTTAGTGATTGTTGCTTTATTATTGTTAGAACCTATCATGATTTCTTGTCCTACTTCAAGGTTGAGTGTTAATGCTTTCAAAGACATGATGAATATCCTCCCATCTGCATCTGACTACATAGATATTTATGCGACCCCGCTGCTAGGCCACCATTTATCGAAAGGCCCCGCTGCACGGTCTGCGTATATGGAACAGTATTGTGCGTATTTTGTACAAAAGAAAGGCACTATGCCTATGATTGAGCAAGTAGAGGTTGACAAACAAGTATAAAGGCAGTAATATGTGTACATAACTTAAAATTTGTAAAGAAAGAGAAGAGATTGACTAGTTGGATAGATGTAAACGAAAGACTACCTAAAGTAGGCGAACCATGTTGGTATTATTTCGAGCCTGTTGGTAGGCATAGAGGCAAGTTCCACGGCTTGTATGAAGATGAGAACGGAAAAACTTGGGAAGGTATGCATATATTTGCTACTGACTATGGCTGGTTAACTGGAGATGTCACTCATTGGCATCCTGATCAAGAGGAGAAACCTAATGTCCCTGAATAGCTCTAATATATCTAAAACCTCTGAAGCTCGTAACAGCTCTGAAGCTCTACACCCTCTGAAGCTCTGCATTGCTCTGATTGCTCTGACGGCTCTTAGTGCCTGCGGGTCCTCTTATAGGGTGCCTGATTGGGCGGCCGGCGATCCAAAATGCCGGCAAATTGGTTGTGGCCAAGGTTTGGTTTTTTATCCAAATGAAAAATTTGGAGCCAAAAGACAAGCCAAAGATTTCTATGGTTGGGAAATGGGAAAAACCTCATCTGCCTATCCTCCTTCTGATCCAAAACATTGGGAACTCAAAGCCAAAGAAGCGGCCGCAGGCCAAACTCCATGGCATTGGAACAATCAATAATTCGAATATAAAACCAAAATAATTTTTTGTCAACCAAAATATTTTTCCTGTTTTGGCAAAATTCAGGTTGACTTCTGAGTCTAATGAGGTTATACTATTATTATAAAGTTAGAAAACAGAGAGAGGTAAACATGGCATTTTATATCTATGAAAAATCATCTACATATATTATAGGCAAGCCTGACCGCAATGGTGTGGCTCGTCCTGATCATAATCAGTCATATAAAACTATGGCGGCGGCGAAGGCAGGCCTAACAAGAATCGCAAAGGCAGAAGGGCTTTTACCTACTGATCCAAATTATGCAGAAGTTAGATATGCAATCTGCGAAACAGATAAATTCCACAAAGACATTGAGAAGTCCGTAAAGAAAACTTCTTACATGGATCCAACAAAGAGTTGGATGGAGCCAGTGAACACTCCATATTATTGTTCACCATCATCAGAAACTTATTGGAGTATGTAATGGGATTAGAAACATTAGCAACGGTTGAGATACGTGAAAGATTTCACAAGTTAGGTCGTCCAGTGCCTTCCTTTAATTGGGAGTATGGTACGATGTGGATTGATACTGAAGACACAGATGATCTTCGGGTCATCAAAGAAGTCATGGAAGAAGAAGTATTAGCACCAGGATTAAGGGTGGACTTTAATTTATTAAAAGCCACAGAAACAGAACCATGGGACCAATGGGCCATGGATATAAAAGGAGAGCCAAATTGAGTAGAGAACAAAGATCAACGGAAGAACAAAAGGCCATAGATGATTGGTTGAAAGCAGGTAATAAAATTACCATTTGTCCAAGAGGACAAACTTCTGATGGAGAACTTCCAGGTTATGCTTGGGGTAAGAAGAAGAAAAAACCTGCCAAAAAGAAATTGGCAAAATAAAGGTTGACTTTTATAATTAAAGATCATATACTATTTTTATAGTTAGAAACAAGGCAACAGAAAGAGGGATAAAATGGCTTATGTATCACAGGCAGACAAGGCAAAATTAGCACCAGCGATTAAGGCGGTGTTGAAAAAATATAATATGAAGGGCACTATTGCTGTCAGACATCATTCAACATTGGTTGTGAATATCAAATGCGGAGCAATTGACTTCGCTGGTAGTTATACCCACGGTGACAAATATATCCAAGTTAATACATATTGGATTCACGATCATTATGATGGTGTGGCAAAAGACTTCCTGCTTGAATTGAAAGATGCAATGGAAGGACCAGACTTTTTTAACAACGATGATGCAATGACAGATTATTTTCATCGTTCACATTACATCGATATCAACATTGGTAGTTGGAATAAACCATATATCTGCTATGATCAAGAAAAGGTAGCGGCTTGATGGTAGACCTGTTGCATGATATCGAAGTATTGGAGAAGTCATTAGAACTCGATGACTTTGGTCGACAGATGCTTATCTGGGACCTAATCCAGAAGAAAAAGAAAGAGTTCACTGACTTTGAAGCAGAGATGTGTCCTAAAGGATATGAACCTGTGGAGGAATATTCAACAATATATAAACAAAAGGAGACAGCATAATGGCTGAGGTAACAAGAGTTGGTCATTCAGACGCAGGTCATGGATGGTTGGCAGTGAAACTTGCAGACTTGAAAATGTTAGGTATCGAATCTGATATTACAGACTTTTCATATGTGAAAGGCAAGACAGCATATCTTGAAGAAGACAAAGATGCAACGACCTACATCAATGCAATGAAGGCGAAAGGTATCAATGTCGTGGTTAGACATGGTCCACCAAGAGACCGTAGTCCTATCAGATCTTTCAAAAGATATGAGCCTGCATAATTTAGGAGGTAGCCTATGATAATGGAACTTTGGATTTTGATAGCCTATGTTTTAGGATCAGCGGCTACCTATTTCCTTATGCGAAAACAAATCGCATTCAACATCACAGAATCAATTATTGATCAGTTGATAGCCCAAGGATTTCTCCGTTCTAAAAAAGACAAGAACGGTGAGGTAGAAATTGTCAAATGGTATGCACCAGATGAAATTGGCAAATAAGAGGTTGACTTTATTGTATTTAGATCATATACTATAAAGACAATTAAGATAAACCACTAGGAGTAAAGGATGACAATGAGCAATTTAGTAACCAAAGCGGTAGAGAACATTTACCAAATGGATAGCGATCAACTCGAGCAAGTAATCGAGGCAATCAAACTGAAACGCCAGCATTTGGCTAGGCAGGCTACCCGTAATATTATGAAGGGTGACATTGTATCTTTCACAGGGCGACGTGGACAAACGGTACAGGGCAAAGTAGAAAAGGTCAATCAAAAGACTATCGTTGTCCGTGACTCAAAGTCTAATATCGTGTGGAGGGTGACGGCTTCAATGGTAACCAAATTAGGTATCGGTGAGGCGGCATAATGTCAGTTCACATAAAATACAGATTCCTCAATGAGACTGAGGACTATCAGAAAAATCCTGAGAGGACCAGAGGATATACATTGGTAGAAACCAACTATGAATATCCATTCGACAAAGTATTGAAAGATTTCTATCAGGATATTCAAGGTAAGGCTGTTCAAATATTCAACATCTGGAGGGAGGCATAATGGGCCCCTATTCAGAGGACAGGCAATTTCAAAGGGCGACCGCTATAAAGCGGTTGCTCGAAAACAATCCTGATTTAGATCCACTTTATCAAGCGATGTGGAAAAAACATCTTAACAATTTGGCTTTGAATGAAACCACTTATAATTATAGAGTGAAACACGTCTATTCATGTTTGAAGCCGAGACATAAAAATTGGATTTCCTATGAGTGAAATGCTTAAAGAAGGAGCCAATGTCACTATCAAGGTAGAAAATGTAATGTGGCCCTACCGAGATAGATATGCACCAGGTGTCATAAGAGACGAATTCAATTATTACACGGGCAAGGTTGTATATGAGAAATGGTACAAGGCCAACGAAGTAGGGTTGACTACTGACCAGGATTGGTTTCCTGTCCGTGTAGTTCAAAGGGAAAGAATTGTAGAAGTAAATGACCTTCCAGTTGATTATTCGGAACCAGAAAGCGATAGAATAGAAGTCAAAGTGACTGGTTCGAAAGGGAACGAATATACGATAGTGAAAGAGCATGGCAAGACCACTTGCACCTGTCCGGGATTTCAATTTAGAGGCAGATGCAGACATATTAAAGAATTTGAGCAAAAAGAGTTTGACAAAGTCGATGCTTGATGTTATTGTTAATAAACTGAAGGAGGCATAAATGATTAAGGCAATTCTATTTTTTGTAATTGGAGCCGGTGCGGCATACCTATATATGAACCCAGGTGATGTTGATGGAATGCTTGAAATGGGTAAGCAAGGTATTCATAACGGTGCTCTAGTCATTCAAGAAGCAACCAAGGAGTAGGATAATGGATATCCGAGATATTGAACCAGGCAAGTCTTATGCCTGTAAATTTAAGACAGAACAAGTTTTAGACATCTATGGTCGAATTCCAGGACTTTCTGATACACCTCTAAGAGGTTTGGGTATGTATGAAAGTTGGGGTCCTATCACGGTTCGTGATATGGCAAGTGAGCACGTTGAGGTTTTAGACCAGAAGAGTAAGAAGAAATTCGTTGTTCCATTTAAGAATATTTGGGACGTGGATACCGTTATATGGGAGGATAATGAGGATTTGGCAAAATAAGCCATTGACTTTATTATGTATTCCTGTATAATGTTGAAGTTGATTAGGCAAAACCTAGTTAATATTTTTAATAAATCAGATAAGGATAATAATATGCCATTTACTACTATTAAAACTAACCAAAAGGCTTTCCTAGAGAACTACCTAAGAGGTACAGGAAAATCTTTAACAGCCGCTGACGCGAATGCTCGTTTTGGTATTCAAAAATTACCTGCGAGAATGAGTGAATTCAGAAGTGCTGGGTTGAATGTGAAAGTCACAAAGAGCTCAAAAGGTACTGCAAGATATTCAGTATCTGCTCGTGATGTCACAGGCAGTCGTGCAAAGATGTTTGCCTAAGAGCATCATCTAAACGAATTAAAAGAGGCTATGGAGACATAGCCTTTTTTTTTGGCAAAATTTAGGTTGACATTCTCTCTAATAGATCATATACTATAAGAACAATAAGGGAGAAGGCTTATGCTATTAAAATTGAAAGGCAAGACCAGACACGGTAAGAATAGGATACACCAACATGGTGATACTTGGGTTATCGAAAGTCATGGTAAGTTTCAAGGACAGCCTGCATGGTCACTTCGTTCATTGGAAAAGACAGAAGGGCCAAAAGGCAACAAAGGATTCGACGGTCGTTGGGTGTTAAAAGATAACGACCCTAATTTTGAAGTGGTATGGTAAGATGTCTAAAAAATACAGAAAGCCACAGGCACCGAAGGTAAGAAACTTCGTAGCCAAAGAGATGCTAGATCCGGATAGTCCTTTTCATGAAAAGACTTTCCGCGATGTTTCAAAAGACGAACAATCGTTTCGCAAGGCGAAACATAAAAAGAAATTTTGGGAGATGCAAGATGATAGATATAATTGAGAAAGCAGAAAAATTTGCCGTTCAGGCACATGGGCCACAGAAAAGGAAGTATTCTGATCAGCCATATATTGTTCACCCATTAGAGGTTGCAAAGATTGTTCAGAGTGTACCTCATACCAATGCAATGGTTGCCGCGGCTATCTTGCATGATGTAATCGAAGACACTGAGGCTTCTTACGAAGATGTGGCTGTGAACTTCGGTACTTTGGTAGCAGACTTGGTTGATGAGTTGACTGATGTGTCTAAGCCAGAAGATGGTAATAGGGCAGTAAGGAAGGCCTTAGATAGGGCTCACTTGGCAAAGGCAAGTGCTGATGCTCAAACTATCAAATTGGCTGACGTCATTAGCAATACCAAAGACATCAAAGAGAACGATCCTAAGTTCGCAAAGGTTTACATTCCTGAAATGAAAGCCTTGTTAGAAGTTTTAGACAAGGGTGATAAGACTTTGATGGCAGAGGCAGAAAAACAAGTTTTCGGCAAATAAAAGGTTGACACCTCCTTCGGGAGGTGTTATACTATAAGAACAATAAGAGATTAACTAGAAGAGGGCTTATATGGAAAAACAATTAGAATTATTCACAAGCGAATGGGGTGTAAGAAACGATGTGAAACACCTTGTAGATCCGCTCAATGATTTATTACCGCCAATGGGCATGGTAAAGAATGCGAACAAGAACAAATGGCTTGAAAAATTTCGTAAGGCACAGAATGTTTCCTATGACATTTTCAATAATGGTCTTTGTAATAGAGGCAAAGAACTTAAGGTGTTAGGCCTTAAAAAATATGATTTGCCATTACCAGAATACTATGGTAGAGATAGTTATTTTCCAGGGAACTGGGATAGGATTGAATTTATGGTAAGTGAGGCGATGGCGCCTATCATTCAAAAAGCGGCAACAGAACAGGGAGTATTATAATGGCAACAGAATTGAAATCCAAAGCACAGAACGTCTTTATTACAAGGTTCTGGGGTGGTAAGAACAAAGGATCCTGCGTTCAGGTGACACAACCTCGCAAGGACACAAATATGATAGAATTAGATGTGACTGACAAGTTCTTCACATCATTGCAATTAACCAGAGAGCAGGCCGCAGACTTGGCAACAGATTTGATGGCCTTTGCTATGAAGAGGGAGAAAGAATCGATATGAGAAAATATATTAAAATTGGTACCAAGTGTGAGACCAAGTATGGCCAAGCCAAGGTGACCGGTATAGAATTCTGCGAAGCAGAAGGAATGAAAGAAGGAATTAATATGGACAAGGTGTTCGTAGGAGATAAAAACAGATGCGTCTTTGACTTCGATAACGGTCATTGGCAGTATGGATATCAAGTGGAGGCAATATGAAATTTCAAGATATAAAATTTAATCACACACCACATAACAACGGCGTTCAGGCATTGCTCAACTTTGGCAAATATCAAATGAGCATTGTTCAGCATGATTACTCATATGGAGGTAGCAAAGGTCTATATGAGATTGGAATGTTTGAAGGCAAAACAATGGTAGAGATACCTGGTGTCACTGAAGAGGGCGATACGGTAAAAGGTTTTATGACAGAAGAAGATGTCGAAAATGCAATTAAAAAGATGGAGGATATCTGAAAGGACTATTAATCATTCTATTGTTTTCAGGTCAGGTTGAATTTAGAGAATTTGACTTCCAGCCCAAAGACTTTGATGGAACAAAAGGTTTCACCGATACAGAAATTGTTCTATCATGTTCTGAAGAAGCAGAAAGACAATATGAAAAATTAGGTGCCCATAGTTGGGATGATCCTAGAGGTCAGTCTTGGTACCTATTTGATGGCACTGGAACGATACAAGGTCATATTTGCTAATTTTGGCAAATAAGAGGTTGACATTATATCTAGAAGGTGTTATAGTATAAACATAATTAGAGCTTACATATAGGAGGGCCGCTCATGCAAAATTTAGAAACACACAAAATGATTGACAATGAATATCCAGAGATTGCATTCTATGACAAACTCAAAGCAGAACTTGGATACGACACGGTTTGGTCAATGAGCGGTTGTTTACCTTTGGATAAGGCTATTTTTACTGACAAGCCTAGAAAGGTCACTTATACAATAATTGACAGAATGGGAGACTCCTTTGACGATGTTGATTGGGTCACTTTCAAATCTGTTGCGGAGAATGGTACCGTAGGTGCTCTTTGGAAGGCGGCAGAAGATTGTTTTCAACAAGCCAAAGAGAACAACGGCGACTGGCATTACTTCATAGAAGACTTTGATATGCAAGAAGACGGTTCACTCAAACTTATCACAGGATCTTAATATGGCATTCGCTCCGACTTCAACTTATTTTGACAAAGGTGACGGCTCCATTATTGGAAGTTTCGTTGAAAAGGACAATGGTCACCTTTTTGAGTATTCATCTAACAAAGGTGGCTTCGGTGCACTAGACGGTTGGCCACACAGAGTTTGGGTCACTACCCCGATTGAAAATATTGATAGTGGCTTTCGTTATGCAAGGGTCCTAAAGACCGTTGCCTACATTGTAGTAGACGAAGATGAATACGGCGATGCGATCGTCGAAAAATGGAACATTAAAAAACAAAGAACCTATGAAAGGCGGTTAGCATAATGAAAAAGGTATTAGCTCTTTTAATTGTCTGTATCTCTGTTTCAGGATGTAATCTTCATATCCAAGGACACGAGTTTCAGAAGATGGGATCAACCTACAAATATCTATCTGGTCCAAGCACCAGCAGAGCAGGGTTGAGCGAATCTTTTGTAAATTGTTTGACAGATGCATTTGATCCAATGAACAGAGGTAGTGGATGCAATTAAAACACGGTCCCCTAGCTCAGCTGGATAGAGCATCGGTTTGCGGAACCGAAGGTCAGGAGTTCGAATCTCTTGGGGACCGCCAAAAAGAAAGGACATATGAGAAGAAATAAGTTAGAAAGAAAACTTGATGAATATAATCATACGATGGAATTGATTAGAACTATTTTGCCTGTGATTATTATCGTTCTTCAAGTTATAATATTGATGAAAATTTTATGATAGGTTTATTCTTTTTAGGAATGATAGTCACTATCATATTTTTTATGATATTATTTAGAGTAATGGAATGGGAAAAGAAACAAATGGAGGAAAATGAAGAAGACCAAAGATACTGAATACCATTTGTGTGATGATGGCACTATGGTAGAAAAGTCAGACTGGGAATGGTTACAGGACCACATGAAGAGAAGAAGACCAAAGAAAAAGAAAAAGAAAAAGATCGCTGGATATTATTATCCAGGCTATGGTAAACTTAAAACCCTATATGAGGAGGACAAATAATGGCAGACATTTATAGTGTCAGAAGTATGGCTACTAATAAGGTAGTCCAGTCCGGCTTCGATAAGAAGCAAGATGCCAAGGCAGTTCGAAACGAACTTTGCAAAGAGGCATGGGACAAATGGTCTCAAAAGGCAGAAGAAAAGAGAGGGCCTAAGCCTTTTCCTTTCACTGTCACTAGAGGCACTGAACATCCTTATTGGTTAAGTTGAGGTTGACTTTTACCGATAAAGGTGCTATTATATAAAGATAATGCAGAGGGCATTCGCGTCCTGGGAACGAGATCATAGATCGGCATTCAAAACTGAGGTTTCCGAATTGATGCAGTCCACATTTTACGGGGTGGGAGTTTTCGACTATAAAAATAAAACTCCCCCAACATAAAAATAATAATAAGCTGGAGGGCAAAATGACTATTTCAAGAGAACAAATTAAAAAAGCATTCGTCAGTGACGTAAAGAACATTGGTGAATATGTCTATAATAATCAGGATTGGTATCAAGAAGACACTCAAAGAATGAGATACATCTTGGCTACCATAGAACTGTCACCAGGAGATAATTATTCAGAAAAGCCTAAGCAATATGAACTTGGACAAGAGGACAATAGGTTTTATAATTGCATAGAGTTTCTGGATCAGGGAATGTATAAGATCAATGACGAAAAGAGACTGCTCGAGCTTATGAACATGAAGCCTAGCCAAGTGGCAGACTATATTGCTGTCAATGAATATGATTGGATAGGCGATGACTACGATCATGCAAATGAATACCTATTCCAAATAATGAATAACTGGCAGGAAGAAGTTGAGTTCGATACAGAAGATTATGAAAACCCAGATCAGATGACAATAACTCGTAGGGCTAGACAATGGAATGTAGACCTTGAGACAGGATACAAGAGCGAAAATAAGCATGAAGTGGCCTACCATATCCTAATGGAGTATTGGGATAGTCTTCCAGATGATCACAAAGAATCAATCCACAAAAGGCTTGAGGCTATAGGTGTATAGTTTTGGTAAAATAGAGGTTGACATTTCCACAAAAGGTTATATTATATAGATATAACAAAAAGGAGGAATATGTTAAAACCTGCAAGCCAAGAAATAAGAAATAAGATAATTGAACAATGCCCTTGGGCAAAAGGCAACAAGATAGAAAAGATTGTATCGCCTGTTGATTACATAGAGATCTATGCTGTCAGAAGGAAAGATGGTGACAATACCTACTTCTTGAAAGAAGACAAATATCTTAACACCTGTTTCGCAAGTGTCTATTGGAGACTAGACGACTTTAGATCATCATTAGATTATATGTCGAGATGTCCTGATAGTGTTCTCAGAGCAATGAACAAGGACAATGGTGGCGGCTACTGGACAAAGAGACAGGTCATAGACAAATTGCTAGAAATCAAAGCAGGATCTAAAACGGCACTGGACGAAGTGATGGATAGATTAAACTGGGAAGATGAAAACGAAAAGAAATACAAGGTGTCTAAAGAAATCGCCGAACACGAAATCGGTAGAAAACTTTCGGCATATTAGAGGTTGCAATTATCTCTAATAGGTGTTATTATATAAGAGTAAGTTAAAAAACAAAAGGAGGGCAATATGCCAAATTGGTGTAATAATCATATTAATATTCAAGGATCCACAGATACAATTAAAACCCTATGGGAACAGGCACAGGCCAACTGGAAGAACGAAGACTACGGTTTGCTGAATGCAATGGTGCCTATGCCAGATGCATTAAAAGGCACTAGGTCACCATCACCGGACGACGGAAGTCAACCTTCGGTCGACGGCTATACGAACTGGTATGATTGGTGTGTGGCAAACTGGGGTACCAAATGGGATATCTCAGATGAGGGTTTAGAATTCACAGACAATGGCGATGGTACCGCACAGATATCAGGATGGTTTGAGAGTGCATGGGCACCACCTATCCATGCTTATGATACTTTTCTAGATGACATGGATGGTTGTTCGCTTTATGCTACCTACGAAGAGGGTGGTATGGACTTTGCAGGCATCTATGACAATGGTGAAGATGAATACATGGAGAACCTATCAGAGGCTTGCGAAGAAGTGGTAAAAGGTGAAGTGCCACTAGAAGAGCAGAGTGAATTGTTTCGACGCCTAGATGATGAGTTTGAGCTCGTAGAGAACAGGCGTGAATACATCGAAGAGCAAATGGAAGAAGAAGCAGAACAGGCTCGTAAGGATGAGAAGCGAGGTGTTTATGCTGAACACGAAGACGTGGCTAACTAGGAGGTGGCAATGGATAATCTAGCAAGAGCAAAGAAGGTAAAAAAACTTCTAGGCCTACGTGGCAATGACACCGACAGTGAATATTATAGGGTAGCAGACGCAGTCACCGACCTCATGCACTTCTGTGATAGCAAGGGCATTGATTTTGATCAGGAGATGCGAATGGCTGATACCTATTATGTGAGTGAACTAGAAGAACAAAAGGAGATAGCCTAATGGCAACCGCGATAGACGATAAAATCATAGAAGATTCAGAAATAGTTATAGGAACTGACACCCGTGGTGACAGTCTTACACAGAGCATCATTGCAGAACGATTGGTAGCATATGATCTCACAGACATGATGAGATGTGCCGCCCATGGTGACTTTGAATACATAGCAGACAAATTATCAGATGGCTGGAGAGGCTATCATCGAATGAGTCCAGGAGAATTATGGACCGAATACAAGGAAATAGAAGAAAGTTTCCTAGATGCAGTAGAAACAGGCAGTTTGGTTGTGGGTCTCAAGGAAGAAGATCCTTTGACCAAGCCAATCCACAATGGCAAGCCATTTAGGCAGGTATAGTTAAGTATTAGCAGAGAGTGACTCGTAAATTCAAAAAAAGGTATATGATAGTGACAGATAGTGATAATACCCTACCACCCGAACCACCGGAGAGATACGTCTTGGACAAGCTCACCCTGGAGCAGTTGGCAGGGATATTTACCTGGGCCCAGATTACCATTGACGCACAGATGGATGACGAAAGTGCTGATGATATGCAAGACGTCATGAGCGAAGTAGCAGAAAGACTGGGTCTGGAATACTACGACACAAAGACACGGATAGAAGAACTAGAGCCAGAACAAGAAGGCAGTAGAACCTTTAAGATCAGGGTAGATGTGGAAAAAACGCCACCCAAGCCCGCTCTTGTGTGGACCAACGATCAACCCGACAAAAAGGGGCTTAAAATTGTTGACAAGGACTATCAAGAACCTTCCAATGACGATAACGAGCCAGATCCACCCAAGAAAGCATAAAGGAGCAGTCTATGATATCACCCAAAACCCTATCAGCCCTAGTCATAGTTGGTGCGATGGCCAGTTGTGCCCCAGCAGTGGCATTTACCTGTGACGACCCCCTGGCTACCAAAGAACAGATACAGAAATGCAATGACCTAGAAGAATTCCTACGTGTAGACCCCAAGATATTCCACGTGCCCATACCCAAGAGCCTAGGCACCACCCTTGGTGAAGCATGGACCAACAGACCTAGATGCTCAGACTCAGTAACCCCAGGAACGGTAATCCAAACAGACCCACCCACTTATAATTGCGGAGATCTAGAAGTAAAAACACCCGAACAACAGGCCATAGACGAACTCGAACGCAGAATACAAGAACTAGAACGCCATGTGAACAACCTTAGACGTGCAAGGATAAAAGCCGCGGGTAAATGTGGAGTTTTGGAATAAAAGAGGGGTGCGAAGAGCCTCTTGAGCCGCGAAGCGGTTGCGGCAGCAAAAATTTTTTCGCATAACGAAGGAGATTTTATGAATAGAATAGGAAACCTTGGAATACTACTAGCGGGAATTGGCTTTTTACTTTGGGGCCTGGGAAGTGCAGTAGATTCCTATATTATACTGGAAGACTATCGTTGGGAACAGGAAATGATGCAGAACGAGACTAGTATATACAGAGAAGACTGGTTAGGTACTCAAGAACTATTCAAAATGGGTGCTTAGAATGACAGCATTGGAATGGTTCTGTATAGCATTCGTAATCCAGGCAATCCATGTTGCTGTCACTGGTGATGTGGTAATGATACCACTTAATTAGACTATGACTTGCTTTTTGATGTGTGATTCCTACTATACTGCCATTGGCTTGTACGGTGTAGGCATCATCCTATTTGCTCTGTTCGTAATGTGGCTGAGTAGGTAAGATAGACTAGATGGCCCCGCTGCTGGATCTGAGGTTGAACAGATTGGGTGCAGGCCCCGCTGCGGTCTCCATGGTTCTAGAGGGGTCGATAAATATTGATATGGATAGAAGAGAACAGATAACACAGATGCTGAAGGATCGTATAGCACGGTTCAAGAGGGAGAATGCCCACATATGGGAGAAACCTAGTAGGCTGTTTAAGGATGAACCCAAAGAGCCTGAGAAGAGGGAACTCACACCCGCAGAGAAAATGAAACGTGATCTAGGGTTCTAAAAGTATTTGAACTATGCCTCTCGTCACCTCAGACGAACCAAAATTTTCTATAGTTGAAACCGTGGGAAAATGTGAATCTCACCGTGATTTCCATACGAGAGGGGCCTCTTAACCCTGATCTAAGGGCCCTGTACGGTGCCTTAAAACCCCCCTTATCCTGAACCACCCTGATCGGCCTGAAGGCCTCTATACGCTTCTCTTACACGCTCTAAGAAGGGGTCTGAACGGTCTGAACTCTTTACTATGTTCTTAACACGCTCTTAACGCTCTGAATCAACTCTGTGCCCTAACCTTTTGAAATTGTTGGATTTTTTGGCCTCGGGAGCTGTCTTTTCGCTCGCCCTCGCCTCTACTATGTATTATCCAATAAAATCAATGTGTTAGCAGTCAAAGTTAATGTAATGGATGAGGAGGGGTGTCACTAATATCGTTCTTTCACCTAAGTCATTGTTATTGTTGGCTTTTTCGGGGTCTACCTCGTTCTTTCCGTTCTTCTACGTAACCTCTTGATTTTGTTGGATTTTTTTTGGAGACACACAAGTCAGAATTCGGCCAGCCTGTAGCCCTTTGCTTTTTTTCTGCCCCTTGCTGTTTTGCTTTATCCATTTTTTTGCGGACGGGGTCGCTTAAAGCAGTTTCTTATTATGTTTATACTATAGCACAAACAACCCACATTGTCAACCTCTTTTTCGCCAAAAAAAAAATAAATTAGGGGTTGACTTTTGGACAAAATGAGACTACTATGTATATAACAATTAAGCAATAGGAGGGCACATTGCAAAACTTACTAAACAAAATTACACTTTGGTTTTTGAACAGAGCATACGAGCAGATGGAGGCTAGTGGCGACTTGCAGAACGCAGACGATGTGGCTGAGCATATAGAAGATTATTTTACTAATTTTGTAAAATAACGGTTGACTTTTGAGCAAAATGAGGTTATTATAATATTAACAATTAACAATAAATGAGGGCAAATATGATAAACACAAAAAACTTAACAGCAGATTTTAACGTAGATTTACACGTAAACGATTGGACAAAAAACATAGTAAACACAATTAGGGTTGTTGAAGACAGAGATGTGTTTACACAAGTTGAAAAAGATTTTGTGATACAGTTTTTGGTAAACACGCTAGACGGCTTAACACACATTAACATTGAAAGCAGACAAGAAGGTGCAGGCTTTTACAGAATGTGTGATGCACAGGAAGTTATGACGCACTTAACAACATTGTATGATAACAACAATGCTAATGAAAGCATAGATGATAGCAAAATAGGCTGGCAGTTTACACTTGCAGATGCTGCAGATGCATTGTTAGGCTACGATACAGAATACAGGGATTGTATTACAGAAAATTTTGATGATGCTTGTAATGATGCTTGTGAGGACAAGTTTTGGCAACAACACGCAGACGCAGATTTTACTACACTTGCTGCAAGAATATTTGCTAAAAACGGTTACAGCTGCTACGAATAAAACGGTAAAAAAAAGGTTGACACTATAGCATTTGTGTGCTATAGTGTTACTATAATTACAAAAGCATACGGAGGGCAACTATGCAAAACACACGTTATGAACTACTAAACAAACTACAAGCTAAACTTGGGGACGCGATTACTATTTACGACGAGTATGAAGGCGAGCACAGACTGAATTTTTATAGTGTAAGCATAAACTTGGGAACAGGTTTTGCTGGGAACTACAAAGGTGGTTACTGGGGCGATTGTAATATTAAGAATGACGAGCTTAAACTTGCATTTGTATATGGGGACGTATACGATGAAGGTGAAGAGTGTTTTGGTGAGGGTACGGTACAATTAGAATATGCTGACGGTAGCGGACTTGCATACACAGGCGAGTTAGATAAACTTGTAGAGCGTAAGGTTGAAGAGCTTACAGGCGGACTTATAACTTGTAGCGGTAGCGAACAGGGAATGCAGGGAGACGATTACTTGAGTGTAGACGTAGACGAGGCTGCATAAAACGGTTGACATATTGGATGTTGTGTGCTATATTAAAGCATAATAAAAATTAAGAGGGCAATACATGACACACTTAACAATTTATGCACTAGCACATGACAGCAATAGCACTGAGGACGTTTATATAAGTTTACATGACAAAGTAAAACTTTACATAAAACTAGCAGACAGCACAGGCAAAGCACTTGTGCAGCGTAGCGTCTCAAATTTTAAGCAGGCAATAACTGCATTGCAATGTTATAACATAACACACGTAGACATAAGCTACAACGTGGACGTAACAGACAGCATAAACAAACTAGCACACAAAATATATTTGCACTATTTAAAATAGTGCTTATATAGTACGACCCCGCTGCTAAGACACAGAATAAATGAGAAATTGGCAAATAAGAGGTTGACATTGTAAATAGACTATGCTATAGTATAAACATAATAAGGAGATGGCACATGAAATGTTCGATTTGTAAGACGACTATTAAGAAGGATCCCCTAAGCGGTTGGGATGGTGGACACAATGCAGAACCGGCAAGTCCGGGAAGATGTTGTGATGATTGTAATACGCACATTGTTATCCCTCTGCGTATTAACAATTTGTTTGCGGCTTCGAAGCCGATTCCTAAAGAGGCACAATGCTAGACAACTGGAGAACCGACTTTGACTGGACCGATCCTGAAGACGCTCCGGTCAGTTGGTCCGAGTTGGACGCTGAGTTAGAGAAGCAGAAAGCTCCTTGGGACCGGCCTGAAGCCCAGCAGACCCTGAAGGTCCGATTCGTCAATGGCGGCTCTGTAGGATGCCTTAGGACGGCCTCTGTAGTCAGACAGGAGCTCTGCGAACAGACTCTTATGCCGCTCTTAATAATCCAAGACCCTTGGAACCCACAGGAGACCCTAACCTGTCGTTGGTATGACAACGAATGGGTCCATGAATCATAGAATAACCTGGCGTCTTATTAGGTCGGGAGATGTTCGAAGTTCTTTCGAGGCCGAAAGGCGAGAGGCATTATAGCACATTTTATGCTATAATGCAAGTATTTTTTTAATTACTTAAATAAACGTAATTTTCTAAATTAATATTTTGCATTGCTGTATTTTCTACAACTTTATAAAATAAGCTGCTTTCATCGTAGTATGTAATGTTGTTAGCAAAAATTTCCATAATACTTTGTAAGCTAACATAATCGTTAGTTTCGTTTTGCACATATAAACATTGTAGTTGTGCAAAAATGTTAGCACTATTTAAAAAATAACTTGCACAAGTACAATCCATTTCCACAATTTGTAAATTATTGTAGCAATTTTCAATTACTTTGTACAATGTTTCCATGTGTACACTTTTAGTTTTAGTTGTAGTTGTTTTAGTTATTGTTTTTAATTGTTGCATATAATACTGCCTTTTTTTAGTTAATGTTTTATTGTGTTTAATGTAGCACATAATTTTCCAAAATGCAACCGTTTTTTTCCAAAATATTAAATTAAAAAATGGTAAAAAAAAGGTTGACAGTAGCAGAAAATTGTGCTATTGTTAACTATAAAATAAAAAAGCGAAAGGGCAAAAGATGGGAATGAGCAGTTATATTTTAGATTTAGAAGAGCAGTTTGACACAAAGGTGGTTGAAGCTATTAAAGAGAGCGAGCACGTGAGTGAGGCTATTGCTGGGGCTATGAAGCACAGAGACTTGGTTGCTAATTGGACAGACGACGAGATTGAAGACTATGTGCATGACGGCTGGAACGAGGTTTGGAGAGATTATTTATAATTTGGTAAAAAAAAGGTTGACAATTGAATTTGTTTGTGCTATAGTATAAGCACAATAAGAGAACGAGGGCAAAATGCAAATCATCAGATCAAAGAAATCATTGGCTACCCTAAACAACCGGAGGTTCTTCACCCCACCTACCTTGGCAGAGATATGCGAGAACCCAGAGTGGAAGCCGATCACCCTGCCAGACGAGCTAGACGAGCAATTTAACTTTTTTGACATTTTGGATAAAAAAAGGTTGACATCCGAATAACGGTGTGCTATAGTATAAACATAATAAGAAAGCGAGGGCAAGATGGCTAGACAAGAAACAAACAGACTTTTAGAAATGATCGACGAGGGGTTGCTAGACCCTAAAGAGGTCGTCACCATGTGCGTGAAGTACATGAGCGAGGACGAGGTTGCGGACATGATGGACGCTAACGAATTGTCCGAAAGGTTCGAGGAGGACTATGAGGACGATGGGCAGCCGGACTGGCACCAAGAGTGGGAAGACTTTGGGGAGTGCTACGAATGAGAGCACTCTGCATAGGATTGGCATTCTTCTGCGCCTTTGTAGGCGTAGGGGTGCTTGAGGATTGTGGCGGCGACTGTATTCCAGAAGACTACAATGCGGCCTGGAGATGGGTGGTCGCGATAGTGGCTGTGATGGGTACGGCGTTCTTCGGCTTTGCCGGGGCTGTGATAAAAAGGTAAAAAAGAGGTTGACAAACGGTTTGAGAGACTGTATTATATAGGTAACAATTTAGAAAGAGAGGGCCAAATGGGAACAAGATCAACGATAGCAATGAAGAAGCCAGAAGGTGGCGTGGTTGCGATATACTGTCACTGGGATGGATACCCTGCCCACAATGGGGTGATCCTGAATAAGCATTGGACAGACACAGACAAGATAGCTCAACTGATTGGGCTAGGAGACTTGTCAAGCCTAGGTACAGAGCTAGGCGAGAAGCAGGACTTTGACAATAGGGAGACCCAATCGGATGGTTGGTGCTTGGCCTATGGCAGAGACCGTGGTGAGACGGATGTAGAAGCCCGTCACTATCCAGACGTTGAGTCCTGGATTAAGTCTAAGGCAGAGAGCTGGTGCGAATGGGCGTACCTGTGGGATGGAGAAAATTGGCTAGTCCACCAAATCAAGGACGAGAGCACGGAGTATCCTGTGTTCGACTTTGCTGATGTTGTATTATTGCAACACCAAAAAGAAATCGCAGAAATGGCAAAATAATGGTTGACATTCGAGTCAACCGATGCTATTATGTGTATAGTTAAGTTAAACAAACCAATCAGCCTAAGGAGGGCTAAACGATATGGCTACAAATAAAACTTTTACCGTTGCTGGTGTATCAACTCTTAAAGGAGTGACGAAGGTTCGATTCGCGAACGACTTCGTAAGCAGAATCAAGGTTCTGGATAAGAACGGTCACACTGATGTGAACTTGAAGGAGTTCGATAAGGCGATGACCAAGGCAGAGATTTGCCAGACTTTGATCAACGATCCGGACTTCCAAGGTGAAGCCGCCCAAGGTGCCATCAGTGAGTTTGTGGTGAGAAACTGCAAAGACATGGCTCCTAAAAAGGCCACACCTGTGAGCGATACTGCTGACATGGAGACACAGGTTGACGTAGAGCTAGAGACAGCCTAAACAACGTCAGGGGTGATGCCCAAATACATCCGACGGTGGCCAAGGTCAGCCACCACCCCCTTTAACAATATTCAATAGTGAGATAGCCGCCATGGTGGAATTGGTAGACACAACAGACTTAAAATCTGTCGGCCCTCGAGCTGTCCCGGTTCGAGTCCGGGTGGCGGCACCACTCACTGCCCTTAGCTCAGCTGGACAGAGCAACGGCCTTCTAAGCCGTGGGTCCCGGGTTCGAATCCTGGAGGGCAGGCCAATGCAAAAAAAGATCCCCAATGGTATCAGCCAATTACCGGTAAACAACAGATATCGTAGGGGATCTTTTTTCTTGTGTTCCCTAGGGTAGATGCTATTATATAAACATGATAAACAACACAGGAGACGATATGCAGACAGAGACCATTCAAGAGTTTTTGGCACGTGGCGGGAAGATCACCAGGCAACCGGAGACCAGGATACCTACCTGGAGCGAAGCATACGACGAGCTGGTGAAGTTGGCCTGGCATACTTATGTCCCTCCACAACCTGAGGTAGTAGAGGAGGCCGAGTGATAGAGCTCGTGTTCATCAGTCAGGCCATCATGCTGGTGGCCTTAATCATCTTATCTCCATAATTGGCAAAAAAGAGGTTGACATCGACCGTAGGTTGTGCTACATTATAATTGAGGACCGGGGTGCTGGAACGGGAGGGCACGGAGCTCTGACTTTTTTAAGCCCAAAAAAAAAGATGACTTTTTGGCAAAATAAAGGTTGACCTTTAGATAAACTGGTGCTATAGTATAAACATAATAAGGAAACAGAAAGAGGGCAAAATGACAAAATTCGCAATCCACACACAGGTTTTAGAGAACTATGGCGCACACGCAGAGGACGGCAAGTTTGCTTCCGGCAATGCGTATTGGAAGTTCAAGCCGGGTACCACTTACATTGTATCCGACTGTGAGCGGTTGCAGGATGCCGTTGCCTTTGTGATGGCGGCGTTTTCCGAGAACAGTATTGGCTGGAAAGAGTATCCATGCCATTACGAGACTGAGGGGGAGTGGTTAGCTGGCATGGCTGGCGACGACGAGGAGTACCAGCAGTTTCAGCAGGAGACTGCGATGAGGGTAAGTCCCAATTATGGGAAGAGTACCGTGAGGTACAAAGAGAAGGAGGCAGCGTGAAGGGATTGATCATAGGGATCACTCTCGCGGTGGCGATGTATTGGATATTGAGTATGTTCGCCACTTCGGTAGGATTATAATAAATTAGGGGTTGACATTGAGATCAACTGAGGCTATACTATAAAGACAATAAGGCATTAATTAACACTTCAAATGAAAGAGGGCAATATGGAAAAGATTAGAATACTCGAAGGCACGTACAAGATCAGAGGGAACGACGTGGACCTCGCAGGCATGGTGTTCCCACTAGTGGATCACTTCAAGGTAGGCGCCAAGGGCGGCTACGTTACGGTCGATGGTGCGGCTGTAGCTGGGTTCCCACAGAGGAACATCAAGATCGCTTGTGCTGGCGCTGACTCATATGAGGACGCAGGTTCAGCAAAGACAACCAAGCGAGAGGAGACGGACGAAGAGACGATCGAACGTTTACGTGAGCGATTCGAAATGCTCGAGGACATGACCCGAGCAACCAAGAAGGGCGATGTGCGAGCAATGATCGTAAGTGGCCCTCCAGGAGTTGGCAAGAGCTTTGGTGTAGAGAAGGTGCTTGGCAAGCATGACTTGATCGCTACACTGGGTGACAAGCCTCCCAAGTATCAGGTTGTCAAGGGTGCTATGTCAGCAATAGGCCTCTACTGTAAATTGTACAACTATGCCGACAAGGACAATGTGTTGGTCTTTGATGACTGTGATTCGGTCTTCAGTGACGAACTCAGCCTTAACATATTGAAGGCGGCTCTTGATAGTAAGAAGAGCAGAACTATCCATTGGAACACAGATTCGTTCAAGTTGAGAAACGAAGGTGTGCCGGACAGTTTCGAATTCAAGGGTGGTGCGATATTCATCACCAACATCAAGTTCGATAACGTTAAGTCGAAGAAGATGAGAGATCACCTAGAAGCTTTAGAGTCCAGGTGTCACTACATTGACTTGACTATCGATACTGATAGAGAGAAGATGCTGCGTATCAAGCAGATCACCAAAGACGGTATGCTTGATGAGTATCAATTGGGCAACGACGTGGTTGATGAGATCGTAGAGTTCTGCGAATCCAACAAGGCACGTCTAAGAGAATTGAGTTTGAGAACCGTGCTCAAGGTTGCTGACTTAGCTAAGGCATTCCCGGACAAGTGGGAAGCAATGGCTGAGAACACAGTGATGAAGCATGCATAGTTCGAACCGAATGTGCTAGAGCCCAAGACTACGTGATTGCCCTCCGTAGCTGGCTCGCACAAGGTAGGGCGGAGCAGATGCCCTTAAGACTCCGCCCTACCATCCTTTTTATCCCCGCATAGATATTGGTAAAATAAAGGTTGACCTTTAGGATTTTTGACTGTATACTCTTAGTATAACAATTAGGAAAGAGGGCAATATGAAGATAGAAGTAATCCACGCAGCGTTTGAAGACCAAGCAGAGACCGTAGCCACTGTAGAGTATGTGGGCAAGATCGATGCAGGACTTGAGTATGCATACAGATGGACGCAGAACATCATGGACAGCTGGAGCATGAAGATGCCACAAGACGGCAATGATGCTGTAACTGTAGTGAAGCCCCTGCATACAGATGAAGCTGGTAAACAGTGGGGACACAGATCAACATCAGTAGGAGACTATATGCGAGTAGGCGGAGAGCTGTTCCGTGTAGCTGGCATGGGCTTTGAGAACGCTGATGCAATCCAAACACGTCAAACTATATAAGGAGGACTTGACATGAATATAGAGCAATTACACATCGAAGCAACACAGAACGCCAAGAATGCTGTGGGCAAGTTCCTAGCAGATTGGAACGCTAAGACAGGAGGCAACGAGTATGGTGAGCCTATGTACTGTGGCTTTGCTTGGGTAGATGTTAACGTGGGTAGAACTAACTCACAGTTGGCCAAACAACTAGCGGCGGTGGGCTTCCGTAAGAGCCATAGACCAAAGACTATGACACTATGGGATCCAGCACAGCACAGAGGGCAGAGCATGGACTGCAAAGAGCAGGGTGCTTATGCATACGCTGACACACTAAGGGCCGCAGGCATTGATGCAAGTGCCGGCAGTCGAGCAGACTAGAAAATAAAAAAAATCAAACGAGAAAAAGGTCCTTCGGGGCCTTTTTTTATTTCTCACGGCTCGGGGGCACTCGGGGCTATATACGCAAAAATCAATTTGGGCTTAGTGGTCCTTAAGCCAAAAAAATGGGGTGAGTTAGAATCACCACCCAGAATCTGTAAGTACTTCCCTAGAAAAAAATACGCGGCAATTTTTTTGGGCTAAAAACCCATTTCGGATAAGTACTGTGTGAAGCACTTATCACTCAACCGTTTGATACGGGAAGTAGAACTCAACAACGATCGCAGACTTACAATAGCACAGAAGCTTGACCTCATGCGTTGCATACAGATAATCAAACGTTGTCGTAGGCTACGCAGACAGCAGTATGAAGCTCTAGTTGATTATTTCACAAGACCTCCCGACTCAAGAGATCTCACTGTGCATGAACAGTGGCAAAAGACCATGACCATACTAGCACAAGGCTTGCATGATCGTCATGGCACGGTTGCTCGTCTTATGAACGCTCGTGTACTTACAGTTAAAAGTTGATGTGCCAGTATTCAATAACAGGATCGCATGTACAGCTTTTGCTTTCACGTTCGTATATGTAAACACCTACAACGATCAATAGCACAAAGCTGATAACCAATAAACCACGTTCTGTAAACATAGCCTAAGTTTCTAGTGCGTTAAACATTCTACACTTGTACTCAACAGAGTCCCATCGACTGTTCCTATCTCTAGGCATTTTTTGATATTCTGCTAGTACTGTTAAACATGTGCTTTGCTTGTCGTATAAATCTATACGTTGGCTTACACACTCTCCTGAATTACATACTGTTAGGGTCAGTGCCCATAGTATCTGTAACATACGCATATTTATGCTATTTTAGGGTGGTTATGTGCTAGTATGGATAATTATATACAATAGCACTGACTAAATCATTATCGTGCTAGTAGTGTGTACAGACCTTGAGCAGTTCTAACAAATTTGCGATCATGATACTGTATAACAGTTAAATATATAAGAGAGAAACTATGTATCAACTGTACACACTACGCCTTAACTTTGATGAGCCAGCTGTCTATATAGAAAAGTTTGACAGGCTGGTATACACCAACGAACAGTACCAAGATGACATAACGTATGCATGTTGCATAGAGTTAGCCGCACGTGGTATATACTGCACACAGAGCAAACACAATACTATTACGTTTGAGAACTCAAGGGACTACACATATGCTACGTTGTATCTAAGTGGCAGCACGGAATACACCGTAGAACACATCTAAAACCTTTTCTAAAGAGCCACGAAAACGGAATCCGCTATTTAAGACTATTTGCAGGGCTATGCTAGGGGTGTTGCGTACAGGTTGTCGCGAAACAGAATTTATATGTGTGAATAGTAGTTGTGTACTGTAAAATTTTTGCTACCGCTTTTTTCTGCGAAAACACTTCGTGCTTTTTCTGCGTTAACCGCTTCGCGGCTGTTGCACACCCGCCCCGTGTAAATACAGTATGAGATGTGGTTGGGCCGACAACATACTGGTAGTTGAAACAGATGGGTACACCAGAGCCTGTTGTACAGAACCAAGAGAAAGTGCAAGAATTGCACCCGTCAAAAATGGTATGTTGCAAGCATGGCAATCCATCAAACTACAACAACTTAGAAAAAATCTTGAAACAGGTTACAGTGATCAAACTGAACCATACTGTTCACGTTGTAGGGAACTAGAAAATGCAGGTCAAGCAAGTCTGCGTACTGGGCAACCCATACTAGGTGATCCAGGAGAACTAAAAGCAATACAGTTCAAACTTTCAAACGTATGTCAACTAGCATGTGCCCATTGTGGACCTGCCCTTAGCAGTCAACACAACAAATGGCGCAACGGTGGCTCAGGTGTTATTCGTTCAGTAGAAGACATACAACCAATCATACGAGATCTCAGAGAAGTATTACCACAACTTGAATGGATCAAGTTCACAGGTGGCGAACCTTGGCATGACACGCAACATTGGCGTATACTAGAAGGTATCAAAGATTTAGATCGCAGTCATTTAGAATTACGTTACATTTCAAATGGTCTTGGCAAACCCTGGGAACATCTTTGGGAAGGTTATAAAAACATTCGCATTGATATTAGTGTAGATGGACTTAGAAGTCGTTACGATTGGTTTCGTAGGAACAGTGATTATGAACGAGTGGTTCGTAAATTTGAATACTACAACATGAACTATGATGTTAAGATTGCTTGGTCTATGACACCGTGGACCGTAGAAGACTATGCGGAAGCAAGAGAAATATTTGACAACATGTATACCACGCCAGTTGTGTTTCCTATGTGGGCAAATCTAAAAATGGTACCCCAAGGACTTCTTGCACTACCAGCAGATACTCCAGGGCTAAACACAATGAAGGGTGATGCAACCAGTTTAGCAGTACTAAGAAATTGGAGTGAACGTTGGGATAAACGTTGGGGAACACTGGGTTGGGGTAAACAGTTGTATCCGTGGTTATATCATGTATAGAGTAAATACAGTTATTAAGGATCAGCTACAATGACAGCACTTGCAATATTCCTGTTGCTCACAGTAAAACACGCACTATGCGATCTATTCCTGCAGAGTTATCTGCGTCTCAACAAAGGCCTATACACGGGTGGTTGGCCACACTATGCACAGCACGGAGTTGCCACACTTGCGGTACTGCTGCTGTTTGCTGATGTACAACTAGCAGTGGCTCTAGCTGTTGCAGACTTCCTAGCACATTGGCACATTGATTTTGCCAAGCACAGAATCATACAAGCATATGAACGACACACTGGTGTTGACATGCAACGTTGGAATCGCAGTCTATATTGGTTTATACAAGCCGCAGATCAAATACTGCATTTTGTTACCTACTATATATTGGCTGTAATTGTGCTTGGTGCTAGTTGATCGGCCTGTTGTGTTTCAATGCTGAGGAACTCTCGTCGCCAACCCTGTAGAAAGTCAAGGCTTTCACCGTCCATGTGTTTGATGAACTTGTCCACGAATATGTCGTGGTTGTCACGACACATGTGATTCAGTCTTTGGTCTGGTAGGCTGTCCTGTGCGTACCATGCTTCTCCGTGATCATGAGATATAAACTCATCCTTGCTTACATGTTGCATACAACCTATGATATCTCCACCAGGTACTGCTATAGGAAACTGCGATGGCTGATCAAAGCCTGGCAGTATGTACATGGTTATTTGATTGTGTCCCAGTACCCATCTCATAGTATTAAGATAGGCATAGTATGACTGTTGTCTAAGATTGTCTTTGGTGTCTGAGTGTATGTGTTTGATATAGGATTGCATGGCTTCTGATTCTTTGGCAGTTAGTATGCCTCTTTCAACCATGTTATCACGCATACCAAACGGATTGCTTACAAAGGGTTTCTTTTCAAAGTACCAATAGCGATTGGCCTGTGTGGTCTGTACAATTACCACATCACCTGCTTGATAGTCCTGCATGTGCATGTTGAATTGGGTTAGTATCCAATCATTGCTTACACCAAACTCTCCTTTGCATTTCAGCGTGAGGTTCATGGCTTCGCTCAACTGCACACACCATTGCCAGTCTACCCAATTTTTGAAAATAGCTTCACTGGGTACACTAAAGCTATCTCCAAAGATCCATAAATTTTTCATTGTTGATACATAACCTTTTGTCCTATTACTCTGGGTTGAGTTAGACTAGGACTTACTTCTACCATTGCACAGCTTAGGTATTCAACACCCACTGGCTCGCCAAACTTCTTTGTGCCATGATCAACAACACCGTTTAGCAGTTTATCTCCATAGCCATCAAAAAACTGTTCGCATCTTTGATAGCTGTCAAAAGTTATTTGCCAACTGTATAGATTTTCTTTGTTGGCTGGTTCCGAAATGTAAAATAAGGTTGCTAAAAAAATAAATGTAATGTTTGTCATATCAATATTTATTTTGGCCTCTGTTACTCCAACTTGAAAAAGAATGTACCTTGTGTGATCTGCTTTCTATGTAGTCTGAATTGTTCTGATGTTTTACCACACCCTGACCTGCAACTATGTCACCATCTCGATACCCTAGAGGTTTCTGTACAGTAACGTCTATGTATTCTCCATAGTTTGTACCAAGGGTCAAGAATGTAACCCATTTACCGTTCTTGCCTCTAAACACCCTACCATTGGCTATTACTCCGGCGTAGCTTACATGATCCAACCACTGTTGCTTGACCCCCATGCCTTTGGGGAAACCCTGTGTCCACCAACCTGATTTTACCGTTAGACCCTTGCGATGACCTTCGCATTGATACACCCAGGGTCTGTATGACCCTTGGCAATGTTTGAGGTTAGCCCTCCAGAAGTCTTCGGGGTTGTGTGCTTTTTGATATGCCAAGGCCCATATAAGCCTACCTAAGTTTACTGCATGGGCTCTACATAAGCCAAACCCTGACAGTTCTTGTAGTGCGGCCATTGCTTCTGCTTTGCGAGGGTTGTTTCCTAAACGCTCTACAAACTCAAGTATTTTCTCATCATTCTTTTTTGCAAAAGCTCTTCGATACATGTCAGCTTCATACATGTCTACGCCTATGATATTTGATATAATGTCAATAGCATCATCTTCGAATACAATCGAATCCTGTACTACTTCTTTTGACCAGTCTTGGAACATGGCCGCTTTTTGTCTGCCACTCATTGCAACCGGACGTATCATAGCAGTAGCGAACACACAGTCATATACTGACTTAGGTTTGATTGCTCTAAACAATCTACGCATTGCTGGTGATTCACCTTGTGTTACTCCTAGCACGTCTCCGCGACTCAACAAGTCGCTGGTGGCTTTGTCTTCTTTGGGATAGTGTCTCAGTTGTGTTACACCATCTATTTCTAGCAGTTGGCTCAGTCCTCTATTGGCTAGTATATCAACCTTTAGATGTTCTAAGTCTTCTACTTCATATTTGTCTAATAATATTTGATTGTCTTGTGATATTAGTGATTTTGGTAATTGCCTTGTAAACATTACTATGCCTCCACAATGTTTTGATATTGCTCTTTTCTTACCCATCAGTTTGCCTTCTATACGTTTGGCTTCTTTAGGGTCTACGCCTACTGAATCGTAGGTAAAGTTACGAGGAAGATTACCTGTGGCTCCAAGTCGCTTGGCAGCTTCTCGGCGGGCTGACTTTTCCTTATAGGTCACATAGTTGCTTAACCTTGCCGTCATGCCTGGCCACTTTTTGAATATGCGTTCCATTACTTCTGTTTGACGCCAATGTTCAAAGTCTATATCAACATCGGGCAGGTCGTCCCTCAAAGGGTTCATAAACCGTGCCACAGGTATACTCCACTCTATAGGGTCTACATCTGTAATACCCAATAGGTAGCATACAAGACTACTACCAGCAGAGCCTCTAGTCATATGAGTAAGGTCTGTAGTTAAGTCTATGATGTCGCAGATTTGTATGAAGTAATCAGTGAAACGCTGGTTAAGAATTAATTCAAATTCTTCTGCCAACCGAGTTTGATATATGTTTCCGGGTGGGATAGGCCTTTTAAATCTATCTAATAGCCTTTGTATGTTTTCTAAATCTGTTGCCATTTTAGCCTCTTGCGTGTCTTGTTATGCCTAATGCACTCTTGTGCAAGAGTATTTATATTTTGGAAAACACCGACAACAGAAAAAAGATTATAGATAATTGACTACTAAGGTTATCCTTCTACCTGATGTTGGTGTTAAATGACAATGTTCTAGGTTGCCATCGAATATAATTGCATCATTGGGTTTAGGTTCAAAACTTTTCTGATCATCTTTGTACCTAACCATAGTTGCACCGCCTTCAAACATACTCATGTAAACCAGTAGATTAAAGTGAGGAAAACTTAAATCTTTATGCCAACTTGATTGCTTTAGTTCTCCGTCAAAGGTTGAATTTAAATTTATTCTGTATATTGTGTTTAGTTGGATATTGTTTGCTTGTAGTATTTCTTCTATTACTTTGTAACTTAAATCAAACAAAGGACTAGTCACTGAACTATATGATTTCCCAGGCATAGGTCTACTCATAATCATATGACTGTAGTATGGTAATTCTTTCTCTCTATTTTCTCCTGGAAAGCTCATAGGATCATGATAGTTCCAAGTCATATCAGATTCAAATATTATATTTTGTAGTTGTTGATAATTTTGTGTACAAGGATTCTTTAATTGTTGTATCAACTATTCATCTCCTAGATTATTTAAAAATTGTCTTAGTTTTGTAGAATCTGTTTCAGCCCTTATTTTTCCTACAGTATCTCCTTTGCTTGGATCAACATCTTCTTCGTTGGCAGGTTCTGCTGTAGATGATCTTTTCAAGCTATCATAAATTGTTGACTTGCGTTTGTTAAATTCTTGATAATCATCATCTTCTGCTAAATCTCTAATACGCAAACTGTCTACATCAAATTCAAGATCAACTTTTGCACCTACACCACTAGAACTTCTAGTTTTCATTAACTGTATTTGATATCTACCACGTTCACGCATAGCTCTACTTGTAAAGATACCAATCACGTTATCAGCAGTTTGAATCTTACTAAGGCCACCACTAATATGCGAATGATCAAATTCTATTTCTTCTACTGCACCTCTATTCAATTGTGCCGCAGTAACAAAGACTGTATTCAACTCCATTGCTAGATTACGTAGTTCTTCTGATACAAACTTATCTTTAATAAACAAGTTTTCTGCACTTACCCTTGCACCATTAGGCATAAGCAAATCAAGATAATCAATCAATAACACATCAATCTTGCGTCCTGTTTTAATTTCATATTCTTTGATATAACTTCTTACATCATTAGGAGTCTTACCACTAGGCATATACTTGACTTGGAATGCCCCAGACTTCTTACCTATCATTTTTACTTTCATCTCAACATCATCTATTGATTTGAAAATATCACGAGTTGGAATATCTGTAACCATACTATCAACACGCATACTAACCAAGTTCTCAGAAAGTTCAAGAGTTAAGTATAAAACGTTCATACCTGCTAGTGCCCAGTTAACTCCTAAGTTTGCTAAGAACAAACTCTTACCTGCACCAGAACCACCTGCAAATATATTCAGTTCTCCTCTATTGAAACCACCGAATAGTTTTTTATCTAAACTTGCCCAGCCAGTTGTAACCTGTCCGTTATTATCTTTAATTGCTGTTAGTCTAGCCTTAGGATCTTTCCAATAGTCTGTGCCTAAGTCTTTTTGCAATCCAATTTGTACTGCCTTCTTTACCAAGTCTTCTACTGGACCATACTCTCCCTTTTCAAGCAAGTCTGCACCTTTCAGTATCGCCGATTCTAGTGCTTTGTGTCTACTAAAAGTTTCAAACTCTGCTAGTAGCCAATCATAATGATTTTCTGCTAACTCACCAGGATGTTTTAGATCTGCTTTGGTTGCGGCATTGATTATATCAAAAGTAGGAAGTGCGTTATGTTCACTTACGTAGTCATTTAAAAATTTTGCTGTTTCTTGTAGACGTCTATCAAACGCTCTATGATCAAATACACTTTGACATCTTACAAATGTTTCAGCATCAGTAAGCATCATTTCTAGATATACTTTTTGTATATCATATCCATAATCTGTATTTTGTCTAGTTGCCATTAAGTACCTTTTCTAATTCTTTTAATATATCTATATATTGATATACCACCCTCTTCTTCTCCTCATCTGAAACATTGCTATAAACAACTTCCATCATTTTAGGAAATTCTTCTGTAAGTCTTTTGTTTATTATAGCTTCTGATACCATCGTTTGTCAAGTTCTATTTTGGTTTTTGTTTGTGCTAGTACAGCACCTATACAGCTACCAGGATCGCCTGGATTTGGTGGTACCCAACAGTTTTCCCATTCTTTTGCCACTAGCCCTATTGCTTCTTTGTTTAAGGCGCCGCCTCCTGCGAAAGCCACAGCCTTACCATGATTTGTTTTCCAGTGGGCATAGTTGCTTAATATCTTTACACAATAATTAAATACTGCTTGTGTAGCGGCAGCAATATCATACATGTCTTGTTTTGAAGTAAGTTCAGGTCTCCACCACATGCAACCTCTATGTAAGTTTTCACGCATGCGTATAGAGGGTTTATGTGCATCTTGATTTACCTTTATAATTTCTTGTAGCATGGTATGCATAAGTTTAATACCATCACCTTTCTTTGCCCATTCAGAGACAAGATACTCATCTCGTTGTGGCACTAATCCTATACGTTGTGTCATAGCACTATAAAAAAGTCCTAGGCTATGTGGATATCCTTGACTGTGAATCTTTTTTAATTTATTATCTTTTCCATGCCATATTGTAAGAGTTTCAAATTCACCTATACTATCTAAACATATTACTGCACAGTCATCATGTGGCTGTGTGTAGTATGCATATGCGGCATGACTTAGATGATGTTTTGTATAGCTTACAGGCACATCTAAATCCCAACGTTTCAAGTAATTAGGAATATTATTTTCTTTCAACAACCATCCTTGTCCGGCTCTCCATTGGCGAAGTGTTTTTAAGAAAGGCTTTTCATACCATTGTATAGACCAAGGCGGACCAAAACTTTGTTTTGCAACTTCTATCTGTGTCCAGTTAAAGTCTGGATCATTTGGAACTTTTGAAAAGTCTTTTGCTAGACTTGCCCATAAAAGTTTATCATCATCAAATACAGCAAGACTTGCATCATGGCTATTACCAACCATTCCCCATTGTATCATACTACTTCCTCCATAGCCCATTGTCTTTCTTTACACCACCAACATTCACCACAAGGTACAGTAAAGTTTTGTGTTGATTCTATGGTGCCCTCACAACTCCAAGTCTTTTCAAACAAAGACATAATATCTAATTTTTTATACTGCTTCATTATTGTTCTTTTGTCGTTTTGTGCAAACGGTCTGAATACTGGTACTAGTAACCATTCGTCTTCAATTTTTAAAGGCATAGGCTTATCTCTACGTTTGTCTCTGCCTTCATCTAATATTCCTTTTGGTGGATTCATCGTAACACCATTAAGCATAAGATCTAAATTATATTTCTTAGCAACATTGTGTAACATACTTTTTCTATATATTACATTTGGATCAGTACCAGCTTGTTCACCCCTCTTACGCTGACGTTTAAAAATATGATCTTTAATACTTTTTGTGCCTGTAAGTCTTATTACCTCTTGCACTACATCTTTTGCATATTGTTCATTAAAATTATTTTCTGTGTTTAATGATCCGGTTATAACATATATGTCAGCTTCATTTATACACTTGACTAAATTATAAAGCAATAGAGCACTATCTGCTCCACCACTAACTTGTACACCAACACGTTTTACGTTTGGAAAAATTGTCCATAAGTCTGCGTCTAGATAATTTTCCATAGCATAATCTAAGATTTAAATTTTTTCCATAATTTATGCAACACATAAAACCATACTGAGTTTATTGCAGGCTCTACGATTGCTACTGCCCCTGCTTCCCAAATACTTGCACCTGTAATAGCACTTACAACACACATAGCAATTAGTATGTGTCCTATAAAAAATATAATTGCTAGTGCTAGACTTTCATCCATTTTGTGTTTTACAGCATTAACTATACCTTTTGTAAATTCAGTCATCAATTGAACCACTCTCCTTTCTATTTGTAGATATAAGGATCTTTTTTCTTCATAGCCTTAATCTTTTTTTGATATTCTCTTTCTTCCTTCCAGTCATCATATCTTGCGATCCAATACTTGATAGGAAAGGTTACCATATCTATTATAGCTTTTAACCAAACCATTTTTTCTCCTTTAGTCTTATTTTTAAAGGACTTGTTTCTACAGCACTAACAATTTTATGTAGTGCATATAGACGTCCGTGTTTGTTAACTGCTTCACCTATGTCGTTTATATTTTCACCCCAGTCGGGCATAGAAACTCCCCAACCTAAATCAATTGCTTCTTGAATTAATTTAGATCCTGCCTCATCTCTATCAGGTACGACAATAACATCTTTATTTAATCTGTTTATAAGCATCGCTTGTTGATCTTTGATTTCGCTTCCTAACAACGCAACTCCTTCTATGTGTATTGCATCTAATGGACCTTCGCATACAATAGTAAAAACTTTGTTAGGACTTTGTTCATCTAAATTGAATACGTAACCTGGTTGTTGTTCTGACAAGTACTTAGGTTTCTTATCATTTAATACTGTTCTCGCAGTCCACCCAACAATACGTTTTTCAAAATAAAATGGAATAATCAATCTATCTCTATAGCCTAAGTTAGATGACCAAAAATATTTTGTATCATCTAAGTTTAGATTTCTTGTAGCCATATAATTTAATACAGCCATACTATGTTTGTCAAAATCTTTTATACTTGAAATTTCAATAGAGTTATCAGGTAAGTCTACAGTATTAAACTTCGGTAGATCAACAATTTGTTTTTTAATCTGTACACCTTCATTTTCTTGCATGACTTGTAGTGCAAGTTTATTAATTACATCATCTGGTGCATTTAACCATTTCAACAAGTTTCTAAATTTGTAAGATATATTACGTCCTGGCTGCCAGCTGGCCTTGAATCCGCAATTGAAACAATGATAACTTAGAGCATCACCTTCTTGTATGATGCCGCCTCGTTGTCTTGTATCAACGGATTGGCCATTATGCTGACAACACGGAGCATTGAAGGAGATCCAACCGCTAGGCGTTTTTTTACGCTTAGGCGGAAGATATGTCAGAACTGTCTCGGCTACAATACTCATAGTGTTATTATAGCGCCTTAAATGGCAAAAGTCAACTAGTTTCTAACAAGTATTTTTGAAATTTTATTGGTTGGTGACGCTGTAGTTTTAAATCTAATATAACTGTATACACCATTAAAGTTTACAGGAATTGGTGTAGTTTCTGTACCTGTGAATGTTACAGTAGCAATGTCTCCCCAATGTGTAGATTCTGTTACTACCGAATCCAAAGTAGCTTGAACTACAACATCTCCAATATATGTATCTGTATATATAGCGGCTGTATGTAGTGCTTCATTTCCGTTTATTGCCGGCTCAGCTGATCTTGATTCACTGAAAAATATTTCACTCTCTTCATCGTTTTGTTGAAATTGTGTAAAACTATATGAATCTCTTGGTCCAGGCATAGCATCAGATATTACTTTAATAGTACCAGAATTTCCAAAGAAGCTATCTGAGTATGTTATTGTTTTATCACTATTAGAATCTACTAGGTGTATGTTATATCTTAGATACTGATCTTTTACATTAAGTAAATCGTTTTCTGTAATGGTGACTGTACATAGTCCTCTTGTAGCGGCACTATCATCTCCTGTTACAGCAGTAGCATCGTGTTCAATTATTAAACTTTTGTTCTCATCAAATGCTGTAAATTTTACAGTATAACCACTTATTGATAATGGTTTTTGATCTGCATTTAAAATTCTAAATTGTAATTTGTTATCTATATTCTTATATATTTTTATTTGTCTTTGGTACACTGGTCTATACTCCGTTATGAATCCTGAGTCATTAGCGACAATTTGGATTCTGTTATTGACTAAATATCTAGGTATTAGCTGCGACATGCTAGTATTTATCGGATAAAAAATTAATAATGCTACTAAAAAATATAGAGAATGACTTCCCGTTTATAAGTGTAGCTACATATGGTGGTATAGAATATGTAGGTATAATTGTAAATCAAGATCAATACGTCACTACAATGTACGTATATAATGATCTTATAGATGACAAACACAAAAAACAATTTTTAGAATTAGGAGATATATGGTGGTGGGAATCAAACAGAATGATTCCGATCAATATATTCCTTAGAGCTGAGATGGAAAAGTTTCAGTACGCTTTGATGTCAATGAATTCTAAAGATGTTAAAATTACTATAGGACCTGTTGTAAACTTAGGTAATTTATCTGTGAAGAGAATTAAGCGTAAATCTGTGCAATTAGTTAGGCGCCAGAAGAAGTAACGTATTTTATATACCTGTAGTATATATAATCAAATAAAATAGTATTAAAAAGCAAACCAATTGCTGTAATCTGAAAACCGATCAAAAACGGTAAAAGCCAAAGCCAAAGAAACATTTTCACCAAATAATCTGTAACAAAGATTTTGGGCACTATATATGTTCGCCAAGGTCCTAGTTCTGGTTTTTTATTTGGTCTATAATCTTCAAATTCCCAATTCATCTATTCTCCCACTCTTGTTTATCTAATATAATATACCAAGCTCGATACGGCTTGGCCATTGAGTTATTTCTTAATCTATCTTTGCCGGATCTATTTTTTTCAGGCCACCACAAAAAAGGTTGAACACTCTCTGGAAATACTTTTTTATTTGCTATACTACCCCAATTTGTTTTCCAAAATAGTCTACTTGTATATTTAAAAATCTCATTTATAAAATATTCATAGTCAAATAATTCGTCTGGATATTTGTTCTCGTAACCACCTGGTAGTTCTTCTCTATCAAAAACTGATCTTGTAATTGTAATCATATCATAATTTTTTGGTAATACAATAGGTTTTTTATTTTTTATTTCTAACAAGTGTCGAGGTGTTTTCATTTTTGCAAACATTTGTTGGTACAAACCACCGTCGAATGTTGATTTTACATCAGTTGCTTCTACTTCTATATCGTACCAATAATTTAAAAGCACACCTAATAATCCTACACCTGCACCTATATCACATACAGTTTTAACATTCTCTATATCCATATGTTGTATGCAAAATTGTTTTTCATTATAGTAGTTCCAAAAGTTTTTGGAATACTTATAACCTTCTTCGTAGATAGTTTTGCCTGTTTCGTCTCTTTCTGATTTTACTTCAAGCTCGTCTAAAAATTTTCTAAACTTTTCTATGTTCATCTAATTGCTCGCATAGTAAATTCATATGAACAACACATGACATGGCGTAGGCTACTGCATGTGCTTTCTTAAAATAATATTCACCGTCTTTTGGTTTTGTCCAAACAGTTTTCATTATCGTTGGCCACGGCTGACTTGCTAGATGTCTCTTTGCTGGTCTTATTATTGCTAGTGTCGCCGCCAATTGTTCTACCGAGGTAGGTTTCAAGCGTTTCAAGAGATCGCTGTGACCGCTTAGATGAAATACTTGATCTACGAAGTCTTTGTGCTCCAAAAGTTCCCATATTGGTTTCCTTTCCATTAATGTCTGTAAGTGGGCTTCGTCTTTAATGTCTTTGTATATGCTGACATTAAGAAAGTCTAACTTAAAGTATCCGCGATCTTCTGCGTCTTTATAGTCAATTGTCGATAAATTATCTACGGGATTGTGTGGAATTTCTGTTACATAAACACCCGTATTGTGTTTTTTGTTTGTATCTAATTTTGCTATTCTATGATCTATCAAAGAAAGAATTTGTTCTCTATCTGCAAAGTCTATATCTATATCAGGCATTTATTTTTTCCTTGCATTTCTTTCCGTGTTCTTTATTATAATCATATTCACTAACTTGTTTTTTGCATATTTCACAGGTATGATCTTTCCATTCCTTGCGTCTTCTTTTTAATTCAGCCCAATATTTAGGATGTCTAAATTCATGCGCCATTATTTTCTTTCAAGTTTTTTTGCTTTCTTCTTAGCCATATCCCATTTTAATTTTGATACTCTATCTTTAAATGTTATGCCTTGCAAATGATCCCACTCGTGTAAAAAACATTTTGCTGAGTATCCTGATATCTTAGTACTTACCTCTTTCAAATTTTCATCGTACCATTTTGCGAGTATTTCTTTTGGTCTAGTTACTTTTACAAATACATTAGGAAAACTTAGACAGCCTTCAATGTCTTGTGTTGTTTCTTCGGTGTGTTGTAATACAACTGGATTAATTACAAGTATAGCATTTTCTTTTGTGTCACCCATTACAAATACTTGTGCATCCATACCTATCTGACTTGCACTTAAACCTATGCCGTGATTTTCAAGCATAAAGTTTGTCATATTTTCTTTTAATTCTTTAGGATCAAAAGATGGATTCTTGATATCTACATCTTTTAATTTTTTTTCTAAAAACTCATCCGGGTGATATATTAGTTTCATAAATTACTTTCCCTTACTACTTCTTTAACAGTTTCAACATCGCTAATTTGGCGTTTGAATCTTCTAGCCCAATGCTGAGGATCCATAACATTGTAAATAATACTTAATTGTTCATCATTAAACTTACTCATCATTTGCTTACCAGATTTACAATTAAGTATTAGCCAAGGACTTACCTTTCCATCTTTGATATGATAGATAGCCCGATTTAAACTTACATAATGGAAATAATGATTCCATACACTATTGTTTTCGTCAGCCCAGTCCATCATTGTAATGACCGAACGTTCTAATGCTGTTTGTACACCTTCCTTTTTAATTAGCTCTAAAGCATACTTTTCGTACATTTCCTCTCTGCACCAATGGTCTAATTTTACACCACTAGTAACAACATAGTCAACATATTTTTCTGGATACAAAGGACGCACATTGTTTACAAAACTTCCAAATTTTACAAATGCATTATAATAAGGACTCTTACAAAAATCATCATATGTTTTATCTTTTTTTGATCCTGCACTTAATTTATAAAATTGATTGAATGCATATAAACCCAATTGAACACGCTTTTCATTTTTTTGTAACGCTCTTCTTTTTTGTTCACACATATGTACTGCGAGAGTTTTTTCTCGTGTAAAGCCCGCTCCACAATATTGGCATACATATGGTTTTTCAGAACTTGGCATTCTCAATCCCGTGTTCTTCTGCAAGTTCTTTAAGTTCTTTTTTTGTAGATATTGTAGCAAGTAATTCAACCTCTTTTTGTTTCATGTTAGGGTAAATTTGTTCTAAAAATTTTATTACAGCATTATTATTGGCGCCTTTTTTCTTAAAGCCTATATACGGATGGAATTTTATTTTACCCCAAGCACCGCTCATACATAACAGTTGCCACATAAGTTCTTGATGTCCATTTTCTCTACCTACACCTATTGTATTAAAGTGCTTATTGTAGTATTCATTTGTTTTGAATACTGCGAGCTCCATTTCTTCTCTAGACCCTTGTACGGCGCTTATATAGCGATTAAGAAGCCAAAAAGACACCTGTTTACGTTCTTCAATAGAAAGTTCTTTCCATACATTTTTGGCATTCATATCAATTGCCGCTAGTATATCTTTTATTGGGAGTTTCTGCGATGCCATTCTTCAAGTTCCTCAGGAGTGTTTATTTCCATGCCATTAAAATCAACTTCAAACACAGACATACTGTATCCATTCTGTAACCATCTCAGTTGTTCTAATTTTTCAATTTGCTCTTCTGTATATTGCATCAAATTTTTGTAATTTGTTAGTGCTTCTTTTGTATATCCGTATACACCAAGATGATGTGAACCATACTCAAGACTAGATCTACAAAACCAATGTGCTTTGTTATCTGTATGTATAAGTTTAACACTATTAGGATCTTTTTGCAAGTCCTTATTCATCTTTGTATACACGGTCACAACGTCCTCGCTCAAAGCAAGTCCATTTGCAATACTTTTAATTATTTCAACTGTTATGTCTGGCATGTCACCTTGAACATTGATAATACCATCGTAAGAATCTAGCATAGGAAAAGCAGAGCATCTTTCTGTGCCGTTATCATAATATTTCTCCATATAAAAGCAGTCGCCTTCAGGAAATAAACTATGCACACGTTTGCTATCTGTTAAAACATATACGGGAAATCCTGATTCCTTACATCTGTCATAAACTCTTTTTACCATTGGTTTTCCGTTAAGTAAAGCAATAGGTTTTTCAGGAAATCTAGTACTACCCATTCTTGCAGGAATACAAATTGCATAATTTAAATTTTTATGTTTCATCATACTGCTCCGAAATAATATTTAAATAAGCCCATTAATAAAATTGTTGCAAGTGTGCCGTTAAGCATTGTTAAAGCTCTATCATGCCAAAGCATTCCTACCCATAACCAGCCAAGTGTTCCTGCAAAACTAAACCATAAATCAATTAAAGGTATGCCAGCACTTCTTGCGGCTACGGCAATTAATATTAAAGCACTAGAGGCCCATTTAACATACCAACTTAAATCTCCTTTAGGTGTCACTTTTTTAAACACCCTTGTAGAATTAAGAGCTTTTATTTTATCATCTAATTTTTCTTTTATAGGCTCTATCGTCATTTCTCCAATTCGTCCCATTCTTCATCATCCTTATAAAAATCTGGACATCCGTCATCTGTACAATAATTAGGATCTACCTTTTCTATTTCCGATGTATCGCCCGATCCTAATGCTTCAAAAAATTTGGATAATGTAGAAGTTTGTTCTTTTACAGATTGGCAAGCGGTTAACATTGCCAAACACATTAATATTAAAATTTTATTCTTTAAGCTCTTCTGCATCTTTTATAGTATAATACATTAACAGTATTCTGTCAAGTTGTTTTTTTAATACTTTATGATTTTGAGCAAGTTTTAACATATGCCTCCATTCAGCATGGGAAAATAAATCACCAGTTTCTCTAGATATCGCGTTTGGATCTCCTCCAACTATCCATCTAGGAATTGTATTGTGTGGGGGGTCTCGATAACGAGCGAACACAACACCGTTGGCCCGCTCGTATATCAAAGGTTGATTTGGAATCAATCTCGACAACCATGTTCTCCTTACACGGCTACGAAATAAACTACACTTATTGCTGCTATAGCTAGGCTACCTGCATTAAGTTCATCATGCTTACCACTAAGTGCTTTGATAACTGCATAAGCAATAAAGCCTAATGCAATACCATGAGCAATACTAAAAGTCAACGGCATAAGCACAGCCGCTAATACTGCTGGTGCATACTCAGTAACATCATCCCAATCAATGTCTGCAATGTTACGTAAAAAGTATGTGGCAATAAAGATTAATGCTGGTGCTGTTGCAAATGCTGGAATACTTTGTGCTAGTGGAGCAAAGAATAAGCAAGCCGCAAACAATACTGCTACTGTTACAGCCGTTAATCCTGTTTTACCACCTTCTTTGATTCCTGCACCGCTTTCAATATACGATGTGGTATTCGATGTACCAACTAAGGCTCCTGCTGAAGTAGCTACAGAGTCTGCTAGTAAGGCTCTATCGATACCTTCTACTTCTCCATCATCATTAACTTTTCCTGTCAGATTAGCAACACTAGTAAGTGTTCCTGCCGTATCAAAAAAGTCAACAAACAAAAATGCAAAAGCAGTACCAATAAATCCTGCGGTAGCAATCATACTAAAGTCTAAACTAAAAGCATGTTCTGGACTAGGAATAGCACCTGCAAATCCGTTTAGATCAGCAATACCAAAAATCCAAGCAATAATACTTACTGCAAGAATACCAATAATAATTGCACCTGGTACTTTACGTTTGTCAAGCATTGCCATAATAACAAAACCAAGTCCTGTTAGTAACACAGGCCAACTTGCAACATCGCCTAACCCTACAAGTGTTGCTGGATTGTCAACTACTACGCCTGCATTTTTCAAACCAATAATGGCTAGAAAAAGCCCAATACCTGCACCTACACCCAATTTCATTGATTTGGGAATACTATTAATAATGTATTTACGAGCTGGTGTTACACTCAGTCCGATAAACACAATACCGGCTACAAATACTGCTGCCAATGCTTGTTGGAATGTATAACCCATTCCAAAGATTACACCAAACGTAAAGAACGCATTAAGTCCCATACCTGGTGCTAGTGCTACAGGCCAATTAGCCCATAACCCCATTATCAGGGTACCGATCACTGCGGCAATGATAGTTGCCGTAAAGACAGCGCCAAAGCCCATACCTGTTCCTTCTGTTGAAAGAATAGCTGGGTTGACTACAGTAATATAAGCCATCGTAAGAAAAGTTGCGATACCTGCCATTACTTCTGTCCTAACGGTAGTTTTGGCTTTTTCAAGCCCAAAGAGTTTTTCTAACATTTTTTTCTCCGTTATATTTTAGTGCCAACTGTTCGACGAACAATGTCGTCATGATTAAACTCAGCCCAATAAAGTTCAAAAGCGACACCGTCTTCTAAACCTTCAAATTGATGGACTTTGCCCGGCTTCACTTGAGTGAAGTCACCTGGACCAAGAATTGTTTCATCAACTAATCCTTCTTGGTCATCTTGCCAAACACGGACAATCATTTTGCCCGATTCAACAAAGAATCCGTTCCATTTAAATTTATGCTCATGTTCTGAACATTTAAAGCCAGCATTAAATTCAATACGGTGAAATTCTAGTACACCATTTGCATGAATTAATTCTGTCTGACCCCATATCTTTCCTGCTTTCATCTTCGTCTCCTTTACAATATTAAACCATAATCTATTATTTCTGATTGGCGTGATATTTCTTTGATAAAATATGCACAAAGCGGGTTGTCTCCTTCAGTAATAGGAACTGCTAATAATTGTCCGTTTTTTACTTTAGGAAAATACCATTTTACATCATTGTAAAAATTGGTAATTTTTATTTCTCCATAATCGATCTTGTAACTAGATATAGGATTGAATAAGAAAGCTTCGAATCCCCTATTGTTAATACTAGTTAAGGGAAGAACTTCTATATCATTTCCACTAGTACTATCGCCAACTGCAATAGACCAATCTAATGGCATCATTATTTCTTTACCAGCTATTTCTAAAACCATTGCTGGTGCATTAAAACTTTCAAGAAAAATTAGCGGTATAAAAAAGAAATCAGGATCTTTTGGATCACTATTATCTAATACTGCAAATCTTATATCTTCTTCAAGTTCATCAGGTAAGTTGGTTAATGGAAAACACTTATCCTCTAATGTTAATATTCTCATATATTATTCCTTTAATTCCATTCAACCTTTTCAATGCTGAAGGGATATTCTGCTTCTTTGTAAAATTTTTTACGTTGAGTTAAATGTCTTTTTGCAAATTTGCATGTAGATGTAAGATCCCATATTTGCACAAAATCTTTGTCTTTAGCTTTTCTCACACCACGACCGATACTTTGGATTACACGAACGAATGACTTACCAGGCTCAATAAGCACGAGATTAAAAATACGTGGAATATTAATTCCCACCGACGCAACTCCATAGGTCGCGATAACCACGTGATTACTTCCTTCGTTAATTTCGTCATATGCCTCCTTTCGATCTTTTAGTTTGACATCGCCTTTAACAAAAACGCTATTAGGGATTAACTGCTGAAGTAATTCTCCAGCAGATATTCTGTCCACTAATATAAGGGTATTGCCTGTTTGTGATATTGTATTTAACAGTTTGCCTAAATAATTTATCCTGTCTTTATTAGTGACAAGATATTTTAATTCTTCTTGATAATTTTTGTGTGCTACTGTATCTATAAGTTGCACAACATTTACATGACAGTTAGAAAGCACTCCTTTGTCTTGTAATTCTTTTGCTGTAACTTGACCTATCACAGGACCTAAACTTGCATGTATGCTTTCAAATTCAAATTTTTCTTTTGGAATAGTGCCAGTTAGTCCCCATCGTATAGGTGCATTGCGTAAGTTTTGTGTTAATAATTTTTTCAGTACTTCAGCTTTTGCTTGATGTACTTCGTCAATAATTATTGTACTTACACCTTCAAGAAACTCTGCAAGACTCAATAATGCTTCGCCGTCTTTAGATTTTTTGTCTAATATATTTAAAGACTGCCAAGTACATATTGTATGAGTTTTGCCTAGTTCTTTTCTGTCGCCAAAGTAAACACCTACGTCCAACCCACAGTTAATATAATCTTCCTCAGTCTGCGTGACTAGACTTTTATTAGGAACAATTACCAGACTACGTCCGTACGTGTCTGTGATGTTGCTTAAGGTGGCAGTAATAATAGTTTTACCGGCTCCGGTTGCGACTTCTTGTAATGATTGAGGATTTTCTAAAAAGTTATTGATTACCTCTACTTGATAATCACGCAAACGAATTTTTTCACCCTCAGCAGGATGTCCCTTTGGCCATGTTTTATCACCCCAGTAGTCTGAAGCAATTGGATCAAACTTTAAGTCTACAGTTTCTCGTCTATCTTCAATATCTACAATTTCAACGTTAGACTTGTGTAACACATCTGTAATAACATCAAGATGATTAACATATCCTGTACCGCCGATACCAAAAAAAGCAACCTTTCCGTCCCATCTGCCTAGTTTATATTGTGGCATATAACGAGCATACGGAACTTCAAACTTTAAAGAATTTGCAATTCTTCTTCGGACATCGACTTCAAGTCCGACAAGTTTAATGTTTACTTCATCTTCAATTATTAATTTACATGTAGCCATATTATAAAGTTTGTACCTTTACACGGTTAAATGGACTAATATCAGTATCATAATGTATTATCAAATCCAAAGGATTTACATAATCAGATACTTTGGCATGCATTCTTACACTACCAAAAGTTAAAACTGTATTAGGTCTCCATTCGCTCTTAAGTAACGGTTTAGGAAACTTATTGCTATTAATATACACTACTTTTGTGTTTGTGTCAAGTGGATTATTTAATTTGTTCAATTTAACATATTCATTAAATTCTCGATTTATTCCTTTGTCATTGTCTACCCTAAATAAAACACTCATATCTTGTTTAAAAATTATATTATTCAGACCTTTGTTAATTTTTACTAATCCTTCTAAGGGCGATTCTATTGGTAAAATTACTAATAAAGGAAATCTATTCAATTCTAATAAACTTTCTAAAACACGTTCTATAGGATATACATTTGGTGGTACTACTACATTGTATTCTTGCCGTGTTACAATTTTCTTACTCAAAACAGTTAAAGCATTTAAACTATCTTCTAGCTCTTGTTGGTCGAAATGATAAAGGCCAAGTTGATCTTTGCGGTCATTATATATTGCTAGATTATCTTTTGTAGGCTCGCCAATTGACGAGATCATAAAATTAATTGCTTTGTCAGAAAGATTTTTTAGTTTGAAAGAATAAATGCCTGGTATATAATCGTCTTCGTTATTACTCATTGCTTCTACCTTTTCATAAAAAGTTAACAACTCAGGTTGTATATCAAAGTTGCTATTTTTAAAATTTTGTATTACTTTAAATACATTCTGTTCATTAAAAGGAAAATAATGTATTTTATTTTTGCTATCATATATATGGCCCTGGGTGCCTGACTTTGCCTTTTCAATCGCGTTAATTAGTTTTTTGTTGAATATAAATTTTACTGCAATAACAAGTTCTTCAGCGTTGTTATATTGTAATGTTATGGATTTTTCTCTGTCTAATTTTCTTAAAGGAATGCGTAGATTGTCTAACGAATCGTGTATGTTATGGTCATACATATCATTATAACAAACAAGTTTTGTCTTTAACAATGCATGTTGTCTATCAGTAAGACCTATACCTCTTACAGTTTGTCTACCTATGCTTGTAAGTATAGTATAATCTTCTTTCTTCATTGTAAATTTTCCAGGTTCTGCGTTCTGAAATCCTACAAGAAGTTCAAGACAATCCTCTATAGTTTTTGTATTCATGTATACATTATACAAGATTATAACTTAAAAGTCAAGTGTTTATGCGGTATTCCTGCAGATATTTCTTCGATAGTGTATTCTGTATGTGCGTAATCATTAAGCCATTGTTGTCTATCAGTAAGGTTAGGAGAATTAATATCTTTCAAATCTTTGTTTGCAACTTCATATGCTAAACTACTAGGTCCTGTAAATGCAGGTACGCCTGCAAGTATACTATGTATGCCTGGATTGCTAGACCAACTTACAGTTGCCCATGCACCTTTGAATGACATATCAAAATCATCATATGTGTTAGGAATTTTTTTTGGTTCTTGCCTGCGTACATTTTTCCATTCTCGCTCTATGTCTGGTAACCAACATCTTGGGTGTGGCCTAAATATTATTGGCAAATTACAATGAAGTTTAATTGTATCAATTGTCTTGATTACCCAATTTGCCATTGACCCCATATTTTTCCATTGTAGACTTTTGTCATGTTGACCACAAATTAAAATATGTTCTCCGCTAGTTCTCCAAGGTTGTAATTTAAGTCCTAGTTTTTCGGCTCTACTGCTATCATTTCCTTTAGGGCCAAAATACGCATCTCTGTTTATTCCGTTAAGTCCAACTTTCCAGGTTGTACCTCTTTTTATTCCACCAACTTCTAATACAATCGTTGGTTTACCTTGCTCCCAGACTTCTTTGTTTCTCGCCATTCGACCATGAAACAATACGCTCCAAATAACATTAACATCGGCACTAGGATCATTATACACAACATCAATCCCGTGATGTACACAGCCGTCAGCAAAAGCACTGAAAACAGGCTGACTATTAAGTGCGCCATAGTCTGTCCATAAACTAACTTTCATTCCAGTATGATTCATTTCTTTGGTTAATTAAATCTTTTGTTAAACTTTTTCCAGTGTCTTTACGAGCACCTTTGAGATGGTCCATCCATCTACCCAATTCACAGTTAATAAGTGGATGACCACCTCCACCTGTAATTGCGCCTTTCATTATCATATCTTCTGTATAATCTAAAACGTTAGAATATTCTATTTTCATTTTATTTAGAATATGTCCAAAAACAAAACTATCATGCCATTCTTCTAATAAAAAAATTCCGTTTTCTGCATCTTCATATACTCTTTCAAATTCTGCCATAAATTTTTTACATATTTCATTCTTAACATTTAAACCGTAAAATCCACATTCTGGCCATGTTTGAGAACCTTTGCCTCTACCAACATATGTTATCCATTTATCATTTGGCAATAGTTCAGCAAACTGTTCATAAGTCCAAGCACTATGAATAAACGTATCTGCATCCATCCATATACACCAGTCCTTAGAGCGTCTTACAGCGTCATACACAGCATATGTTTTGTTAGCGAACCGTATGGCATCCCATTTAAATTCTTTATGATGATCCCTTGGTCTGCGTTCTGGCCACGGGCATTTACCATTTGCCTTAGGAACATTTTTCCATTTGTTTTTAAAATTATTTAATTTTGGTAATGCTTCAAAAGAATCTAATATAGTTATTTGTTCAGGATCAGGATTTACTGGGTTACAAGATTCTGCATATACTAGTAGTTTGATACGTTTGTCAACCTGTTCTGCAAAACTATTTAAAAAACGCTGTCCATATTTGTCCAATCCTGGTTGGTGAAAAGTTGTCAGCACTAATATTTCCATTTCATTAAATCCTTGTGTTAATTGCCATGCATTAAATGTCAAATAAATTCTCTCATATGTCGCCAGCATGAGCCATTTCTAAGTTCTTCAAAATTCCAATGGAACATACTAATTCTTTGCAACCATTTCAATCTATCAAAGTGATCAGGTCTTTCTATTTTACTAAAATCTGTATTTGCAACTTCTCTGCATTGACTGTCTATAGGATCTGTTAAGAATGCATGAAAACCTTTTGCAATTGGACCAACTGCTGCACTACTATTATGATTTACTACAGCCCAAGCTCCTTGTAGATCTTGATCAAGAGTTCTTCCAGGCAAACTTAATTCAACATTAGAAAAATGCTCTAATGGATGTCCTGGTCTTTTGGCAAGGTAATCAACTGCAAGTTTATCTCCAGGATGACTGCGGATAATTATTTTTCTATCTGTATATCTTTGTATTAATTGGATAGTATCCTGCATCCATTGCACTACATCATAACCTTTCATACTCCAGCCACCTTGTCTTTGGCACATTAACACTATATGATTTCCTGTACGTGTATATTCAGATATTGGTAAACCTAAAGTTTTAGAAATAATACGCCAGCGTTTTTCGTTGATTGTTGTATCACAATACTTTCCTGTTGTTGGAAATATACCATCAAAGCTATATCTTAAATAGCCTTTAGTATTATTTGGATCATGAAATAAAAATAAATTTGCATCAGCTGTTATTGTATGTCGTCCGTATTCTTTTTGTGTTCTAATAACATTATGTCTTAAACGTAAATGTGGTGTAGTAATTTTATCATACACCCATCCTTGTATCATACCAGCATCACATTCGATCAAATTATCATGTGTATGAACAATTCCTGTATCTCCGGCCTGACGAACACCCTCAGCAAAATCAAATAAAAGTTGCTCTTTTTGAGGGTTTATGTTCTTACCTGGAACAGTTTTTAAGTAACTAACTACCTTCATTGAGGATATCCCATGCGTAACCAGAACGAAGTTCATTTGCAGTAAATTGACAATATGATAAATGTCTTGCAAAAGCATGTACTTCATCTATGCTTGGACGGTTCAAATTTTCAACCTCATTAAGATTTTTGTTACATAATACACTTGCCGCATTAGGAGCTAAAGCTATAGCTGGAGTGCCAACTAATAATGCCTCTGTGGCTGCAATACTGTTAAATGTAACTAAACAATGTGCATCTTTCAGAGCGTCCCATATTGTATTTTGGGTTACTCTTTCTCGCCTTGATGGTTTTAGCCTTACAACTAGTTTTCTATCTGTATGTTTTTTAAGTTCACTAAGTGTAGTTTCCATCCATTCGTCTACGTTTTGTCCATAGAACTTCATTACTTTTGCACTAGGTGGACATATTAAAACATAGTCGCCTCTTTTAAATTTACTAGGTCTCCATCCTAATCGATGTAACCTATCGTCTGGTCGTTCTACTATAGGCCCTAAGTTTTGTAAATTATTTTTTGTTACACGATGATAGTCTTTCCTTGTAGTCCATATAGGTTGCATATATCCTGTATCAATTGCATAAAAATCTCTTCCAGTTTCCCTACAAAATTTTATAGCTTTTTGTCCTCCGCCGCCTAAGCCTCTAATAACTAAGGCGTTTTTGGTTTTTGATTCTCTATCAAAATCACTAATTACTCCTCCGCTACCAAGTATAAAGTCTTCGCAAAAAGGATCGTAGGCAAGTCCTTTAGACTTTTCGCTTAATGGGCTGAATTCAGGTTTGTTAATAGCCGCAACTTTTATCCCCATTGTTTCCTCCTTTATTCTTTTTATTTCATCTTTTGTCTTATAAACGACTTCGTCTGGATCGGAGAGTTCATGCAAACATAGTGTTAAGTATTTCTTTGCATTCCAATTTAATGTCAAGTCATCAATGTTTACTCTTTCCTGTTGTCTCCTCTCTTCTTTCTTCTCCATCTTTACAATTTTTTTTTGGTAGTAATCAGCTTGTACACTTATCCAATCTAATGCATATTCACATTCTTTACATTCCTCAAACCAAGGACCGCCTTCAGTATAATGTAATGCTTTGGGCTTTCCGTCTTTTGGTTCTTTGTACCATCCTACTAACCAATTCCATTCGTGTGTTATTTTACCAACAAACTTATCTGGTAACCAGCTAAATCTATGCAAGTATGCTCCTGTAGTATCAGCATGATTAATCAAATCTAATGTTACTGCTTTATTCGATGCATGACCGCAGTTCCATAAAACCATACTTGACCAATTTTTTCTTGGATAGGGTAATTGTGCTTTACCATCCATCTTTTCACCTTCTTTAGGAGTGTAGTCATGATGGGCACACATTACTGCATACTTGTCGTCAGCAAGAGCAAATAAATCTGCTACATCTTGCTTAAATATAAAATCACAATCAATGAACAATGCCCAACCTGAATAGTCAGTTAGGAAAGGCACAAGAAATCTTGTAAATGTAAACTCTGTAGAACCTAGCTTATCTTCATCACGCCAATACCAATTTTGACTGCGTAATTTGTCTTGTCTTAAAGGAATGACTTCAACAGGTACTGATGCAGTATTGTAAATGCTTTGTTTACATACTTCAAAAGCAATATCTTCTCTACTGTCATATCCTACAAATATTTTTAATGGTTTAATCTCTTCGCTCAATATCTTCCTCCACACACTTCTCCCCATACTGTACTTCTAGTATATGACAATGCTCGTCAAAGGGGTTACTTGCCTTATGCCATACTTCACATCCTATAGAATAACCATTTGTACATTCTGATAAAGTTACTGTATCTTTGTTAGAATTATATTCTGTATCTAAAACACATTTTCCTTTAAGTACATACCAGTGTTCTGATCTAAAATAATGTTTTTGATCAGATAATGATCGTCCAGGTGTTATTACTAATTCTTTAACTTTATATTTTATTTTATCATCTAAAACTCTGTACCATCCCCAATTACGGACAGTTTTTGGGTTTTTCCATTCTTCTAAAATCCAACTACTGCTGTTCTTTTTAGTTTTTCCTCCTACGCCATAAACAAAACTTACATTTGGGTAATCTCCATATGTAGCTTCTTCAGGCACATTACCTTGATTTCTGTCGCCACCGTTGGCAAATATTATATGTGTTTTACTACTATTTGTTGACAATAATTTAAAAATAGCTCCACCCGCATCATCAAATTTGTCATCGTTCATTACTTCAATTACTTGATCAACCATTGAAAGATTTTCTATAATAGCACAACGTTCTTTGAAAGGCATAAAAGGTCTACCTTTTTTACGTGTTAGCCAATCATCACTGTTAACCCCTACTACTAACTTGTCACCTAATTTTTTTGCTTCACGGAAATAATCAATGTGTCCAGAATGTAAAGGATCAAAGCCGCCAGTGACCAAAACTAATTTCATCTACCTAACCATCTCCTTGCCGCGTCAATTGGATTGCGTAAGCCTTCATAAGTTTTATCAATAAAGTCTATATGTCTACTTAATTTTTCGTCTAATTTTTCTTGATTCTTTTCAATCTTATCAAGTTGTTTTTTTAACTTGTCTATTTTATCTAATATTAAAATTTCATGAGGTTGCATTTTACCATCCAAATATATAATCACGTCTTACATTAGTAATTTCTTTTGCACCGTGACGTTTTAAAAATTCTCCTGCACAATATTCTGTATCAGAATGTTGTTCTACTATTACTATAGGTTTGTATTTTAGAATTGTTTGTATACTGCCTTCTAGAATCGGAAGTTCATGTCTTTCGCAATCTATTTTAATTAAGCCAAATTTAGGCAAATCTAAATCATCTAACTTTTTAACTTCGAATGCACCTACACCAAATGTATTTTCATTTACATGACTGTTACCTGTGTTTATACTGTCATAAATCATATCAACAGTTGTAGCAGTTTTACCTAGTGCATATTTGTTTATAATCACTGGTAAATCTTTTACATTTAATTCTAAACATTCTAAAACTTGTGGCATTGGTTCGTATGCTATTACTTGTTTGAATTTTTCCGTTAATGGTTTTGCCCAAAATCCTACATTTGCACCAACGTCAATAGCAAGGTCAAAATCAGTTATATATTTGTATGCTTCATCTCTAACATCATCTTGATATTCAGCAGGGCCGCCTTGGCTGATTCTTTTTGTAATCATTCTGTAAAAGTGATTGTCAGTATCAGGCATCCAATAATTATATACTTGCTTCATGTTAAACTTTCTTTAAATATACAATATATTTTACTACAAATATTTCAGGAGCCTTTTTCAACTTTACCCAACGTTCTGTTATATCTTCACTAATAAGTTCCCAACCATGTTCTTTATTTTTAGTTTCAATTAAAGATTTCCACCATTTAGGTTTTTCAATTATTAAATGTGCATTTCTACCATCACTTAGTTTTTTCTTTGCAGGATGGCAAGCAATAAGGTGATATTGATACTTGTCTGCAATGCTATATAAATTGTTTAAAACACTTTCTAATTGATCTGGCTCGATATGTTCTAACACATCACTGCTATAAACTAAGTCTGCTTTTTTTGGTAAATCAATAGGAGATGTTACAGGGTCATAATTGTATACTTGATTTGATTCTTCTAATTGCTTAAAAGGCATGCCTTTACCGCAACCAAAATCTAATATAGATTGCAGTTTTTCTTCAGAAATTAATTTTTGTACGCCTTGGGGAATATTTTTTGCAACTCCAAAACCTTTTCTACTGTGCAGTCTTTGAAGTTCTTTTAAGTATTTTTCTGAATGCATAAGACCTCTTTCATATAATTATATATTACTTATCTCACGCATTTGAAGGAGGGTTATTTATAGGCTTGCGTCTTCCATGCCAGCAACTCTTAATTTAACTACGTTTGTAATTTGCCACTGTTTCTGATCTAATCCTTTAAGTAGACCAAGCCATTTATTACGTAATAATGCAAATTCGTTTATGATTTTTTCATAGTCTACTACATCTGCTTCGCCATCTACGTACTTTTCAACGTCTCTGCTAGACAAAGCTCTTTGATAGTTTTCAAGATATTTTTTAAAGAATGAACTACGTAATCTTCTCAATTCAATATTTAAATAATTTAGGATTGCTTCGATTTCTTGTAGTTGATTAAATCTATGTTCAACTATTCCTGGCATTTGTGATGCTTGTTTTTCAACACTACCTTTAAGTTTTACTTCTAATCTTGCATCTTGTAATTCACTTTCAAAAAACTTTATTGCTTCAGGAATTTTTGAAACATCTCTTGCTACTTCTGAATACCAACCCATTAATGTTTCTCCATAAATAATAGTTCTCGTTTTTGCACAATATCAACTTTATATCCAAACATACCTTTTAAACGGTTGTTTATTGTTCTCTGAACTTGAGTGATGGATCGTTCTCCAACAGTATCCCAATCGATTAAAGTCCATTTGCCTTTATGCTCAAGCACATTTGCCAATGTCCAATCACCATGCGAATAAGGAAAAGTTTCTTTTACATTGTCTATGCAGAATTTACGAAACTTTTCTATAAATTGCGGAGTATGACTGTATTTCATTATAGACGTACCTGGTAAAAATTTATAATCAATAAAGTAACTGTGTTTGTTAAAATTGCCATAATCTAAAAGATATCCTGGAAAAATTTTGTGCATAATATCAATGTGTTCTTGCACACTTGATGCGTATAAATGTTGTTCCCAATCAGCCCCAACCCAAATTTTTCTAATACGATCATTTAATTTGTAAGTATATCTTCCTTTTGAAAGTTTTTTCCTTAGTAACATTATTCATCATACATTTCGTCTTCGTCTTCTTCGTCAGCCTTATCCAAGTCTAAATAGTAATAAATTGCATCATCCAATTCATTATCAGCACCTAACATTTCGTTAAAAGTATGATCATCTACTCCCATGTCTGCAAGTAAATCAACATATCTTTCAGCGGCCGCATGTATAGATTTTTTATCTAAGTACTCCTTAAACATTGTCCAAACTTCGACAATATGAGTTTCATCCATTTCCATTTGCCTCCTCGGTTACAGTTTCAGTATCGTCTACTTCTGCGATATTTACCTCCGAGGACGTCTTTTCATTGAATTCTGACATAACTAAATCTAACTTTTCGCCTGTCCAATTCTTTCTATACTCAAGATGTTCTTCGCCTTTTATATCAACGTACTTTAGTCGATTGCCTGACTTTTCTATCAAGCCTTTCTTTTCAAAAAGTTCAACTAGACCACTATATGGATTCATACCAGTTTCGTATGGAATCTTTACTTGTACACCTTCAAAAGGTTTACTGTATCTAGTTTTCATAACTTTACAGCCAGCACGTATACCACGTACTTCAGAAATCTTGTTACCTGCTTCATCTTCTTTCAGTTTTAGTTTTTTCATTGCAACAACAATACTTGATGCATAGATAAAACCTTGTCCACCTGATATCTTGTCATCTGGATCAAACATATCTTGAGATGCATATGTATGGTTAGTACATACAAGACCTACGTTATGTGTACCAATCATGTTTACTGTATTTCTTACTAGAGCAGTAAGTTGTTTAGGCTTACGACCCATGTCGCCTTTCATATCACCTTTATCAAACTGATCAACATCTGTGGGTGTTAATAGCATACCTAAACTGTCAATTACAAATAAAACTTTAGGGCGATCTTCTTCAGCCATTGCTTTGTAGTCTGCCATAAAAGTTGATACTGTTTTTGCAACATCATCAATCATGGACATATTTAATTTTAATAACTTATCTTCACCAGTGTCAACACCTAGTGCCTGTAACCATGACTCGTCTAGAGCATTTTCTGAATCTATCAATACAACAAAGATTCCTTGTTCTTGTGCATGTTTTACAATATTACCACTACAAAAATAAGATTTTCCTGCGCCTGATTCTCCTGCAAACACAGTAACTTTTCCGAGTGGTACACCTTTTTTAAAGTCTCCACTTATAAGATAATTTAGTGCATAAGAGCCTGTACTGATCCAATCTGTAGGATCATTGAAGCCAGCACTCATGCCTGAGATGCTTTTTGTCAAGTCTTTACGAAACTTGCTTACGTCAAATGATTTAGCCATAATTTCTCCTTATCAATTTGGGGGTAGCATTACTACTACCCCCGATATATTATTTTGCTTGTCGCTGTCTGATCATTGCAAGAATGTCAGCCGCATCACCTGTTGATGCTTCTGCTTCGGCTTTTTCAGCTTTAGGCTCTTCTACCTTTGGAGCCTCTTCTTGCTTTGGGGCAGTAGCCACCTGCTCTTCAGGAGCACTTTGACTTACTGCTGTCGCTTTCGGCGATGCCGCTACAGTTGGATCACCAGTACGTGCCGCCATACCTGCTGGACGGAAATAGTTACCCCAACGTTCTGAATCATATGCTTCACCGTCAACTGACGCTTCAAACATTTCTTTCATAACCTTTACTGCAACTTCGTCTGGTTTCTTCGGAAGGAAGTCACTAAAATTAAACAAGCCATGTGTATTGATTGCTTGCATTTCAGCATCTGCAAGTGGACGTTCTCTACGAGCCCAGTTAGATGTTGAATAGTCTGCATATCCGCCTTTACTTGTTTTGTTAAGACGAAAGTCTACACCAGCAGTATAATCTGTTGGTAATTCTTCCATATCTGGATCCATAAGAGCCGCTTTGATAATTTGAAAAATTTGTGGACCAATAATAAACCTGCGAATTGGATTCTCAGGAGTACTATCTTCTTGTAGTGGATTGTCAGTAACAAATCCTTGGAAGATATATGAACGCTTCTTCCAATACTTACGACCCATGTCTTCTAGACTTGGATCTTTGAACCAACCACGTACCTCGTTCAAGATATCACAAGTATCACCATACATTTCCATACATGGTACTTGAACTTGAACTGGACGAGAATCAGTTTCACCTTTTACACCGTTAAAAGGTAATTTAATCATCAAACGTTCTTTCCAAAAGAAAGTGTTTGAATCGTCACCATCAGGAAGGAAACGGAGTGTTGCACTCTCGCCTTCTTTAATATTCCAAAATGGGTAAATTGCGTTGTCGCCGCCGCCACTTGATGAACCGCCGCCTGTGCGTGATTCTTGTTCTTTGAGCTTTGCTCGGATTTCTGCTAATGTTGCCATAGTTAAGCCTCCTTTAGTTGCCTATGTTTTGTGCCTGTTTGTATAGCACATAATGTACACTATACAGTCTTATTTATCAGAAGTCAACCTGAAAATGCTTATTTTTGGAAATATTCCTGCTGTCCGCCTTTTCGAACAGTATCTACTGTCAAACAATGTAAGCCACCATCCCAAAAGTTTCTATGCCTGAAACGGCAATATATTGGTTCAATTTTATGTTGCTTGAGTTTGTCATGTACATCTTTTTGATAATTTAAACTTAATATAGTGTTTTCATTTATAGACAGCATATTAACTTCAAAACTTGTTTCTTCTATATAGCCTACCCATTTGTATAGCCATTCTTTAACAAAATTAACCAATTTAGGATTATTCTTTGCATCAGGTAACCACCACTCTCCGTTAGTAATTGCTTTTATCTCTCGCCAATCTTTAAATTCTTTCCAGCGTCTTTTTTCTCCTGGATGTTCTATTCTAAGGACGTCCCAGCCTGGTAATGTCTTTTCGTATTGTATAGGATTTTGACTTGGTGCTGTAATCACTAATCCAGGCTTTGGTAAACAAAATACCCCGTCATTATGTCCTCCTACACTAACTGCATCTGAATTAAAATTTGGATACATGTTTTTCAAAACAACATTTAAATTGCTTATATCTTTTAAATCCACAATTAATCTTGTACCTACCCTTGTCACCACAGGAGCCCAAAAATAATATGTGTTCATTCTGTAGGGTTCGAATTGTGGGCAACCCATAAATTGCCATGCTAATTCAGGATTGTGACCTATAGAAGATGGATTATAATCCTGACCGCGTAATGTCATAGTACCTACGTGTTCATCGCAATATTCTGCAGATGGCTTAAAAGGCCCAAGCAGTTTAAATTTTGTAGGATCATTTATTTCTTTGTTATATTCAATATGTTCCATAAACATATCGCTAAGCCTAAAATCAACACATGCAGGATTTATCATATTTTGTAAATTTGGATTTGACCAATTTTTTCTTAATTGATATATTGGTGTAGTTACAAAAAGTTTGTCGCCCATAGTAATATAGTAATCTCTTGGAGTTAGGCAGGGTTTAGGTAAGCCTTGTATTTCATCCGGATGTCCTAGGTGGGGTGATGTCAAATGCGAAAGTTCTTCAACTCTATCTAGTCTATCATGTCCTGCAACATTATCAGGCATTTGCACAACATCAACGCCTAGGTCTTCTAAAGTTTTTTTAATACCGGCTAAATCTTCTTTTGTTTCATATAGTATCTTTTGTAACATATCTCTAAGTTCAGGATCTTTTACATCATCAAACATATCTGGTTGCCAGCAATCTCCTAATATAACTTGACGTAAAGGATCCCAACCATTCCAAGCGTTTACTTTATTAATTCTATATTTCATTTAATGGTCCTAGCACTTCATAGCCTTTTATTTGTGCCTTATATTCAGAGTGAAATCCTAAATAATAATTTACAAATCCCCTTGCTTTATAAATGGCACATTCATTACGTAAACTCTTTATACCTAAGTGTAATTTAGGATTTTTGTAATCCCAGGCAAATTGATAACATTCTGCATTTCTATCATCATATATAGATATCATACTCCAAGCTACAAGTTTACCTTCATCAAAATATCCCATTATTTCATTGTCTGTATATTCACAGTCATGGATAGGCATAAAACTTTTAAACTTTTTGTATCTAGCATATTTGTAATATATTTCATTTAATTCTGGAATGTTTATATCTGTAAGTATTTTAGAATCTTTGTAAGGTTTATAATTTGTTTTTTTTAAATTTATTTTTGTAAAATATATATCCTCCACTATGTTCTCCATTCAACTACATCTTCTAAATTTTGTTTTGACCAATTTTTATAATATCCTTGTTTGCGTAAAATTTTACTTGCTTTATTTAATTTACTTAGTCTTTGTATAAGGACAATGCCGCACAATCCAAAGTTCATTTGTACGCCGTTTACTATTTCTACATCATTTGGATGGTCTTCTAAACTTACAATATCTTTAGGCATAGAATATTCGTTTAGCTCTTCTATATCTTTTGATAATTGTTCAGTTGTAATGATCTTTTCGTCAAAGTATACGCATACAACTTCATAGTCATCAGACCAGTTGTCACAAACATCTTTGACTGTGTTTTTGACAGTTGTAGTTTGTATAAAATTTATTTTGTTGGTAATTAGTGCTTGTTTAGCAAAAGGACAAGGTATATGTTCTAAGGTTGAATGGTGTTGTGATACAAAATTTAGTATCCACTGTTTAATTTTTTCAACCACATCTTATATACCAGCAAGTTTAAGTACGTCTTGTAACCCTTCTGTCTTTTTGAAAGGTTTACCAAATGGATCTGTTACAGGACTACCATCTTGGTCTTTATGGTCTTCGCCTTTACTCATTCGTTTAAGTTTGTTGCGTGATTCAGCATCACGTGCTTGTTTTTCAGTTGAATACACTTTGCCTTTGTACTCCCAGCCGCCATCAACTTTTTTGTAATGATATCTGCCGTAACCTTCTAAAACATGATCTTCAAAAGCAGTATCAAACTCTTTTTGTTTATGGCCTGCTGTTAATGTAGTCAATCTTTCGATAAATTGCTTTGATGGCTCTATAAACTGTTCTCCGTAATCTTTTTCAACTGCTGTTAGTATTGCTGTCTCACCTTTAGGAAAATTATTTGTTTCTCTATCAAACATTGACATAATAAATTCTGTAACAGGTATTTGTGGCTTTTCAGGTTCGACTTCTATATTACCAAATTGACCCATTGCTTTTTCAAATGTATCATCTATTTCTTCATCGTAATTTGTAAAACCGCTCGGCATACCTCTTGTTGCTCCGTCTGGACCGCCGCCCATAAAGTAAGGCATTTTTATTACCATACCCGGCATAATCATTGACGGGTCTTTGATATCTGGATTAAGTTCCATTATAGATTCAATTGCATCTTTCATTGAATGCCCTTGGAAGTTCTCGTATTTAAATTTTTTGTAAATGCGATACATGTTATCGCCTTCTTTAACTTTGTAAGTTTCTGCTGGTAAACCTACTTCTAAGTCATCTACTGGACTTCCTTCTTGTACCTTATCGTTTATTCCATTGCCGTCCTTGTCTTCCCACCATGAGCCTGTTTCATCATGCGAATCATGTTTACAAGTTGTCGTTGGCATGTGCATTGTATCTCCACAATCACAACAAGTATATTTTTTGTAGCCTTTCATGTAGCCTTCATCAACTATATCTTCTAAAGCTATTTCTTTTGCCTTTGTAGCTTCGCTGACTAATTTGTATATGTATGGAAATACATCCTTAAGTTCTTCATTAAACTGTTTGATTGTTAATTGATCAATCCAGTTTTCTGCAACATCTGAAGGAACATCTTCTAGTACAGGTTCTTCATAAGAATCAAATGCTTCGTGATAATATTTTGTTTTTTGTAAATTTGTTATTTCTCTTCTAATAGTATTTGCACGTTCTTTTACAACTTCTACATAGTCTTTTAAACTTTCAGCCATCACTGCTGAACGTCCCATGTATGATTTGAATTTTTTCAGTTTTGCAAGTTCTTCTGATAAACGTGTAATATGTTTACCAAATTGATCATATGGATTGCCACCTTCCGCAACATGGCGAGCCATTGCCCTTGCACCGTTTAGATGTTTATATGGATATTTAAAACGTTCACCTTCTGCACTTTCAATATAAATTGAATTTATATGCTGTGTTCGTCTTTCCGGATTGACTGGGTTAGAATGTTTAATTGCTAACCTAGCGCCACCTACATTTTGGTAACTAGTTTTACTTGTTCCGTACATTGTGCTCTCCATAATATCATTTCTATTTGCGGCTAAAAACTGATAGTCTCTTTTGTCTAAATTTGTTTTATTGATATCTCTTGTATCAAAATTAAGCATACGTTTTTTTGCAAATACTCGTATTTCCTTTAAAAAATCGTACCATGCATTTTTTGTAAGTGTATCTTCTTGAGTAACAAAATCATTACTATACATTACAGCAATGTTCTTATCATCTAAACTGACACTGACTTTTCCTAAATTTCTTCCGCTTTCCATATAGTCAAAGTCAAAATACCTTGCTTCTTTAGGCTTATTTGTAACTTTGCCTTCCATATTTCCAATGGTTATAGATGGAAAACGTCCTCTAATTTTATTGAAAAGTTCTTCTGCTATGATATCTAAGTTTCTCATTATAATATATTTATCAATAATTCCTACTAACGAATATAGGCATAGGTGGCTCATATTCTTCTGATTGTTCTGCTTGTGTGAATGTGTTATATACTCTAGGATCCCAATCTTTTAATACAGCTATCATTCTAATTGCTAAAAGCGTAGCAGATATCAAGTCATCTGTTGCTCCTGCTTTGGCTCTATAACTAGAACCAGCGGCAACATAATTTTTTAATTCACTTATCAAAGGTTTACTGTTTACAAACATTTTGTTTGATTCGATCATTGTTTTTAACCTACTGCATGCAGATACCTTAGTGCTGTGAGTAGTATTGAATCCTTTACGGAATTTTCTAACATGTCCTTTACGCATAGGCTCACTTACAAAAAGTCCTGGTATGTTTTCTTCTCCAAAATCTTGTATGACTAGTAAACATGCTTCGCCTATACCGTTGTTCTCAACACTCCAATATATTGATGTGGACGATTTAATTTCTGATTCAATATACTTGCAAACATCTGCTAGTATCCTTACCTGTCCTGGTATTCCAGTTGTGTTATGTTGCCATTCAGCTACTTGTTTATAACTTGGCAATTCCCATACTTGTATCGCGGCATTATCACCACCAGTGCCCATACTAGGATCTAAAGCTACCACATAACTAAATTGCGGGTCAGGTTTTTTATACCAACGTGTTTGCCCCATATTAATTATAGGACTGTCCCCTTCCATGTTAGCAAGATGTATTGCATTAATTAGAGTTTCGTCATATACTAAAAATTCGCAACCGTATTCTCGTCTAAATCTTTCTTCGCCGATCCTACCAATTTCTGCATCTTTCCATTCTTCGTCTCTATCAGGATGTTCGTCCCAATAACTTCTAAAACTATGGAAGCCGTTTATTCCTATATCTTGCTCATTGCCATGTTCATCAAATTTATCTTCTGCTTGTTTCCATATAGTAGCAAATGTGTCTTCGTCTGAGTTTGGTGTGCTTGTAAGAATTGCACGACCACCTGTTGCGAGTGTAGGAGATATTGATGTCCAAAATTCTTCTGCTATATTTGGTGCAACAAACGCAAACTCATCACAATACAACAATGAAATACTCATACCTCTACCTGTATTACCAGTTGTAGTTGCACTAACTATACGAGATCCGTTTTCGAATTCAATTGAACCTTTGTTGTAGTTTACAACACCTGCCCTAATATAGTCAGGGCATAATTCATATACATATCTTATTCGTTGCATAATCTCTTGTGCGCCTGTATATTTGTGCGCCGCAATTAATATTGTTTGATCAGGATGAAACATTGCATACCAAGCTAGATACACAGCCGCAGAGGTTGTCTTGCCAGTTTGCCTTGGTAACATGTTTATATTGAATCTGTAATTATGATAACTTGATAATAATCTTTCTTGAAATTCAAAAGGATCAAACAGAAGTTTACCTTTGACAGGATGTTGTATATATGCAAAATTTTTTGCAAAGTGCATATATCCGTCTTTAGGATCCATACATTTACGTAAATGGTCTACTTGATCTTCAGTAAATGTTTCTTTTGTATTGGCTTTTTTGGTTAAGACACCATCTAAACTCTTGCTCATACATGTATTTACTCAAAAAAATAGCACCCGAAGGTGCTATTGAGTATATAAAATTTTTTGTTTTTTGTTATTTCCAGCTATCTGACTTTTTAAGATCGCCTAAAGCCTTTAATAGTGTCTCTTTTACAGCCATTGGGTTATCGCCTAATTGTGTGGCTGGGAATGATTTTTTAGGTTTGTTAATACCGCCTGCTAAGTCCCTTAACATATAATCGTCATCTTTATATTCAGGATCTGGAGAATTATCCCATTCGTCCATTAGTGCATGATATTCAGCTTCATCTTCTTCACTGCAACCACAAGGACTAGGACCTTCTTTGTCCATGCCCATTGGAGGCATATCCATTGATGGCATTGCTTTTATAGCCATCATCTTTGGCTCATCCATTCCTGCATTTTTTAGAATACCTACTAGTTCTGCTACTTCTCTTGCATCAGTACCATTCATTGAAATGTTCATTGATGCTTCGTTAACTGTTTCAGCAGCCATCTGTTGTCTATCTGTTTTTGGTTTTGGTGCTGGTTTTTTAGGAGCCGGAGCTTGTCCTGCACCTGCATCTAATTCTGCTTGATCTGCTCCATCAACACCTGCATTCGCTTGCCCTTGTGCCGCTGCAACATCTGCCTGATCAACACCTTGTTGTGATGCTTGAGCCGCCGCTTGATCTGCTGGCACTTCAGTTGCATCTACATCATCTGCTGGTGCATCTGCTGGTGCATCTCCTGGTGTTGCTGCTGGTGCAGGTTCGGCTGGTTTAGCTGCCTGAGCTGTACCACCTGCTTTTTGTAATGCTTTCATTGTATTAGGACCGGCCTGTCCGTCTGCTTGTAAACCTTGTGCAGTTTGAAATGCTTTTACTGCCGCAAACGTACCTGGACCATACTTACCATCAATGCCTCCAGGATCATGCCCTGCATCTTTCAATGCCTGTTGCATTGCCTTGATGTTATCCATAGGCTTCTTTCCACCAGCATTGTACGCTTTCATTAAGTTTGGTGTTGTAGTATCAAGTCCTCCACCTGCTGGTGCTTGACCTTGTGATGCATCGCTTGCACCTGCATCTGCTGTTGCATCTGCTGGTCCGTCTATTCCTTGTTTTGCTGGTACTGGTTTTTTAGCTTTTGGATCTGCTCCTGTTTGCTGTTGTACACCTTTAGCGACTTCAGCTGCTTGTGCATCGTCCATTCCTAATGTTTTCTTAACAAAACCAGTTAAGTCTTCCCACCAACCTTCATCTAGTTGTCCAGCTTCTTTTTTATCTAATAAATCTCTAGTTTCTGTGCCGTAAGCGTCAGCAATTTTAATTAAATCTTTAAAATCTTTCATGTTATCCTCCTACAACACTTTTTGCGTTTTCAACATTTTCAATATCTTTTGATTCTCCAGGTTTTACACCTCCTGTATAATCAATATCTCTTTCTGCTTTTGCTGTTTCTAATTCTTTTAACAAGTCCATAATTCTTGCACCAGCTACATCTTGTTGAGCACTTTCTGATTCAAGTTCTACTGTGTTTAATTTTGATTCATATGGACTATCATCTATTTCGCCTTGATATTCTTCAATTGGGTCATGTTCACCTCTAACAATAATATGACTATGTGTTATTCCGCAACAATCTACCAGATACTTTTCTAGCAAATGAGCAGTAACAGGATAATTAACCTCAGCTTCATAGTGCGTCACTTCCATATTTTGTAATTGTGGGAAATCCAAAGGTTTTTCTGTAATAGGTGTAGTTTTACCTGCACTTAAATTTTTTACGTCATATTTTTGTAAAGCACCTTCTAAAGTGTTTGCAAAACCTTCAGGAACTTCACCTGCAACACGAATTTTAAATTTATATGTCTTCTTAGACTCTGTTAAATATTGCTCAAAAGATTTCATTATTAAACCCCAAATATGTATATAATGTTATTTATCATTAATTACCCACTTTTGCTTCATTCTTCCATCCTTTTTAATTTTTCAAGTAAACTGTTTCTATCTGTAACAACATAGCCTTCACCTGTAGTTATATTGCCGTTATCTATGGTATCGTTATCTAATTTTGACTTTTTAAGCTGTAATTCTATCATTTTTAGCTTTTTGTCCATTTTTGCAACTTTGGCGTCAAGAGATGTCTTAAGCATTCCTCCAGCCACTTCAAAAACTCTGCCACTATATCTACTCTCCACATTCATACCTAAATCCATAAGATCTTCATACGCATTCAATGCTTTGTCTGCAATCTCATTAAGCTCTGTATCTGCCATTTCACCTAAGCCTTTTACAGCTGGCAAAGCACCTGCAATCTTATCAAATTCTGCAATGTCACGCATTACTGGCTCTTGAGTTTTAAGTGCCATATCTGCTTTATTGGTGTTGATTTTAGTTTCTTCAACTATTTCTTTTGAAGAAGGCAAATTCAATAAATCTTCAAGTTTTTTGGTCATTGTCAAAATCCTTTATATATGTACTTATCATTCCTTAAACTTTTCAATTTGTTCTTTGGTCCACTTATTTCCCTTATAATCTCTTTCTTTAAAAGGTAAAGGATTGCGGTCTACATATAATTTTCGAGGGCATTGATATTCCTTTAAAGTTCTAGCAAACTCTTTTGTACTATCTCTACATTGATAAAAACAAAGTATATCTTCATTTACTATCATTTCTTCTTTGATATCACAGGCTAACATTCCTGCCATTGCAAGTTCAATGATCATATATATTTGGTCCGTCCTGAGTATAAATTGGTTTACAATAAGCAGTAATTCTATGTTCTGAAGGTACTAACGAACTATAATTATAATTTCCATACTGCATTGGTATGCGTTTTGCATAATACTGACAAACATCAATGCTTCTAAAAATCATAGGCTTAGGTTGTTGTACTTCACCTATAAGAACAACTAATAAAAAAGCATGTATCATTTTCTTCTCACAATCTTTTTATTTGCTTTTGCTTTTTCTTCTTCTTCCTTTTCTTTATCTTTTTGCTTTGATTGTTCAAATATTTGACCCATACAAAATCCTATTGTATAACATATAATTATTGTTACACACATAAAACTTACCAGGCCATAATTTACTTCACTCATTTTTATGCTCGCTTTTTTGAAAACGGGGTTTTTCTCTTTGTTCTAGTCTTGCTTTGAATAATGCTGTAACTTTTGGGTCGTTACAATGTTTGATAAAAGTCAACATGCCAGGGTAGCCGGATCCTTTAAAAATAAGTTTTCCAGCAACGTATACCTTTGCCCTATTATTTCCTAAAAATAAAATTGCATCTTTGTGTTCATATCTTGTCAACCTCTTCTGCCTTTATGAAAAATATCCCCTTCTGTAATAACTCTAAAAAAAATTCTTTTTTGTTTACACCAAGCTCGAGCTGCTTTCCACTTTGCTTGGTTTACAACAAAATGTGCTTTGTTGTATTTACTTCTTCCTAACTTTTCTTCTAGTGCTTGGTTAGATGGTTTAACTTCAATAAGTTCGACATGTTGTTTGCCTTGTGCATTAACATATGTAATAAAAAAATCTGGTACATAAATTGTAAATTTTCCTGTCAATGGATTTCTATATGGAATCTTTACTGCTTCACTGGCCCAATTACGCACACTATTATGTTCATCACAAAATTTCATAAAAGCAAATTCCCAACTGGACCTATAAGTTGGAACAGTAGTACCTATATACTTTGCGGGATTCTTAAGCGTGTATTTGCCTTGTGCAAACCTTGACATAGCTTACACCAATATGTTGCGACGTTCTGTTTTGTCTGAAACTTGATCTGCTGTAGAATAACCTATTGAACTAGTAGCGTCTCTATTGAAGTTTAATATTTCAGCAACTACATTACTTAATTGTGCTTCTGACAAACCTTTCAAAGTATCTAAAAGTTGAAATACAGGTATTTCATCAAGTTTAGCTTGCGTCAATAAAACTGTTGCTGTAGCTCTTGATGCTTCATCACTAAAGCCACGTTTTTCAAAGTAACCTATTACTGCATTGACATCATTAGTTGGAAAGCTGATAGACTTAGTATAATACTTGTCAAAAAATTCTGTAACTTCTTTATCGCTGTTTGCTGTATTTGTTGATGGTAAACTTGGCATTTTATGTTCCTGTTACTTGGGCGTTAAGTGCTGCTCTATCTGCTGATCCTTGATTGTCAAAATTAGCGTTTGCTTCATTCACTCCGCCAGCATTTCCATTTGCTTGAAAATTAGATCTATTTTGTTGTCTTGCCGCTGATTCTGCCGCGGCTGGATTTTGACTTGCCTGAGAGCCACTTATAGCTGAAGATAATGAACTTAATCCTACTACTGCGGCAGTTGCTCCTAGTAAATCAGCTGCACCTCCAGAACTTCCTTTAGGAAAAACTGTTTGAGATACACCACTTACATTTGTACCGCCTGCGGCTCCTATTGCGCCAGTTAGTAAACCAAATCCTTCTGCACGTAAACCATCTGCACTTAAATTTCTTGCATTTGCAATCAAACCTGCAGCAGCTAATCCTGCCTGTAAAGGACTATTAAAGCCTGTGCCTTGTGTAATAAAACCAAATAGTTGCGATGCTGTGCCTAGTATTCCTCCTAAGCCTTTACCACTTAGCATACTTGGTGTATTATCATAATGTTCTGGTGTGCCAAAACCTTTTGGATTTCCGTTTGTACCAGTTTCAACATTGCCTCTATCATAGAACACAGATTCATATGCAACTGTAATGGTATTAGCCATTGTAGTTGTACCATCTGCAGAATCAACAGTATCATGTTGCCAGTCTGTAATAATTGGATTTACTAAAGTGTAGGTTGTATAGGCTTTCCTAGCCATTTGTGAAATTTGTATATTTTGAAAAAACGGTACAGTTTGATTATTATCTAAACCATAGGAATGTGTATTTGCTCCAGGTCCTTTGTATGTGTTATCACCTGCACCTGCTTTGTTGAATGCTCCTGGAATTTCTTTATAATTTCCATCTGCAAAATAGTATCTATAATATGCTTCTAATAAAGCTGTAGTTACACCATAGTTATCGTCGTGAAATGTAATAGTAACTGGATTATATTTTATTGCAGTTTGTACATTCTTTTTTCTATTGTATTTGTTTTTAGTTTCAACATCTGCACTGAATCTAGGAAGGTCAGCACTTTTTACAAGCATACCTATTTCTAATTCATGTTTTTGTTTTAGATCAGGTAGAATACTTGCTGCGACCGGATCCATCTGGAAGAAACAATGATATAAAAATTTTTGGTGTGGTGCTAACTTTTGATTTTCAGTTACAAATAATCTGCTGGCGTGAGCGTAATCTCCTAAATTTCCTTTAGGGCTTAATACACCATCTGCTAGTTGTCCTAAAAAACCGTTGAATACTGACATTAATAGAGTCTCCTATAGCAGTATTTATCTACAATAATTAAGTGGGTAGATTAAAATCTAGATGTTTAAAAGGTATAGGCTTACCATTATTGTCTACAACTATTTCACCATCTATAGCACCAACCATTAATGATCCATTAGAGTGATATAGTTTACATGGTTTTATTTCAACACCATCTTTATATCTTTTCCAATTTGGTGTAAGCTGACCTTTACGTTTTTTGAACGCCATTATTAAATCCTTTTTGATGGTATTTAGTCAAAAAAAAAGGAGCCGAAGCTCCTTTTTTAATATATTTTATTTTAAATTTTAAACGCCGCCGCCTGTAATAAGCGTATTCACTGTTCTTCCAACTGCTGTACCTAATCCAGTACCTTGTGGTGTTTGGATAGCGTTGTCATATTGGATTTCTAATGTAACTCTCATTGGTTCGTTGTTAGCATATGCAAGTTCGTTATAGTTTGCATTTGTTACAAAACAACCATACAATTCAAAAGTTTCTAGCGTAGTTGGTGTGTTTGCACCATTACCACCATCTAAAATTTCAATCGTAGTTGAAAATTTATAGTCTTGTCCTGATGCTGCACTTGACTGTTCGAAAAAGTCAAATTGTTTCTGTAACTGTTCACCTACTAATTTCTGTACGTTGTTGTTAACATCTTCACGTAAGTTTATAGTAATTGGTGACCAAGTATGTTTACCTGCTAGATATGCTTTAGAGTTGTAAACTGGAATTTCAATTGGTTCAAAAGCAACTGTTGGTCTTGTTACATCCACTACTTGTTTTGTTAATTCTGTAGTTGGTGTAGTTACACCAAAATTTTGCAAAGACACCCTAAATCGATATTGCAGTTTCGGCATTAACAAGCCCTGATTGCTTGCGGAATCTCCACTAGCTAACGGGACTGTAATTTTTGATAGTGTTGAAATAGACATTTAGTTTGCTCCTATATTAATTGTATTTATCATATTAGAGTCCTGCAATTTCACCAGTATTTTTAAGTCTTAGCGGAATATAAATAAATTCTACTGCTTTTACTGGTTCTATAGCTATATCTAAGTATAGTTCGTTACGGTCAATCCTACTAGGTGTATTGTTGGACTCATCACAAACAACTAAGAAGTCATACAATGCTCTTTGTCCTACTAATTCTAATAGTAAGCTCTCTGCTGCTCCTTTGATCTCATCTCTAGTAATCTTATCATTAGGTTCAAAGATATAAGGCTTAGCAAGTTTCTGTAATTGGCTACGTAAGTAAATAACCAAACGTGCTACGTTGATTCTATCTAATGCACTTGTACCTCTTGCACGAGTCTTTTGTCCGTATGCTACTAATCCTGCTCCTGTAATAAAAGTAATTGGATTAACATTTTGAGCATATAGTGTATCTCTTTGACCTTCGTTCAAAGACACTACATTAAACTCGCCTTCGGCATCAACATAACCTGTTGATGTTGCATTTGTAATACCACCTCTTCTAATACCTGCTGGTGCAAACCAAGGAAAACTTACTTGATCGCTTAGTGCAATAGTTCTTAGCATCATGTGACTTGGTGGAACAACAATGTTGTTACCTGCGTTGTCACTTGAAAATCCTGCTGGATAAAACACACCTAAGTACTCATCTCTTGACACAAGACCGTCGTCGTTATCTTCTGGTGCTAACGCTTGGTTAGTTGCCCAGTTATTTAAATCAGTTGCATTAGGTTTCAATGTGAACGGTGAATCACCAACGATAAATGCACTTAATCCTCTATCATAGTTTAAGCTAATCATTTCACCAATTAATTCTGGATAACCTGGAGTTGCCATTAAGTTAAACAATCTAGATTCATCATCTCTAATGTCTTCATTGCTGTTTACTAATGACTGTAATGCTTGTACAACAACTTTACGCTGTGCTTTAGCACCAAAGCTACCTGAACCGTCTGCTTGGTTTCCTGACTCTGTTACCCAACGATGTGGATAATAATTTTCCATTGCTTCATCATTAAATCTTAAATTGTCAGCATTTACATTTACCCAATTACGCTCAAAACGTTTTACGTTAAATCCGCTTCTACGTAGATTGTAAAGTAACATTCCTTTTGGATACAACGCTGGATCTGGAGCATCTGTATCTAAGAAGTTACTTGTAAGTAAGTCTGTGATATCACTTGCTGTTGATAAAGAACCTGCTGTAGCATAACGAGCGTCTGCAAATAAAACTCCATTTTCTGTAGTTTGATCTGCACTATCACGTAATTCCCATCTATTTGCTATTGGTGTATTTAATTTATTTGCATTAAACACATAAATTTGCGGATAGCTAGAAAGTGTAGCTGTGCTCACCCAAATATCACCATGTTTTAAGGCTGTGCCATCACTCTGTAATGTTGGTGTAGATGCACTTACAATTGGCCCTGCTGGATCTGTTTGTTCTGCTTCAGATGCTTGAAAGTATGGACTTGTTGAGTCTAAGTAACCTACCCAAGTAGTACCATTGTGAATCATAATATCTACTTCATCAACAATTGAACTGTACCATAAAGTTTTTGCTTCTGTTAAAGCAGTTACTTCATTTGGACTTGCAGTATAAGCTAACGGTTTCCATTGACTTGCTTGAAGCTGTTTTGGATTTGTAGTTCCGTCTGTGCCTGGTACATAATAAAGATTAGGTGTACCACTTGTTGAACTAACATATGCAGTAAAGCCTGCTTCTGTTAATACACCGCTTGTATCTACAAAACGTATATCACCAAATTGTGAATGTGATATAGTAATCCTGTTTTGACTATCAACGTCTGCTGTTACATTTTCAATATTTGCACTTGTAATTGCAGCCGCAATAGTATCTGCATCTTCAGTTGTTCCGTTTGTAACTACAGAAACTGTAATTGGTGTACTAAACGAAGGTTGTCCAGCATCAGTTGAAGCTACTGTAAATGTTCTTGTACCTGCTCCTATAGTAGACGCTAAAATTTTGCTAGATCTTACAGCAGTTACAGCCGCAGCTTCTCTTTTATAAATTTTATATGAACCTAAAGGTTGTGCATCTCCTGCACAGTTAGTTTGTACATACAAAGCACCTGCTGCTAAATTTGCTCCGCCGCCTGCTAAATCAAGTTTGTAAAGAGCTTCTTCATTGCTTGAATATAATGGAGCTTCTACTGTGTCCCATAAAAGTGTTGCACTATTGAAAGATTTAACTCTAAATCTTGCTCCTGCATTTGCTTCTGTTGTTTTAAACCAAATACTTCCTGTTGGACGAGTGTATGTATCAGAAGTTTTAAATTCTGGTACTGAAGTGTGTGGTGAAATTTGTAATGCTGGTGGATAATAAGTTCCAGCACTAATACCTAACAATGTTAGTGTACCACTATCTCCAGCAATAACAACTGGACCTCCAGTTGTTGAATCTGCCGCTCCAGATGAATTACCATCACTGTAAATTTCTAGTTTGCTGTTTACAGCCGCTGCAAGTACTCCTGGAATATTTAATCCGTTTATAGTTGCCGCAATAGTTGTTACTGTATCAACTGAACCAACTGAAACTGACACGCCATTAACTGTAATTGTATTGCTACCTACAAATGATGGATTTGATTTTGAACCTTGAACAGTAGGCCAACTCTTCATCCAATCTTCGCTTCCCAACTGGACCCAAGTACCAGGTGTTACACCAGGGGCATTACCTGCTGTTTTATACCACATAGTATTGAGTGTTGTAATAGCTACAACGGCATAGTCACCTATAGTTCCAAAAGATGTTTTTGGAGCTCCTGGTGATTCTTGTGTACCTGTAACAAATGTTACATCTGTAATTACGCTTGGAATTCTATTTGTAAAACTTTGTCCGCCTGTTACTGTAACTGCGGCTCCGTTCCATTCTTGGAGACCAAAAGTTGTTACTGAAGTATCAAACCAATAAGTTCCATTTGCTGGATAAGCTGCTGGTGCAGTCGCTTTTGGTTTTAATTGATTAGTATCTACATCTGCTCTTGTTACAAAAGCCGCATTACTAATTCCTAAATATGAATATGCAGCCTGAAGTCCGTATTCGTTCAGCTCTCCTGCATGTACTGCGTTGTTGCTTGCGTCTGTTTCAAATACCGGATCACCAAATGTATCTGCTAAATCTCTCTGAGATGTTAACAAGAAAGGTTTTCCTGCATTTGCTTTAGTTGTTCCTGTTGCTGTTCCCGTACCCGCCGCGTTCTTTTTATCTTGAGCACTCACAACAAATATCATAGGTGTTGTGCCTGGCTCTGCCGGAGTATAAAAACTCTCGTCGATGACGCTTACTTGTACGCCTGGTGAAGTTAATGCCATTTCTTTGTCTCCTGTTGGAATAAGTTATTCTACATGTATTTATAAGATTTATTTCAAAAACGCCTTAAAGATGCCCAAATAAAGGGGCGATAAAGGGGAGCTAAATACAATATGAGACCTTTATGTGTGTGCGGATTGCGGCCTGCGGCTATAAACTATAAAAAAAACAACAAAATTTTTTATAGGAGAAAATGTGAGCTATGCTGTAAACATGGAGGCACAGGACATGGTATTCCAAAATGGAAACGTGCAGGTTATGAGAAAAAATCACATTGTGAAAAGTGTGGCTATAAAAGCAAACACAAAGAGCAGTTCAATGTCTTCCATATTGATGGTTCCTTAGATAATTGTAGATTTAATAATTTAAAAACTATTTGTGCTAACTGTCAACGTATTATGCAGAAGCAAGGTGTTCGGTGGAAACAAGGTGATCTTGTACCTGACTTTTAAGCGACTCTATAGTACTATTATTTTCAAGAATACACGTAAACTTTGTATTTGCCCATGCCCATTCACTAGGATGAACGTCTTTAGGTTCTACACCTAATGATTGATATTCACTGAACCAATCTGGATCTTGCCCACGTTTTACACGCCACACTTGTCCATTTATGCCGTATATCATTTTTGCTTCATTAGGAAATCTTACATCTGGTATAACAAAATTTTTATCAGGATTATCTAATATTTTCTTTTTAGTCAAACTTACCCAAATACCGTCATAAAATCCGTCACGCATACATTCTGTACCAAATAATTGTAAAACATATCTAGGTGTTATTTCTTCGCCTGTCTCATTAGTCCAGTATTTGTCAATTGATTCACGCCATTGCCTGCTTTCATTTGTTTTGCCGTCTAGTAATTCACGGTCCCAATCAAACATTGTTGCTACGCTATCTTTCAGCTTATCTGCAAAACTTAATTTTATGTAGTTGTGTTCTTTTATTAGATATTCAGCTATTGTATCTTTGCCACTACCTATTAATCCACAAATTCCAATAATCATATAGATCTCCTAAGTATCTATAGTATACTGGATATTTTTCAGAATGTCAAGTGTTTTTTAACCAATTAAGAAACTATAGCCTACACCACCAGGAACTTGTGTTGCTATATCAGCTTCTAATTTTTCCATTTCAGCTTGTGCTTCTTGTTTTAATGTATCACCATTAAGCTGGCTTCCGCCTTGTGGTCCTGCAATAGTAGCAAACTTGCTTCTAGCCTCACCTAGCATAAATTTACATGTTGCAAGTGTGTAATCTTTGAGCCATTGGTTAGCTAGATAATCTGTTATTAGTTCGCTGTTTGGTCTATAATTATAGCATAAAAGAAGTAGGTCTTCTTCAGCTCTAGGTCTTTGTAAAAGTGTTAATTTTTTGTTTGCTGTGTTCCATTTAAATTCAATAAATGAACCAAACATACGTCCTACTATTTCTTGGTATCCAGAAAATAATTCATATGATGCTAGACCGCCCATATTACTACTTGCTAAAAGATATGTATTTGTATATGCTAGGTTAAAAGGTTCAAATAAAGATCCTCCGTCTCCCCCGCCTGTTCTAGAACCTATTGAACGTCTATGTATTTTTCTGACTTCGACAATTTCATTAGGTAAAACATATTCGTTTTGATCAATAATAGTAGGTAAAAACACATAGGATTCTTCTACAGAATTATCAGATCTTTGTCTAAATTTGCTAAATGCTTTATCTAATGCTGTTTGATAATGTATAGGATCAAGCTCTACATCAATCATTCCTCCACCCAGCATTGTATGCACATAATCAAATATTTCTTGTTTCTGAGTTTGTAGATCTGCCATTAATATTCTCCGAATTGTCCTCATAGTATTTATCGTCGATAAATACTTGTATGCCGAGACTTAGTTTATATAAACCAGAACGTGGTAATGATTTTGAATTTTTAGACAAGCAAATACTTGAAATGTTCACTGTTGGTGGTACTGATATGTTTGTTCACAAGTATCTAGGTCCTAAAAATGCTGATGAAGATACTGCTACAGCAGATCAACCTAAATATGATGCTGTAAAACATACTAATATACAGGACTTATTATTCCTAGAAAATAGAGATAGGAAATATGATAAGGATGTATACACAATGCGAGGTATCTACAACGTACAAGATGTAGACTTTGATCTAAGCCAGTTTGGACTATTTTTACAAAATGATACCCTTATGTTAACAATACACATAAGAAGTAGTGTTAAAACATTAGGTCGTAAAATTATGCCAGGCGATGTTATAGAATTACCGCATTTACGAGATGAATACGCACAAAATGATCTAGCAGTTGCGTTAAAAAGATTTTATGTAGTTGAAGATGTAAATCGTGCAAGTGAAGGATTTACTCAAACATGGTATCCACATTTGTATAGATTAAAACTTAAACAAATTTACGACAGTCAAGAATATAAAGATATATTAGATTTACCAGCAGAAGAAGATGCACCTGGAGGTAGCACATTAAGAGATCTACTATCTACCTATGAAAAAGAGATGCAAATTAATAATGCTGTAGTAAAACAAGCGGAAGCAGATGCGGCAAAAAGCGGTTACAATACAAGTCATTTGTTTACATTACAAACGGACGATAAAGGTGAAACAGAACTAGTTACTGTTGATTCTAGTGATATAGATGTTTCAGATGGCATTAGTGTTGATAAAATTATGGTTCCGCCGGATAAAAACGGATACCAAGGATATTTATTAGGCGATGGTTTACCACCTAATGGAGAAGTATTTGGTCACGGAATTAGTTTTCCTGTTGAACCATCAACTCATGATTACTTTCTAAGAACAGACTTTTTACCAAACAGATTGTTTAAGTATGATGGTAATCGTTGGGTAAAACTAGAAGATGGAGTTAGGATGACACTTTCACAAACAGATGATAAGAAAACACTTAAAGGTGGCTTTGTTAACAATACTAAAACAGACAACATTGGTGGCGAAACTGTTCAAGAAAGACAAAGTCTTTCTAAAGCTCTTAAAGCGAAGCCAGATAATTAAGGTATAACAAATGCAACATTTTTATGACGGACAAATAAGAAGATACTTAACTCAGATGATTAGACTTATGAGTAATTTTTCTTATGAGGACGGTGATAAAAAATTAACACAGATACCTGTTATGTACGGTGATATTACTAGGCAAGTTGGTAGTATTATACGTGAAAATTCTGAAAACAAAATACCTAGTGCTCCTAGAATGGGAGTGTATGTCACTGGTTTAGAAATGGATACAGCAAGACTAGCTGATGCAAGTTTTATCAGTAAGGTCAACGTGCGAGAAAGAGCATATGATGCACAAGGGCAAGAATATCTTAACGAGTCTGGAAAAAATTATACTGTAGAAAGGCTTATGCCGACACCATACAACCTTTCTGTAAATTGTGATATCTGGTCAACAAACACAGATCAAAAATTACAAATACTCGAACAAATACTAATGTTATTCAATCCAAGTTTTGAAATTCAAACCACGGACAACTACATTGATTGGACTAGTCTTAGTGTAGTAAATTTAGAAGGTATTACGTTTAGTAGTAGATCAATACCAACAGGGACTGAATCTGAAATTGATGTTTGTACATTACAATTTCAAACACCAATATATATTTCACCACCAGTAAAAGTAAAAAGACTTGGAGTTATTACAAATATCATAACAAGTATATTTGACGAAACTGGTAACATTAATAATATCAATCCAGATAAAATATTTGATAGCTTCGGTAATCAAATACAAAGCGAGCTATCTTCAGACTTTGATAGTCAAGATCAAATTATGCCTGAATTAAACACAGATCATACAGAAGTACACGGCAGAGTAGGAGTATTACCTACTGGAGAAATAGAACATATTACACAGACTGGTAAAGTTAAAAGAGGTACTGCTGATGCTGTATATGGTATATCTCATCAAGGTCATGATTTACTTGTGCTTAACAATACTTTACAATTAATTAACAAAGGCATTGTTGGAAACACGTTATGGACACATTATTTAAATGAGGTACCTGGTAATTTTAGAACAGGGCTTTCACAGATTAGATTAGCTAGAAAAGATCTTGCAAATGATATAGTAGGAACTTTTGCTATTGATCCTAACGATGAGACTAAAGCAGTTGTTAATTGGGACACTGATACTTTACCTAGCGATACTATTATTACAAGTGCGTTACAAGAAAAAGCAAAAATAGACTACATTCTAGATCCTACAAAAACAAATCCAACAAGTCTTAAAACAGCTGGAAACAGAATTTTACTTTTAGGTGCTATAGGTTCTACGTTAAACGTCGACGGTGCAGATGCATGGAAAAATGCAGATGGCACTGACTTCATTGCTAAAGAAAATGATATTTGTGAATGGGATGGAACTAAATGGGTTATAGTATTTGACGCCTCCAAAAAGACAAATCAATTAACAGATGTTACATATGTAACCAATTTAAACACAGGTATTCAATATAAATGGGATACTTTTGAATGGGTTCTTTCATTTGAAGGCGAATATCCAGACGGCACCTGGCGTATCGTATTTTAAGATAATTACTTATATGAATAATATTGTTTGTAGTGGTGCTCTCTTCTATACTTTAGACACCCATAGATTTTTATTTTTATTTAGATCAAATGGAAAAAAAGCAGGATTATGGGGTTTAGTTGGAGGAACAAATGAAGGAGTAGAAACTCCTTTTGAAGGGCTACAAAGAGAAATTAAAGAAGAAATCGGTAGCTTACCTGAGATAAAAAAAGTGCTTCCTTTAGAATCTTTTGTATCAAATGACGCACATTTTCATTTCCATACATATCTCTGTGTAATAAAAAATGAATTTATACCAACACTAAACAACGAACACAGCGGTTATGCTTGGTGTAGTTTTAGAAACTGGCCTAAACCTTTACACTTAGGGTTACGTAATACCTTACAAAGCAAAGCTAATCTAACTAAACTAGAAACTGTATTCGAAACAATTAATTTACTTGACAAGTAAGTTTAGAGAAAGTAAAATGAATTTATGATAAGAGTATACGGTGACATCATGTTAGATAGATGGATACTAGGAGATGCCACACGGATAAGTCCTGAAGCTCCTGTACCTGTTTTATTAGAACAAGAACAAAAATATAGTATAGGTGGAGCAGGAAACTTAGCTCTTAATATACAATCTATCAATGGAGATGTATACTTATATGGAAATGTTGGACAAGATAAAGAAGGATTTAAACTACTAGAATTACTTGGAGCAACAAAATTAAACACAAATATTGCTAGTGATCATGATATTACTACAACCAAATCTAGATTAGTTGGACAACAAGGACAACACATTGTACGTTGGGACAAAGAGAAAAAATACACAGGCCAAGATGCATTTGAAAGATTAGTATCTTCTATTGAAGCACTTGACATTATCTGTATAAGTGATTATAACAAAGGCACAGTTACAGAAGCTACAATAGAAAGAGTTTTAACCAAAACAAATAGAATTCTTGTTGATCCAAAACAAAATTATAAAATTTATCGCGGTGCGTTATTAGTCAAACCAAATATGAAAGAGTATAATGAATGGAACGGACCTTATAATCCTGAAACAGCATTAGATTTTATGAAAAAAAATAATTGGAGATGGTTGGTTGTAACTGACGGTGCAAACGGTATGCATGTTCTAAACGATAGCGGAGAATATAAAAGATTTATAGAACCGGTAGCAGAAGTTGCAGACGTTACTGGAGCAGGCGATACTGTACTAGCAATAATTGCACACGGTATAGAAAAAGGTATGGGAATATTTGATGCTTGTAAGATAGCTTGTTATGGTGCTGCAAGGATAGTTGAAAAAAGAGGTGTGGCAATAGTAAACCATTTAGATCTAAATCAAGGAATAGTTTGGACTAATGGTGTATTTGATATATTGCACACAGGACATTTAGAATTACTTAGATATGCAAGCACACTTGGTAAAAAACTTATTGTTGGCATAAACAGTGATGAAAGCACAAAAAAACTTAAAGGAAATGATAGACCAATCAATAATCAATCTGTTAGAAAACAAAATTTACAAACTTTGCCTTGGGTAGATGAAGTAGTAATTTTCAATCAAGAAACACCTAAAGAAATAATTAGTAAGACAAAACCTAATATAATAGTAAAAGGCGGAGACTATACAGTTGAGACTGTAGTAGGTAATGAGATTGCTAATGTAGTAATTTTTCCTACTGTAAAAGGACATAGTACAACTGAAATTATAGAGAAGATGAAAAAATGAAAGCTGAAACACTTGCGGAAAATATTGTAAAAGGATCTGGCGGTCATGGACTTAAGAAAAATCAATTAATAAAAATTTTTAACAATATAGAAAATTTAGAAGATTTTGCTTACACTTTAAAAAAAGTTTTAGAACACGGTGGAAAAGATTATCTTACTACGCAGGTTTTTCAAACTGATATTCCTAGTTTCGATACCTTTACAAAATGGTTTCATATAGATGAGAAATACGATAACAGTTGGGGATTTGATAAAAAAGATGCAGGTTGTTATATGTATGGATTATACAAAGAGAAACCACCAACTAGTGTTGATATTTTAGATCCTGGTGTAATTTACATAGGAGAAAGCAGAGCGACTACAAGAAATTGTATGTTAGGTAGACGCACAGACTTTAAAGGTACTGTACGTAATGATAGATTATCGCCTTATGGTTGTGGAACAGCTTTTAAAGAAAAGTTTGGCAGAGACAATATTAATTTTGTTTATCAATGTTATTTGCCTATGCATAACAGTCTTGTAAAAGAAGTAGAAATGCAGATGCTTTGCATGTATTACAAAAAGTATAATACAATTCCTGCGTGTAACCCGGAAAATGATTTACGTAGGGTAAAATTAAGAATGGAAAATTAATGGATCATTTAAGAAAGTATATTGGACTTTACATGACTGCAATGATATTGCCGTTCATGTTTGGATACGGAGTAAGCGAAGAACATCCAATATGGGTATGGTGGCTAATATTTGTTATTGTAATATGGAAAGTTCCGCCTTATAGTATTGGTGATCGATTCTGGGGTAATGTTGCACGATTCTATGAATGGCTGTTTCAAGTACCTATGAGTTGGATAAAGAAATCACCAAAATGGTTTCAATATACTTTTGTGATTGTAATGATTATATTGTTTGAAGAATTTATATTTTCTCCGTTAGGATATACTATGTACCCTTGGAGAATGGATTTTGGAAGTTAGGAAAGTAAGGATGAATATATTTAAAAAAATTAATCAATCTATACCAGATTTTTGTTTGAGTCATTGGCTATTTAGAATACCTTTAGCTATAGTTTTTATACAACAAGGGTTATCTAAATTACCTGTGACTATTGAGGAGGCAAGTTCTTTTGATTTACCATACTTAGTATGGTGGTTTGTAGCTTATGGTGAACTTGGTGGCGGACTAGGTTTAATTGCAGGCGGTGTAGTAGCACGTTGGTGGGAAGAGATTGGAGATCTTGTTACACGGTTTAGCGGAATTACTATATGTTCAATTATGACAGGAGTAATATGGATTGGTCAACCTGAAAACGTAATGGATGTATTATTATATGATAATCTACATGTATTTTTATGGGTAGGCGGATTATATTTTGCTCTAAGAGGAAACAGACGATAATGAAAATATTAGTGACTGGATACAAAGGATTTATAGGACAGAATATGTCTCATTACCTAATGAGCAAAGGTCACGAAGTAGAAGGTTGGGACTTTATGGAAAATGCTGTGCCTGATCCAAGCAGTTATGATTGGGTAATACATCTTGGTGCAATAAGCGATACAACATGCACAGATGTAGAACAAATAATGGCACAAAACTTTGAAAACAGTATGAGACTTTTACAAACCTGTGATACAATGGGTACTAATATACAATATGCTTCTAGTGCAAGTGTATATGGTCCTACAACACACTTTAAAGAAGACGGAAAACTTTTACCACAGTCTCCTTACGCTTGGAGCAAATATCTGTTTGATAGATTTGTAAAACAGCATATTGACGACTTTAAAGTAATTGTGCAAGGATTTAGATACTTTAATGTGTATGGTCCTTATGAAGATCATAAAGGTGATCAAGCAAGTCCTTACACAAAATTTACTAAACAAGCTAAAGAAAATAAAACTATAAAGGTTTTTGAAAATAGCGAAAATTACAAAAGAGATTTTGTATGTGTAGATGATGTTTGTCAAATTCATGAAAAGATGTTTGATGTAGATAAGACTGATATTTGGAATGTAGGAACAGGCAAGCCAGAAAGTTTTGATGCTGTAGCCAGAACAATAGCCGATAAGCATGGCGCCGAGATTAAATATATACCTATGCCAGATAACTTAAAAAGTCAATATCAAAAATATACTTGTGCAGATTTAACAAAATTAAATTCAGTAGTAAACCATAAATGGATAGATATTAAGGATTATATAAATGGAAGTTGAAAGACTTAGTGGTGTTGTACAAAAAGGTTGGGGATACGAACTAATTTGGGCAACTAATGACAAGTACTGTGGTAAAATTATGGTATTTGAAAAGAAGGGTAATAAATTTTCTATGCATTTTCATCGTGAAAAAGATGAAACATGGTTTGTAAATAATGGTAAATTCAAAATAAGATGGATTGATACAAAAACTGCTACATTGCATGAGCAAGAATTAATTGAAGGCCAAACTTGGCATAATCCACCGTTACAACCTCATCAACTAGAATCACTAGAAGATGGTAGTAGCATAACCGAAGTCAGTACACCTGACTCAGTAGAAGATAATTATAGAATTATTCCCGGAGATAGTCAAAGTGAACGAACAACAGATACCAGTGACGGAAGTACCGCAACCGATAATTAGATGGTCCTCGGACATTCCAAACTTAATCCAAAGTAACGACAGAAATAAAAAAATTGTTATAGGATTAGATAGAGATGGTGTTATAAATGTAGACCTAGGAACATATGTCACTAAGCCAGAAGATTTTGAACCTATTCCTGGTAGCTTAGAAGCAGTCGCTACAATCAAAAGATTAGGATTTCAAGTTGTAATTATAACCAATCAAGGTGGTATTGCAAAAGGCATAATGACACAAGCTGATGTTAACCGAGTACATGATCGTATGTTTAAATTGCTAGGTGAAGCTGGTTGTGCTTTTATTGAAGCATTATACTACAGTGAAACTAATAGAAAAGACGACAAATTTGCAAAACCAAATATAGGTATGTTTAAAAGATGTCAAGATGAACATCCTGATATTAGATTTTCTAGAGGATATTATGTTGGAGATAAAATTTCCGATTTAAAAGCCGCAATGAAAATAGGAGCAAAACCTATTTTGGTTCGTACTGGTTATGGTAAAGAAACTGAAAAACTTCTAAATAGATTTACCTATAAAAAAATAAAAGCTAAAACAAAAGTATATGATGATTTAAAAAGTTTTGTCGATACTTTAGATCAAGCCTGAGCTTCACCCCATTTAAGCAAAATATTAGCGTTGGTGTCTGAACCAGCAATCTTGTAAATGTTAATAGCTAACACATCAGGCCCATTTGGAAATGTTCCTCTACCACCTAATGGTGTATTTGTAATTTCTTTCAAATCTTTAAGATCTAGTGTTGAACGTTCTCCTGGAACAGCAATAAATGAAAATACTGTTTCTCCTGGAAGAGCAAACGGTGGTTGTTCAAATGTAAATTCTACTGTGCCGGATCCATTTGCAAGTGTACCTGTAAATGCATTGTTAAAAATAACTTCATAATAAGTAGTGCCTGCCCATGTTTTTAATGCTACACTAGATACTAATGAACCAGCTGGCCATGTAACGCTTCCGCCTGTAGCTGCAGTACCGTTAGCCGCTCCTGCGTTTACCCAAGAAGTTTGATCGAATAATGCTTTGTTTGAATTCGTCTGTGGATTATTCAAAGTAATCGTAAAGTGATCTGTTTGATTTTGGGCAATGTTACCACCACTAATACGTTGACTTAGATAAAAGTATCCATAGGTACCTGTTGGGCTAATGTATCCACCATTTATAACAGTACCAGCTTGCACTCTTGTACCTGAAATGTTTCTTCCCAATACATGATCTAAACTGTTATCCCCAAAAGTATTTCTATAGTCAGCGGCACCTATATACACATATCTACTGTTGTTATACGAAGTATATATTCCTGAATCAATTGCCGCTGTTGTTGTTGCAAGAGCAGTAGCACTTGCAGTAGTTGATGATACACCAGTACTCCAGTTAACAGAAGTACCTGAAGCAACTTGAGCAAAACTAGGCTGTCCACCTTGTGCAAGTCCTGCTAGTCCGTTCCAACCAACATCAACAGGGTTAATTGGGTAATTCTGTGGATTGATAACACCTTCAACAATAATACCTTTACCATCACCTGCTTCTGAAGTAACCTCAATACCATTAAGCAATAACTGAGCTCTGTTAAGTAGTTCGCGTTCTCCTAGGTCACCAATAATAGCGTTTGATACGCTAGGTGCTAGTCTAAGTAGGAATGCTGTCTGTTTAATTGTACTGACAGTGATGTTGGTTTCTGGATAGGAGAAAATATATCCTCTATCTTCATCAAACCCACCATCTGTTATAAATGCCGAACCCCAGTGACTAATTAAAGGAGTAATCGTGTTTGAAATAAGCACAACTCCTGTGTTAATAACATGAGTAGTTGCTGTCCCTGCAGAATATGTTCTCTGTGCTCCTGCTTGGAAATTGGCAAATGTTGTGCCTCTTACACAGTTTTGTAAATTATTTCCGCTTATTCCGTCATATTGTATTATTTCATTATTAATATAAACTGTACCACTTTTTGGAAAGAAACTTGCATCTTTTAATGGGATAGTAGTTTGTGTAGCATCAATAGCTGCACTTAATTGTCCTGGAGGTCCTTCATTAGTTACTTCATACCTAACCGGCAAGTTACCTGATCTCATAAATGCTTCTGTGTTGACGTTTGAATTACGCATTCTATGGCAGTATACAAAATTTCCATCTGCTCCACGTACCATATAGTCGATAAAACCAGCACCGTACCAACTGTATTGAATACCAATCATCTGCATTTTTGCAGGGTCCATATTGTATTTAGATTTACCTGTGCCGTCTAATTTGTCAATATTAAAGTCTTGTTGTTTAACTTTTCTATCTGTAACATACATCATCTTAGCGCCAGTGATATCATTCACACCCCTAAAGTCTGGAGTAACTGTACAATTTGTGTCGTCTGTTACGTTAGTGACAACATGGGTCATTCCTTTGATAATGACCCTGTCTCCTGCTTTTAATTGTTTTGTAAATTTAGTATTTGTACCAGTAATTAAGTTAGCATCTGCTAACATTGCAATAGTACCAGCTAATTGGAATGTACCTGTTCGTTGAACAACATTAATATTCACTCCATCATATTCCCAGAAAATTCCGTTTTGATCATCAAATACTCCTGCTCTAACAGTAGCACCGTGCCATGTAACAACACTCATCTGTGCGTTAAACCCTAGGTCAGGAGTGGTGCTTCCTAGTCTACGTTTAGCTCTAACTTTAAATGTTCTTTCATCTGTTACTTGTACAACTTCATAATCTTCATAAGGTTGATAATCATTTCCATTACCTGGACCACTATTGTATCCTTCAGTTTCTATACCGAGTAATCTAATTACACCGCCAATCTGTACTCCATGATCATGATCATCTGTGACTACTGTAATTAATGAATTTATTTCTACACCATCAGCAGTAACACTTTGAAGATCATAACTAGGTGCAAATAATGCACCAGTGGTATACATAATACCTTTACCTGATTGATATCTAATATATTTTTTACTTTGACGTATCGCTTGTGCGCCATGTTGTGGCCCGCCTGTACCTAACTGCACACCTCCATCAAATGGTCTATGTATAAAAAAGCTGTCTGGTTTTGGATAAACGATTGCAATAATATCGCTTGCACTTGTATCAATTGTTCCTGCCGCTCTAGCTTGATATCTAATTTTATCTACAGCGGGAATATTTGTTGCAATAAAAGTACCGTCAGCTAGACTATGATTATTTGACCCATCATCTGACTGTGTGGTTACAATAAAACTACTGCCGGGTACTAATCCGTGTGCATTTGGAAAGTCTATCTCTAGTGTTGCTAATGCTTCAAAACTAATACTTGTGCTTGCAGCAATTTGTGAAGTAGTAGCTTCTGTCATTGTAAATGTACATAATAAATTCAAAATATCTGCTTGTGCAGGCTGTCCAGATACAACATCAAAAGATGCGAAGTTGCCATTAGTTGATACTATTGTAAGATCATTTGCAGGAGTTGCGCCGCCTAGTAAATTACCAGGAACAACAACTTTGTCTCCTGTAACATAACCAGCACCATTATTATAACTTATACTTTCGTAGATTCCGGTTGAGTCTTGTGATGACCTAGTAACATTAAATAATGCACTAGTGCCGCTTGGTGATCTATTACTAGAATTTACAGAAGTAGCACCAAATGCTCCCTGTGATGCAGTTCCTGATATACTCACAGAAGTCACTTCACCTCTTGCAGTTGAATCATCTGATACAACACCAGTAATTGTAATTGTTAAATCATTAGCAGGTGATAAACCTGCTAAGTCTGTGCCCAGAATAGTAAATGTTTGATTCAAACCGTAATTAGAACCGCCATCACCTGGACTATCAAAGTCAATACTATAAACTCCTCCAGATGTGCTAATGTCTGCAATAAAGCCTGATCCTATTAATTTGGTTCCTGCTTGATTAGTATACTGTGCGCCATTTACTGCTGTTCCAGATGGTGAAAATCCTGTTATAGCACCGCTACCTAAATCTATACCTGTGATTTTTACTACACAATCGTTAGCAGGAGTTGAACCCCCTAAAATGTTTCCTGGTACTGTAATTGTTTCCCCACTCATAAAACTATCGCCGCCAACTAAATTTACCAAACCGTATGTTGTGCCATTTGTTCTTACTGTGAAACTTGCATTTTGTCCTGTACCTGCTCCTACTGTTTGTACCACAAAGGTTAAATTAGCAGCGCCACCACCGCCTAAATCACTGTCTTGAATTGTGATTGTATCGCCTTGTGAATGGCCAGACCCTATTGTCTTTATATCCAAATTTGATACAGCACCTGAAGCATTGATAGTAATATCAAAAGTTCCTACAACACCCGATCCACTAGATGTACCTGACACATTGAGATACGTGCCTGCTGTTCGTGATGCATCTCCAGCTGAAAAGTTACCAACAAGCAGATGTGATCCTGGTGCGGACATAATCATTTCAGTGCTGTCGTCTGTGATGGCAAAATCATTAACTGCATCAGGTGCTGTACCTGTTTGAGTAGTACCTGTAATTCCACCAGTACCATTCACACTAGAAACCGTTATAACAAGGTCATGTGTACCATCAATTCCATTTGTTCCAAATGTTGAACCTGGAATAATTATTCTGTCATTCACTATATAATCAGCACCAGGTGCAGTAATTGTTACTGCTTGGAACGTGTTATTAGTAAAATCAACAGTAAAGTTTGCGCCACCACCTTGACCACCATTAGTTGTTGGTGTTAAACCGGTATAGGTTGCAGTACCATCAAAAGGTGTGCCTGACACTATAGATAAAGATGTAACTCCTCCTACAGCATCAACACTTTCTACTTTTAATATTAAATCGTTGTTAGGACTTGTACCACTAAGATTATTACCTACGATTTTTACGACATCAGCTACTTCATAATTTTGTCCTGGATTAGTTATGTTACCTACGCTGTATGCAGTTCCGTTAGAACTTATTTCTACCTGTAAGTTTGCTCCTGATGGAGTATAATTATTTGCTTGTACTCCACTGTACGTAGCTGTGTTGGCTGTCAAAGGGGCTGTTAATGCACTTGATAAAGTAATTACATTTGTGCCTTGATCTACTGTTTCAACATACGTTGCAACACCGTCTCCTCTATCAAAAGCCAAATTTGGTACTACACCAGTTGCATCTAGTAGTGTAATAGATTGTGCACCTATTAGTGTATCTGTAGCAATGTCGGGAGTTAAAAACGAACCTCCGCCTGCTGAATTATCTATAACTGCTGTAGTCTGTGAACCTGTTGGTATGGATGCATTTACTAAAGGAGCACCAATAGTTGGTGATGTTCCGTCATATGGTATACGTGTTTCACCTTGTGGAACTATTACTTCTGCTGTTAATGTTCCGGATGCACCCTGTGATACCACTGTAAATCCTTGAATAGCCACTGCGGCTTGTGGACTACCAATAGCTGCACCTGTGTAAAATCCTGCTTTCCTTAATTGTGTATAATTTGTATAAAGAACTTCTCCGTTAGTACTTCCTACTTTTGCTTTAGCAAAGTATGTAAAACTAGTTGTGCTTGGTACTGTGTATATTATAAAAGAGCCTTCAGCTCTTGCCGCTCCTGCAACGGAGTTTTCTAATGCTTTGATAGTAATAGGATCGCCTTCAATAAAACCGTGCGGCGAAACTGTTGTAACTGTAATTAAACTTTGACCTACACCTGAAGTACCTGCACTAGCATCTGTTACAACTGATTGTACATCTGTTGTTGTTCCAGGAACTTCATATATACTAGGATACCCTCTAAGTGTTCCTATAGCTGACCATTTAGTAGGTTGTAGTCCATATTCAAAGTCAGCATCAAGCATAGCCAATGGTGATGCATGACGCATACGTTCAATAGCATCAACACCAAAATCATAAGGGCGAACAGCAAGTTCTGGAGCTTCTTTGAATATTTGCAAATCATCATTTGCAGTATGTGCTGACGTGTCTTTGTTAAGCGTTAATGTCGTAACAGCATCTGTAATTTGTAAAAATTTTGGAAAATCTGTATCTGTTGAATATTGGTCTTGTGAAATTGTACCGCCAAGTTCGTTGTTTGAAAAATTAAATATTACTTCATTTGTAGTTGAATTTGTAATTAATAGTAAATCTTCTAGCTCGCATCTGCCTTGAAATTTAATTGTACCTGCACCTGTAGGAACATGCGTAGGTAAAGCAGATAAGCCTGTAGTAATTACATTTATAATTATGTTAGATAATTCTGTTATTCGAGCAGTGACTCCTGACTCAGTTGTTTTACTGTTATCAATCACTTGACTAGATGCACTTAAACTTGTATGAGCAGTATTTGTTAAAATAAAATTGTTAATTATGTTTCTTATTTCTGTATGATAATTTATTTCAGCTTGTCTTGTACCTGAGATTTGTGCAGTGGCTCCTTCCCAAAAGAATCTTGCATTTTTGCTTGTTTCTTGATTGCCACCATATCTTAAATCATGTAGGTATGCATCTATAATGAGTCCTACATCTTTTTGTGTTTTTGTAATATCAAAAGTATAGCCTGAAAACCCAGTTGCTCCAGCATTTACTTGGGCTGTTATGTATGCCGTAGCTTCTGCTTGAAGATATGCTTTGTTGCTGTTTAACAAACTATAACCATTAGGGTACAGGTTAGCAAGTCTACTTATACCTGGTTTAAATACGTAATCTTTTATTTGTGTCTTTGCCATCTGTTATGTTCCAAGTGCTATAGCCAAAGCTGATACTGTTTCATCTACATATTTTTTATTTGTTGCTGATGTAGCTGTAGTTGGTGTATTGGCTACTGTTGCTGATGTAAAAGCCGCTGTTGACGGTGTAGTCGCTCCTATTGTTGTGTTGTTAATTGTACTATTATTTATTGGTCCTACAATATTTCCGCTTGCACTATCTACTAATAATGTAGCATTATTTGCATATACAGATCCAGTTAAGTCTCCTGTAACACCACCTAATGCATTTAGAGTGCCACCAAAGTTTGACTGCAATCCTACACCTAAACCTCCTGCTACTATCAATGCGCCATTGTTAGTTGCATTACTATCATTTGTGCTTTTTACAGTCACAGTAGTAAATGATCCTATAGGATCCTCTACACTAATGTTTCCTGAAATAGTGCCTGCTAAATTTCTGTATGTAATATTATCTGGCGCTGTAGAAGAAACTGCAAACACTAATCTGCCTGAAGTTTTTCCTAATGCTGTTGCCCCTATTCCACCGTCTGAATGTGTAAGTCCTGTGTGATATTGATCTGTACCGTTATAAAAATAAAATGCGTTAGTTAGTGAAGATAAATCAATTATATATGATTCGCCTCTATACATTGTAATATTTGCACTTTCTCCGCCAGGAGTCCAAATATAAGCTGTGTTTGAACCATTTTCTGTAATTGTAAAATTTGCTGGAGTAGCTAAATCAAAAGTTTCTGATCCCTGTGTTTCAACAAGCGATCTAGCAGTTATGTTACCTTGTGCATCAACAGTAAATCCAGTACTTTTAAATCCGTATGCTGATTCTAACGCTTTATTTGTAACTGTTGGCATATTTCAATAATCCTTTTGGCTTTAACATATTTATCCATAATCTAAATGTTAGATAACTTGAGGATTTTGATTCTGATAATACTGGGCAGTATAAATTATTTTAGCACCCTCTTTTCCTGTGGTTGGATTTACTATTATATCTACGTAACTTTGATTTACAGTAGCTGATATGTCTATTAAATTGGTGCCTAAATTATTTCTTGCATATACAATCACACTAGCTTCATCTAAACTTGCAGTTACCAATACTTTTATTATTTCTTTGTTATCTTTATCAAAATCTGCTGATATTGTATACTCAGCACTTGAAAAGTCAGCTACATGAAATCTATCTATAAGAGTATCTGTATACGCTTGCTTCCAGGGGCCATTATGAGATATTGTGCCTGTTAGAAGCACACTATCTTTTAATCCTTTGCTAAAAAATTTATCTAATTTAAACATTATACAATATTTATTCGTTTTCTATTTTAAATAAATGCTTGTATTCTGGTAGATATAAGTATTCTATTTTGCTTTCTTTGAGTGTTCTAAGTGCATCATCTAGTGTTTCTACTAATGGTTCTCCACCTAGGTTAAAACTGGTATTAAATATAATTGAACAGCCTGTTTGTTTTTTAAATTCTTTAATTAAATCATAATAGTGTTTATTTTGTTCTTCGCTTACAGTTTGTATTCTACACGTACCATCTACATGTATAATTGCAGGAATTTTTTCTTCTACTCCTGGCTTGCAGTTTACAGCATACATCATAGTTGGTGAATTCTTCATGCCTCGTAAGTCAAACCATTCGTGTACATCTTCTTCTAAGATTGTTCCTGCAAAAGGTCTAAAGTATTCTCTTCTCTTTACTTCGTTAACATGATCTTTGCCTTTTGGGTCTGTCGGATCATATAACAAAGATCTATTTCCTAATGCTCTTGGTCCATTTTCGCTTTGTCCTTGAAAAATTGCAACAATATTTTTTTCAGTAATTAATTTTACAACATCTTCATGTGTGGCATTTTCTGTTACGTCAGCCTCATAAGTTTTTGCTATGGATCTTAATTGTTGCAATGTAAAATCATACTTTGGTCCTAAATATAAATTGTCACCTTTACGTCCAGAAACTTCTGTGCTTTGTGTTAGTTCATGATACATTATCAATGCTGCACCCATTGCTGTACCAGCATCATTACTTACAGGTTCTACATAAAGTTCGATATCAAGGTCTTCTAAATCTTTCAAATAGTGATAATTTGCTACACAATTTAAACCATAACCTCCACTTAATACTACCTTCTTTTTACCTGTCTGTGTAACTGCTTTTCTAATCAAATCACTTGCTTGTTGTTGTGTTTGGATTTGACATGCATAAGCCATGTCTCTCCTGTTTGGCATCAATGTTAAGTCTACTCTATCGTAGTCATCAGCTTTGCCATTGTCTACTCCGTCAGGAGTTAGTTCTTCGTATAATCCATCATTTACTAATGCCGCATTTGGATATGTAGGAACAATCAAATTTCTATTAGACAGCGGTATTTTTCCTAGGTCGTCAAATAAAGCAGGAATTTTTTTATTCTCTTTTCCATAAGGAAATAAGCCCATAGTTTTGCCAGCTTCAATTGCACTAAAGCCACAGTATTGTGTTACTGCTTCATATACTTTTGTAATACCTGCTCTATCAGAAATTGCAATTTCATATTCAGTACCATCAGCATTTTTTTCTGTCAAGAATGAAGTTGTGTTAGGACCTCTTGTGCCTAAGTGCTTGTAGACAACACCAAAATCAGCAGGATAGTTACAATTAAAAACTGTTTCAGTTTCAAAACCATATGTTGATTCTCTGTTTATCTCCATCGGAATAAATGTACCAGCTCCGTCTATCACTACAGCCACAGCTTCAGTAAATCCGCTTCTATAAAAAGCACATCCTGCATGTAACTTGTGATGTTCCATTGCTACATCTATTACTTGAGGGTGCTTACCTCTTGAATGCCTATCAATCAAACCAAGTTTTCTACACATACCAGTATATACATCATCACCTGAAAATTCTAACCTGCCAGCTGATTCTGTAAGTGGTTGTGTATGGGCTACTACTAGATAATCTAATTTGTCTGTATAATCTAAAATTTTTACTATAGAAGCTAATGGTCCACCATCATACTTGCTCCTACTAAGTCTTTCCTCCTCTATAGAAAAAACAACTTCGCCATCCTTTAATAAACATACTCCACTATTATGTCCTCTTGCAATTCCTGCAATCCATTTTGAATTATTTTTACTCATCGTCTTCCTTTGGTTCTGGTTTACCTAGTACTCTGTCTATAACGTAATCGACTATTTCTGGACTCATAGTCATTAAGTGTTCGTTATGCCTTGACGTAGTTTCGTCAGGCATTATTCTTATAGGATCATAAACTCTATCGGTCATTCCTAAATCAACAATATTAAAGTAATCACAGTTTGGATAAGAAACATTGATAGGAAATGTTGGACCTAATACTACAGTAGAAGGTGTATCTACCATATATGCCAAATGTTGTCCTACACTATCACAACCAAGAAAATGATTTGCATATTTTATTGCAGCTGTCCAGTTCCTTAGTGCAACCTGTTCAGGCATAGCTACATCTTCTTTAAATTTATCTTTGCTAAAATCAAATCCCATTTCAGCCATTGTGATTACTGCAAAGTCGTTTTCTTGCAATTTTCTAATGAGTGATTTAAGGTCTTTGAATTCAATACTTCTACCAGTGTTATCAACAAACGATCCATCTACATGTTGTATTGCCCTTCCAAAAGGTTGTATAATAATTACTTTATCTTTTTTTAATCTATCTTTTACTTGATTGATAATTTGTCTACCAGTTAACATTTCTTCTTTGGAAAGAAACATTCTTGGTTTGTCTAATTCTCTTAAACCTTTGTTATTAATAGCAATATCATAACCTTGAGCAAGACTAGCTTTTTGGTTGTAGTATTCCCAAATTCTATATGGTTCAGGAGAAATAATATCTCTATCTTTGAGTTTTTCTTGAAATAAATTTTTGTGCCAATTGTCATAAGCACGATGATCTAGATCTGGATGACCTTTAAATGCATCAGTGCCGCCTTCACATACGATTATAAAATCATCGTCATTTGATTCTTTAGCATATAATTCGAAAGCTGGTATTGAACTTACTACTCTTCCGTAGCCACCGTTCACAAAAAAAGCCTTTGATCTCATCTATAATTCCTTTTTAGGTTTGTAGTAAACATTATACTACTACTTATAGGTTGAGACCAAAGGCTGTACTTAATTATGGTTTATTTTTATTCCCAGGTAAAACTAATTTGTTTATGTGGAATTTTCCAAGCATCAATACTTGCATAGTTACTTCTCACTGTCTTTAACCATGCTGACATTGCTTGCATTTCTGTTTTTTGTGCCGCAGTAAAGTTCTCTGGGCGATCTGCTAAAGCCTCATCAATCCGTGCTGCTTCTGCATCATATCCATCAAATAAAGATTCTTTGTCAATAGGATGTTCCTGATAACCTGGCATTGTAAATTTAGTGCCATCATATTTCATTGCACTAGCTCCATTATGAATTGACTGCATAAAGTTCTGCGTTCTATATTCGTATTCATAATCTGGGTCATCACCTGGTGTTTCAAACTTGTAATCAGGTATACCTCCTGTTTCATCTTTGGCTGGTATAGTGTCATCGCCCTGCATCAATGCTATTGCTTCAGGGTGATCATTTGCATCTACCAAGTAAAATTTATGACCTTCATGTACATGATTTGGCAAATCGTCCTCTAGTTCTTTTTTAACGTCATGTGAACCTTCAATGGAAAATACTTCTCCTGTAGCTTCAACTACGCTAATTATATGGTAACGTAGTCCAGTCCATGTAACATCTACTGTTTTTCCCTCGGACACAGATGGGTTCCATGGTTCATTTGGATACGTGTATGTAAAAGTTTTTGTAATCATATCTGTTTCCTTAATTAAGTACCTTTCGTATTGTTATTTATCATACTATAGTAAGTTACTACTCCTAATCGTGGGCTGGAGGTGTACCCTTATATTTAATTCTAACTATAGAGCCTCCGCCGGACCATCCATGCGTTCTCACGCCATTACATGGAAATGTAGCTGGTGCTGGCATAGCTGGTCTCCACCATGGAGAACATCCAGTCCATTCATAACATTCACACATTTTGTTACCACTCCAACAACTTGTAGGTCTTCCGCCCCAGGTTGGTCCTCTATCCAATCCTTGTGTAGCATGGTCCATGTTACCAAAGGCTGATCCTGCGTATGTATACATATCTTGCCATCCGTGGTTGATTTGCATTTCTGCTCCACATGTAGAATATAACATCGGTGGTGAGTGGATAATTTGTCTGTGGCAATTCCAACAACATGGGTTACAGTGACCGTAATACATACAAGCCACCCTATCAGCTTGGCCCCAACAACATGTTACATTAGTTGCAAAAGCTGTATCTCCCCCAAGGTAAGATTTTGCTAGTCCATCTGCTGTCGGCCAATTGTTTCCTGATCCTAGATTACATACCATACCGCATCCATCGCCTACTGCATTTCCTTCATAGTCAACGTTTGGTGTAATACATGCACCGTTTGAACCTAAACAACACATCATTGATCCATCATTTATACAAATTGTACGTCCTCCATACCCTGGTTGGGCACAAACACACATACAACCATATTGGCATGTGATGGCGCCGGTGCCGTCGTTTGCACATGTACTTCCTGGACATATGTATATACATGCGGCACCACTTTGTCCGCCACACATACAGTTGTTTCCTGAGTTACATTGACGACCACCATAGATGAATATCCATCCGTTTGCTGCCATTGGAGTTGTAAATCGAATATATGCGCCTGGATTTCCTCCTACGCCGCCACCGCAACAACAGGAACAAGCATTACCTCTACCGCCAGCACCCCATAACTCAATTTCAAGTTCAACTGGAGTTGTTCTATCACAGGTTACTTGACATCCGTACCATTTAGCACAATGTGGATATTCTGAGTAGTTGTTAGGTGTAAATCCCCATACTCTACCATATTCTAAATTTGTTTCTTTCGCCCCTTCAGTTATTACGCTCTTTGACGATAATAATGATCTAAGTGTTGCCATATCTATTATTCCTAATTGTTATCATGTATTAGCTACTTGCCTTCCATAAAATTCTAACATATCCTAATCCACCTCTTGAACCAACGTCTCTAACATCTGGACAACCCATTGCTTGTGTAGCACCTTGTCCTGGTGGTACAAAAGGCACACAACCTACTGCTTCATAACATGCACATACTTTACTAGAGTTCCAGCAACTTGCAGTACTTGGGTACCAACTTGTTATATTTCTAGCAATAGA